CCGCCGCTTTCTTGGCCGCCTCCTCCGCCGCCTTCGCCGTCTTCGCCTCTGCGCGCTTTTGCGCCGCCAACGCCTCCTCCGCCGCCTTCGCCGTCTTCGCCTCTGCGCGCTTTTGCGCCGCCAACGCCTCCTCCGCCGCCTTCGCCGTCTTCGCCTCTGCGCGCTTTTGCGCCGCCTCCGCCTTGGCCTTCTTATCTGCCGCCTCCTTTTGCTGTTTGGCGGCCTTTGCCTGTTTGGCGGCTGCGATGGCTGCAGCATTCTTAATTTCTTTCTCTGTCGCAGCCATTGCGTCGGCCGCAGCCTTCGCAGCCGCAGCCGCAGCCACTGCGCGTTTTTCCTGCTCTTCAGCTTGCGCAGCTTTAACTTCCTCTAATTTAAGTTCTTTTGAAGTAAGAATTTCATTAAAAGCGTCGTTTAATGCGTTTTTATAGATTCTCAGCCAAGTAGCAAAGCCTTTTTTACTATTTTTATTTTTAAGTACTTCAACTAACGATTTTTCGGATTCTTTTATTTTTTTGGTGTCGACAAGAGCTGACAATATTGATGACAGGGGCCCGTTAAGATTCGTCCTAAGCTGCTCGTTTTCAGATGTTAGTTTTGTTATCTTTTCATTCATATTAAGTATTTCTTGTGCCGTTAAGTCATTTGAAGCTGGATCGTTCGAGTTATTATTAACTGGTTGATTATTAATAGATTCAAGCTTACTGGAATATTCTTGAAATTTATTATCTATTTGAAGTTTCAAATTGTCAATTGCTGTCATCACATCATCGCGAGTATTTTGCCTTTCGAAATTTTGAATATTTTGCAACATTCTATCTATTTTTTCCGATGTTTCAGAAATACTAGCTTCTTGTTTATCAGACAACTCAGTAATTGCGCCCTGTAATGCTGCGAGATTTGATTCTAGATTATCAATATGATTGTAAGCAGATGTGTTATCTATTATAACTTTGTTATAAGATTTATTTTTAGAGGAGTCTTTTGGAGAATAATCCACCAAAGTTTTTCTGCTCGCTTTTGACAAAGATGCCCAGTTTTTGTAACTCGGGTTTTTACAAAAAATTCGTACTTTTTTAATATCATCAGAACCAAGGATACTCATTCAATATTTTATTTATATCAACAAATATTTAATATTGAATTATAAGAAATTATTTTACATATTTTGGATTTCTGTTGTATTCATAATTATTGCAAATATTAACCAAGCAATTAAAGGTGATATCATTACTCTGGAAGCTTCATTTCCCAATGAAATACAAGAAAGCGCAAAAGCAAGTGCAATTATTAATATCCAAGATGCTACAGTTTTGTAAGATTTACCATATACAAATATCCAAGCACATAATGTAACCGTTAGCAATGTATATAAAACAATTGCAAGAATTTGTCTTTCAGATGAAGTTGCTGCAATTGCCCATGAAAATCCTAATAGTATATATAAAATTGTCCAAGCTACACTAAATACCCACCCAGGTGGTCTAAACTTAACAATAATTCCTGCAGAATTATTTAATCCGCTTACAAACTGAGTTACAAATCCTGAGAATATTGGAAAAATACAAAAAAATATTTTCCAAAATAAACTAATATTCATTATTTATATTATATATAATAAAAATAATGAATATTGATGCTAATTGTAAAGGAATTTCTCCAGATGGGAATTTTAAACATCTAGACCAGACTTATATGATGCCTATGCAGTATGAAGCATACAAGCACAATGCTAAATGTAAAGGAATTTCCCCTGAAAAAAATTATAAAGACCTAGGTCAAACTTATATGATGCCAACAGCCGCTGAATTATTTAAACATGATCCTAGATTAGCTTGTATTGGACTACAACCTCAAGGGAATTTTATGAACCTAAACCAAACTTATATGATGCCTACACAGTACGAAGCATTTGAATCAAGGCAAATTGTAGGCACCGAGGCGAACTTTTTAAATCCAGGTGTTGTAATAGCAGGTAAAGCCGGGGAGGATGAGAAAACATTTTTAAGCTCCGGACAAAATCAGAAAAACAACGAACATGAAATGTTAGACAAGGCTATTGTCAGTAATCTTAGCAGTCAGCTAGGATTAAATTTACAAAAACCAAATTTACAAAATAACATTAAGAAACCTGTGTATACCTCAATTAATAACATTGAATCTGTAGATGCTCATAATGATGATTCAGGAAACCCTACAGGTTTTATGCAAAGTTTTTTGGATCCGAATATTCTAATTGCTAAATCGGCTTCAAATAATAATATTACGAATTAAAAAAGTATCACAGCTTTAATAAATTGAGAATTTAAAATACCTTTATTTTAAATTTATGCATGGATATTATAACAAATTGGCGATCTATTTTACAAGAATTACTTGTAAAATACCCAGCTATACACAATCATATAGAAAATGACACTTATTATCCGCAAAAGAACAATATATTTAGAGCATTCAACTATTTCAATATTGAAGACACAAAAGTTGTTATTTTAGGTCAGGACCCTTATCATGGCGAAAGCCAAGCAACTGGCTTGGCTTTTGGAGTAGAATGTTCTAAAATCCCGCCAAGTCTTAAGAACATAATAAAGGAATTGCAAAAATACAATGGTAAAGACTTACAAGACACAACATTAGAAAATTGGGCAAAACAAGGTGTATTACTCTTGAATTATTCTTTAACAGTTCAGCCAAAAACCCCAGGCTCAAATATGAAACTCTGGAAAGATTTTACAAATAGTATTTTGTCAAAACTTGATAAGAAAGTTATATTTGTAGCTTGGGGCGCGTTTGCTTACGAATTACTAAAAGATAAGGAAAAACTATTGTATTCTTCTCATCCATCACCACTTTCATATTCAAGGAAATATAAAGATATATCTTTTAAAGATTCAAAGATATTTGAAAATATAAATAAATTATTAGAAGTTCCTATTGTATTTTAATTTATTTTAATAAATTAAACTACTATTATATTTACATTGAAGGCGGTAGAGGCGCATCACAATCTTCTGCTTGCCCGTCGCAAGATACAGGACAGAAATTATATAATGGTATTCCCGAACCAGGATCATAACAACAATATGACGAACCTATGGTATCACAATCAAATGCTGGATTTTTCTCCTGTACAAGAAGGGTGTTATCAGAGATTTCATCTGAAAGAGAAGAACATTTTGCAAATTTACCCATGTAATAAGCAGATCCGGACTCTGCTGCACCAGATGTACAATAGAGAGTATTATCACACCCGATCGTTGTACAGGACTTGTAAGATACGGCAGCTGGAGCTGCTACTGGGGTAGGACTGGCAGCTGGAGCTGCTACTGGGGTAGGACTGGCAGCTGGAGCTGCTACTGGGGTAGGACTGGCAGCTGGTGATGGTCCAGGTTCAACACCACATATGTTACAAGATTCTGGACAATAGGCTGAAAACGAAACACCTGAATTACCCGAATCATTACATGTTTTCCCGGCCCCGCCGTTATCGATCGATTCAAATAACGAAGTGCAATCATATGGGCCTTGCGGATAAGTGGATGGATTACTTGTTGCCAACCCAATTGCAGGCTCATTATTTTCACAAGATGTTGGAGATTCAGAACAAAATGCATCACCACCTACATAAAATGCTGCAAAATTCTCATCTGCCGATTGGAAGAGCCCTCCACTGCAGTAATATGAATTGTCACATCCTACTTGAAGATTGTCTGGATCACAAACTAATACAGGTCCAAGCGCTGAAATTGGGGCGGAGGCTGGTGCACCACTCGGAGCCGTCGGCACAGGAGGAGCTTCTGTAGTTGTAACTACAGAAGCTACCATAACTATAATAGACGATTGTAAACCTCCTAATTCAAGAGTATAACTACCCATACTGACATCTACTGGAACCATGTAAAGCTGGAATGTTAATGACGGATCCGTTTTACTTAATACCATTGTACCAGAAGAGGGTATAGAATTGCCATTAAATGTACCTACTACAGTAGGGGAAGTTGTGTCATCTGCTGAACTTGCATCTGCAACATAAATTGGAACTAACCAAGGTTCATCCCACGGTGTTGAAGTAGAAAATTCTAATACAAATGCATTTCCAGGGTTTGTGTATGTATTTGATACAAATCCGTTTCCAAATGATTCTGATAAAGATTCAGGTGTAAATAATACACCCATTGTTTCAAGATCACCAGTTGCTTTATCAATTGACTCAAGTGTCTTATTAAAGCCAGCTGGATAAGTTACGGATAAATCGTATTCCATATTGACAACAAAATTTTCAACTGTTTGATCAAGTGGTTGATTATTATCTGAAAATTGTGGAGTAACACCTGTTATTGTCGTTTCGTCGCTTTCTTTTGTAAATTTATTAATAACCATTGTGTATTCTTCAGGTGACGCAGATGAAGGCGCAGCAACAGGAGCTGGGCAATCACAGCACACATATTGAGCATCGTTAGATTCCGGACATATTGCACTAATATCCGCCGTATCCCATGTTCCACCGCATTGCCCTTCTACAATGGTTTCTACAAATTCAAGAGTCGGTAATATTAAATCACCGCCTTCTTGTAATATACCTCCCGCTCTTACAAGATTACCACTTACATTATTAGGATAATACAATCTAAAAGTAATTGACAAATAAGCACCGGCTTCAGAAGCATTTGCAGATTCAATATCTGGTAATATACATACATTTTTACCAGCATCTAAATATTTTTGTGCGGCGGATGTGAAATATATAACAATACTTTCATCTGGTTCGTATGTAATAGGTCTGTTTTGATAAGAAGAAATTGAATAAATATCCCATTCATTTTTAACAATAGTACCGTCCGAAGTATATGCAGTAAGCCCCCAGAAACCTTGTTTATTCACAAGTTGTTTTGATAATTCCGCAGATATAGTCATTTTATAGGTGTTACATGAGTATATATTTGCAAGAGACTGAAAATCACTAAGTCCTGGACACGTATTGTCCGGGCCAAGATTGACGGTTCCATTTGCAGCACATAATGGAATTCTGTTATCGGAAATATATGTAGGATACGCGGCGTAGTATATCCAATTACCTCCAAAACCTGACCAAACAATAAGTTGTCTATGTAAGAAATTCTCATATACACCTTGATAACCACCTGCTAACCATTGTTTCATATACACAATACCTCCATTGTAACTATTACATTCCCACAAGGCACTTAATGCCTGCATTGCAGTAGGCGCAGACTGACTGACTTTATCATAATATCCAGGGTATGTCAAGGATTGTTGTTCTTTGGTCATCATATCCGAGTTCCAAGCATTCAAATTTGTACAATTGTATGGAGATACTCCAAAATTACTCCAGCACCACATTGCTAATTTATCGTACAACAATGAATTTGGATCAGGATAATTATAACCTCTGCCATAGAAATCGCCAGTACCCCACATCATATTAATAGCTAAATTTAAAATTAATTGTGTTGGAGCATTTTGTATCCAGTTATTCGAAGAGCTATAAAAAGCGACCAAATTTCCTCCATTAATTGCCTCAACGGCTTCAAACCATTCATTATTAGTGTAATAACCTTCTTTTGTCTTCTTGGAATTAAATAAATTATTTAATTTGCTTTGCTTTTTACGCTTTTTAAGCCGTTTCAAAACATCAACTGCCATTCGAGTGGTTTCAAAACCTTCCTTGCATTGAGATATCATCGGATATAATTTACACAATCTTTTAAGTTCTTCTTGACATGCTGGGCCACAATTACTTGGACCACCTTGGGATTCGTCACCTGTAGGCGACGAATCCATGTCACCTGTAGGCGATCCAACTGGTCCTGAATCGTCGCAAGGTTGATATTCAGTACCAGGAGGACAGCTATCTTGTGGGTCTGGCATACCTGTATTTGTACAAGGGCTGTTCCCGTCACAATGAGAACAGCCAACAACAGCTGCATAGTCGGGATCATTCGGATCGCTACAAGTAGAACAACCGGTCTCCGCGTCCGGATTATCACAACATAGCCCACCTTCATAACAGTTTGTAATATTACTCCATTTTTCGTTACTTACGCATTGAGAACAATCCAATTTAGGATAACACCAACCAGCTGGAGGCGATTCGCAGCTTGTCGGCGCTGCAACAGGGGCTGGTTTCCATTCTGTTTGGTCGCCAAAATTTGCAAAGCGTGGTAATAACCATGGATTTGACAGGTGATTAACCTGTAATATAGTGATTTTATCATCATTTACCAAAGTAGTAGATGTTTGTTTTCTTTGAAGTGCATTTACTATTTCTTTATCAGATGGTGAATTAGCCTTTACAAGTGTTCTAGCTAGTAAATAAGTATCATCTGTTGGAGATTTTAAGTGAAGCATAGGATTACTCATCATTTTACCCACTTTACCGCCACGTTTAATTTCTTTTTGTTCATGTGTTAATCGCCACGATGGTCCTGTTATTAAAAATTCTAAAGGTCCATCTAATAAATCTGGGCGTGCAAGATCATCGTAATATTGGGTGCCTCTGTATGCATATACATCACTCCAAGAAGACATACATTCAAGAAGCCAAAATCTTCTAATATCTGACATCTCACTTGTATATCCGTCTTTTTGTCTGTATCCAAAAGACGGAAGTCTTATTAAAACAGGGCCTTGTGATAAATCACAGAATAATTCAGAGTATAAGGTATTAAAATTCGGTCGTACGACTGGTGAGTCCGGAGTCGGCGGTGGATTATCCATGACCCATATCCATTTGTTTGGTTGTTGTATAGTTAATTTACCTGCAGGCCAATTTTCCGGTCCATCTTCTAATTCAAATTTACCGTATTCAACAGGAATAGGATAAAATTTAGTTAGCGAGAAAGTGACAATAGGCCATAAGTAAAAACTAATCATAATTAAATTAAGTGTTGTAAGTTTGTCTTTCAAATCTTCATCAAAGAGTAAGAATAATTTTTCTAGATTTTGCAATTGACCGTATTGTTCGGTCAATGCATCATAAGTTTCACATATATTATTTGTATGTGTTCTAACAATTTGCTCGTCAAAACCTTGCCCATTGCTATATTTAATTGAAGCATCTGTGTTAGACGCCCATAATGCCCATAGCCCAAGTACCAAGATTATAACAACAAATCCTAAAACAACAATAGTAACAATCGTCTCAGCATCCATTTTATAATTTTATATAAGTAAATTTATATTTTTTTCTAAACTTTTATCATTCTGTGGCAAATTGTCCCATTTTTTCTTTTAATTTCTATTATATCTCCTTTCTTATAATTGTAAAATCGAGATATTGGATCGTCTAATTTTAAAACCGGGATTTTTATACCAAATTCTTTCTTAAATTCTTCTGTTTCGTCTTGACTTAATTTTCTAAATTCTGACTGTAATTTGTGTTTTGTAATGTTATATTGTAAATCATCTTGTGCAAATATTTCAAACTCCATATCACTTGATTGTTTAATAGCTTTTTTCGTAAAAGATGTTACACCTTCAACATAAATAATAATTGAGTGCATTATCTTCCTTTCATGCATAGTATTAATGTAGTTTTGTATATTTTTAACATTGAATTTTAGATTAGAACCCGCAAAAACAATAATCTTATCGGACGGATCGTTTTTATTCTCGCCTTCTAACAACATTTTCTCTTTCCTTGTTAAAACATAGTCTCTTTGTAGTAACATTTCCTCACATATATTTAAAGCATTTTCCATTATTGTTTTTGCCTAGACAATCAAACAAATAAATCAATTTTATATCTAAAAATATAAAATTGCTAGAATAAATGGAACTTAACGATAATGATTTATTCAATAATCCAATGGTAAAGTCGGCAGCGGCTGCTATGTCTTCTGAACAAAAAGACGAATACGCAAAAATTGGTGAAAAAATATACGGAACTACAGATTTTGAGACAAATAAAATTTTAAATAACATGCCGGATCCTATGGTTGATTCAATTTTGCATTTAACTGTTCAATTGAGAAGTGGATTACATCCTACAGATTTAACTAAAGAAGATATTGATTTGGTGAAAACTGCTTACGGCGATAAATGGTATGAAAAATGGGGTTACGAAGAAAAAGACTTGGACACGTATTAATTTCTATAATTTATCATAATTATACAAATATTCCTTTCTAATTTTGACTATTGCAAACTTAATATCTTTTTGCAACCTGTGAATTTTTATATTGTATTTACTCGCTATTGAATATTGCCTTTCTCTTTTTACGTAAAAAGATGTCAAAATATCAAATTCATAGTCTGATAAAAATCTTAGATCTAGTTTTTCATATATCTTGATTTTAGTCAAATCTTCGCGTAAATGCAATAATTGATTGCATTTGTTAATTTTTCTAAATTCTATCTGTAAATAGCTCCTGATCCAATATGAGCTATAAGTCGTAAATTTATAACCTTTAGTTTCGTTAAATTTTCTAGCAGCATGGCACATACCCAAATAACCTTCTTGATATAAATCTATTTTTTGGTCATATGTTAGACTTGGGTTTTTCGCTATATATGGTTTTACAAAATAATGAACTAAACCAATATTCTTGTTAGTTAAATTATTTATATAAGCACCGCTGTTGTATAAGAGAAATAATATTTTTAAAAAGTTCATACTTTGTTAATTGGCAACCATTTTTTAGAATCATTAATTTGTATTTCAATTGGGTTTTCTAATATTTCATTGTCTAAGGGATCAATAGCTATTAAAAATCCTGAAGAAACACAGGGAGATATAGGCATTACAACATCTGTAATACTATTTAATTTCCTAAATATATTGCTAAATTTACTTTCCCATTTAAGATTTAAAAATTCTGGATGCAAACATTGTTCAAAATTTTTAATTAAATTATCCTCAGTTTTAAACATAAAATATTTATAATATTCGTCATTGTACTTATAAATATGAGTAATCTCATAGACTTTTCCATCGCGCGTAGGTTCTAATACAGACCATAAATGAGGGACTTTAAACAATTTTTTACAATTAGTATATTTAGCAGTATACATAAGACTATTATTATATGTTTTAAATTTTAACTTGTAAATTTTATTCTCTTTAATACATTTAACTAAATCTGACATTGAATTAATTTTCATTTGTTTTTTTTCTTTATTTGAGTTTAATAATTCGCTTAAAGTGAATTCAATAGACTTCTTCTCTATTACACAGGCTCCTAAATTTTCTAACTCTTTTTCCGTATGAACAATCGTTTTAAAATTTTTAAATTCATTAATAGCCAATTTTAAATATTTTTGGCTATTTGGGTTTTTTAACTTTGTGTTGCTTGAAAAATCTGAATATATTATATTCTCGTGTAAATCGTCATAATTTTTGTAATTATTTACTAGTTTTTTAATATAATTGTTTAATACGAAAAAATTTTTAATATAAGGGTCAAAACTACCTATACCGATATCTGTTATTTTCTCGCCTAAAATCATTTTACCAAGCTTATCATAAAACTCAATAACAGGTAACTCTAATATATTAGAATCAATATTTTCTTCGTACCATGTTATACCGTCCAATAATTTTTTTGAATAATTTACACACTCCGTAGTTAAAATATTTTTAATTTCTGTAATAATAAAATTTTTGTCTTGTAATTCTCTTATTAGATTCCAATAAAGATGAACATATTTGTTAAATATTTTACGAACTTTATCAGCATCTACTTCGCGATCTGTTTCATAAAAAGGTCCGCAATAGTTATGTTTTCTTTTGTTTTCTACCTGAATATATATGTTATTTTTAGTAAAATAATCCAGTTTATCTACAATTAACTTATACGGCGGTTTTTTATGTTCATAGCTTTTTGAATATAACATATTCCAATTATCCATTTCTGTATTATAAATTGGACCGTCAGCTCCGCATATATTTTTAATCATACTTGTTCTGATAGCGCAAGATATACAATTTGTTTCTTGATAAACTTTATTATAGACATCTTTGCATTTGTTATTACAATAAATACTAAAACCTATAGTCATAGGTTTGTTAAAAACATCACATTTTTGCGTAGTTGCTTTAAAATTGTTAAGTTGATAATTCATATTATATTATACAATATGAACTATAAATCAGAATAAAACCCTCTTCTATATTTAAAAATATAGAAGAGGGTTGTATTTACCTTCGTAACTGTCAAAGTCAAATTTTGAACCCGTCTTAGGCTTATTATTTACAATGTCCAACGCCGTTTGATAATTGCCGTCGCAACTAAAACTTTTTACAAACGATGAATATGAATCGTTAATGTGTCTGCAAAGAATTTTATTATCTTTGTGTATAATTTTGCAATTTTTTTCAAGCTTAATACAGTTATTAATTACAGTCTGATGCATCAACAACACTGGAAAATTTATATTATACCTATGACTACTACAATCTATTGAAATATCAATCCCTCCATATTTATAGTTTGCATGGTCAATAATACTATTTGTTTGGTCGATTATATCCAATAATGTGTTCTTATCGTAAGTTGGGTGAAATTTATTGTAGTCGATGTAATCAATTTTATTTAGATAGTTTTCTATGCAGTTTTTTTCACCGAGAAAAATAATATTATGTTCATTTGTTAGTTTATCAATCAATGTTTTACCAAATTTATTTTTGCAATTAGTAAGCAGAATAGTGGTCATTTTCATACAAAAAATGACGATTTGATATAAATATCAATTTATAAAAGTAAAAACAATATTTACTAAATATGTATTCATTTATACTAACATTGCTACCAATCCCATTTTTACGTAATATTGGTTGTAATGGATGGGGTGTTTAACGGATTCAATTATAGTTTAAAACCATTTAATGGTCAAATTGAAAAAGGCGACGAACTAGTAAATTTTCCAGATTTTACAAACATAGTATATTTCACTTACTGGGAACAGAAATAGATTATTAAAGGGGTCAAGATTTGTTTTTTAATAATCCAAAAGCGAGTACCCATTAGGAGTGTGGCACCTCTTTCTCAATACAAACTAATAATGTTATCAAAACCGCCATTTACAACTTGATGTGCAATAATAATAACGGTTTTTGAAATACAGTTGTTTTTAATAGCTTCAAAAACAATATTTGTAGATTCTTGGTCTAAACTTGCTGTTGATTCATCTAGTAATATTAAGGGTGAATTAAACAATTCGTTTAGCGCAAGTGTAAATGCTAAAATAACTCTGGATAATTCGCCTCCGCTCAACATTGACAAATCACATTCCATTCCTTTATATTCTGTCTCAACATTGATTGTTGGTACTATCATACCTTTTTTATTTTCTTTGAAACTTGACAAATTTACATTTATCGGGTCGTCCTCAAAGAAAATATCCAAATATGTTTTAGCTGTTAAATTAATTGTGTCAATAATATCGTGCATAATAGCAGCCTCACAAGATAAAATAATATTTTTAAATTTCAAACTTGCGTTATACTTGTTCTCGCATTCGATTTTTTCTTTTGCTAAGTTTTTTATTGAATTATTTAGCGCGTCATATTCTTCCTTTTGTGTTTGATAATTATACCAATCTTCTATTGTTTTATTAATAGAAACAGTTTGTTCTAGGTTGTTTTTGTTATTCTGTAAATTTACCTTATACTCCTCTAATTTTATATTCAAAAATTGAATATTTGTTTCGCTATATTTTGATTCATATTCACTAACAATTTCGTCTTTCTCAGTATTTTGTTCATCTATTAATGTGTTATAATTCGTTATTTCATCGTTAATAAACCTATATTTCTCTTTCAAAGATTTTTGTTCGCATATTAGTTTGTATATGATATCTTTATCAAGAGTTGATTTAACCGACGACTCTGGTATTTTGTCAATCTTACTTTGAAGTTCAACCAATTCGTTGTGTAATTCTTTCAAATGACTTGATTCTTTAATATTTGCCAATTGTTCTTCAAGTAACAATTGGTTATCTTTGTATTTTTTCAAATATATATAATCATCTTCAATAGATTTGTATTCGGGTATTTCTTCATATTTTTCTTTAATTTTGTTTATTTTACACTCATACTTATTATATTCTGTTTCATTATTTTTTTCTACAGCTAATTTGTCTGAAATCTTGTCAAGTTTTAGCTTAGTATTATTGATTTTTTCAGCGTCAATATGTTCTAACTCAATTTTATCAGTAAATTTTACTAAATCATTTTCAACAAGTTTTAGTTTAGAGTCGCAACTTGGACATGTTAAAACATTTTTACATCTATTGTAGTTTTCATTTATTCTATTATAATTTTCTAACTCTTCTGATAAATTTATCTTATCTGTTCCAAGTTCATCTTGATCGTCAAAAACACACGTGTTTTGCCTTTCAATAAGAGAATCCAGCCTTCTTCTATCTTTAAGCAACCCTTCATGGTCTTCTATCATCTCGTCAATAGTATCTTTTTCGTACTCAACCCATAGCTTGGATTTTATTTTACCAATTTTACTTTCGTTTTCTCGTTCGTCGTCTTTTTTGTACTTTTTATATTTTACTTCTAGTTCATTGTATTTTTTCTCTAAATTAATACGAGTCTCGTTTAGTAAAATATTTTTGTGTTGTTTTTCCAGATTTGACAAGGCGTTGTCTCCTTCATAATCGGAATTCAACAATTTATCTTCAAATAGATCCAACTTCTCAGACAATTCTGCAATTCGTTTATTGTAATTATCGAGATTATTATTGTAAAGTTTTAACTCAGAAATATTATCTTTAATAATATCTAATTCATCTGTTAGCTTACTGATTATACTAGTATAATCCGCGACTTTTTCTTTGTATTCCAAAGCTATGTTAAAAACTTCTGATCTTTTACATTTAACAGGAAATTTTACTTTATCCGGTAATACTTTTGTATCTAATTGACCTTGTAAAATGTCAATTTTTGATTCAAGTTTGATTGAGTCTTCATTATACTTCTTTATCAGTTTATTGTTTTTCTGTTTCAATTCGTCAATATTCTCACCTTTGAAAGCGAAAGTTTCTAAAAATATCATTTTATCTGCCGGACTTTGTACTATAAAGCTTGAAAGTGCATTTTGCGCAATATAACTACTTGTAACAAAAAATTCACCAAATTTCCTGTTAATTAGTTCTTGTGCGGCTTGGTCTTCAAAAGAATCATTAACTTTCAAAGTATTAGGTTTTTTTGTTCGTTCTATTTTAATATCTTCAAATTCTAATACAACTTTACAACTTGTTTTTCCATATGTTGGCAATTTAGTACCAATACCAAATAAAGCAAACAATATTGATTTGATAATAGTAGATTTACCTTTGCCGCTTGGACCCTCTATTAATGTAAGTTCTTTGTCATCTAGTGAAAATGTTTTATTATCGTAACATAAAAAATTAGTTAAAGTAATTTTCATCTTAATTTAAATAAATTTTATAGTTTTAAATTCAATTTAAAACTATAATGTAAAAGAGCAATATAATGCTAAATTACATCAAATATAACGATGAAAAATTTGCAGTTACCGGCGAAAAAGATTTGCACCATTCTGAAATTAATAAAATAGGCGGAAGATGGAATTCACGAATGAAAGGTGGTGCAGGATGGCTCGTTCCAGCAAGCAAAGAATCAGAATTGAAAAAACTAATTCGCAAAGTTAAAAAAGAACATAAATCACGAACAGCAACCGACGAACAGAAAGATGAAGAAACACTAGAAAAGGTATTAGAAATGGTAGATAATGAAATTGAATTTGAAAACTGTATCACAAATATAAATGAACAAAAAATAGACACAGAGGAAGTTGAAAACGAAAAACTTTTATCTGCCGAAATTGAGAAATTAGAAGTAGAAAAACAAAATACTGGTGACTCAGATGAAGATCATATCGTAACGGTTCCTGAATTATCTATTGAAAGTCACACAGAGGCTAATATGACAACCGACGAAGATGCAACAGATCATCAAATAGACGAAGATGCAACAGATCATCAAATAGATGAAGATGTAACAGATCATCAAATAGAGGATGAAAAGGTTGATACTCAAGAAGAGCAATCTGATAATACACAATCAGAACAGCAAATAGTTGACCACATAGAACACGACAAACCAGAAGAAGAACAAAACGACGAAGAAATGCGTTCATTACAGTCAAGCGAAGAAGATTCTAAAACATTAGGTTCTATGTTAAAGCAAGAACAAGAAGTAATACCTTCATCTTGCGACGAAGTTGAAAATAAACATCAAGAACTTTTTGATAACTATAAATCAGAATTGACTTATAATAACGAGACTGACGACGAAACACAAAGTGAAGATAGTTATACTAAAAGCCCCGGAAGTCACAGTAAAAGTGAAACCGATTCACCAAGTCATAACAGTGAAATATCTGCGGGCAGTAATAGCGATGATGATACTATAATAAATAATATGAAAGATGCAAAACAAGCAATTGATTTTGCTGATATTGATTCAGATGATGACTCAGCTGTAGTTGAAAATTTCTTGAATAATTTACTAGGTGATTTAAGCGACGAAGAAGAACGAACTAGAAAACTTAAAAAATCAAAAGAACGATTTAGAAGAATAACTAAAAGCAGAGAATTAGGGCGTAAGAAAAAGCAAGAAAAGGACGAAAAAATTAAATTCAAACAAAAAGTGCTTGAAGCTGACAGTGCCAGAAAAAATGTATCAACCGAGGCTCCTACTTTTGAATTTTATAAAAATCTAGCTTTTAGAAATGCTTCTGGGGGCGCAGCTGTTTCTGATAGCAGTGATTCTGATTACAGCGATGAATCAGACGATGATTATCCGTCCGCTTCTACTGTTAAAAAGAAAACCAAAGCTGAAGAGATAATTGATTTAGAAGCAGAAGTTGCCCAACTTCGTTTAGAAAATAAAAAACTTTCAACCCAAATTAAAACATTTATCCAAAAATATTAAATAGATTTTGCAATTTAAATTTTTATTAAAAATTTAAATGAAGAAGGTAATAATAACTGGGCTATATCCTGATTTAAATTGGAAAAATGACAAAGGACATATTACTGCAATTACAAAAGGTGGTAAGTTTGTATGTTCTGCGGAAGGTAATCTAAGCGGAGTTGTTAAAAATACTCCTTTTGGGCATTCATGTCACTCTGAAATTAACGCAATTAAAAAATTAAATAAAAAAGACGTAAAGAATTTTTCAAAATACACTATATGGAATATAAGATGGGATAAAAATGGTCATATTAAGGATTCTAAACCGTGTAGTCAGTGTCAAAAAACTTTAGTTAAACTTGGTATTAAAAATATAGTTTTTTCAAATCAAGACGGTACGTTTAGTAAATCAAAGCTATCTGATCTTATATGCATGCCTACCAGAATTTGCAGAGTATCATAATCTATAATGGATTACTAATGCTAAAACAGTAATAGATATTAATAAAATACCTAAAACTATTATAAGTAAATATTGAGGGATTGATGACCTGCGTTTGGGCGCGCAATATTTTTCTATAGAATTGCTGTCAGTTCCTGCTACAAATGTAGAAAAATCTGGTAAATCTTTCAAATCAATTATTCTGGCATTGTTTATCCATGGCCTAGTCTCAAGAATACGATTAGAAAACCCAGACATAAAATCTGATCCTCCAAAACCACTGTCATCGATGATTGTGTTAAGTTTATTATTCTTTTTTAATATATTTTTCCAAAATTCTTTGTCTTCAATGGAAAATGTAGAACCCGTATTGTCAAAAAATTGATCAAATGTTTCATATTCATAAAAATAGTCAGGTAGCGCTCCGTAACAATTAGATTCTATACCACACATATTTGCACCTTTTAATATTTTAAACAAACCATTTATACCCCAATCTACACCCCAACTATTTTCAACCCACCAGTATTCTTTGCCTTTCCATACACCCCATCCAACAATTTGTATTGCATGACCGGAAATCTTAGGACTTACACCGTCATATTCATAAATTCCACCATGTTCAGAATCTTCGCTAAAATCAAACTCGTAAAAATCTGCATATAATGTATAAGCACTAGATATTGGCCCCCATTTATATATTTCAATCATAATTTCCCTTACATTTTCTGGAATAGCATAATATATTACACACCTGTAAAATCTAGACGCATCACCTGTTTCAAACCCAGTAACCCGGTTTTGGAAATTGTTCTGACACAAATCCTGAAATATACCAGTTACATCACTACAAAGTGGTATATTATTTATAGTATCCTCTGTATTATCGTTTAAAGTTGTAAAAAAATTAGATCCTAATTTTTTATTTACACATTTTTCAAGTACGGTACCAACTAAAAACAAATAATTAAAGGCGTTTAATAAAGTATTTCCTGAACATCCGTAATTTTGTAAAATTTCATATTGTTTTGCATCACGTATTCTCAATTTCTCAAATTCAATGTCAATTTCGTCAAAATTCCCACCGCACAATATTAATCTTTCAGGTGACAAATTCGCTTTTAATTTGCCCTTAGATTGTATTCCAAATCTAGCCCCTAACATACCAGTACTTGAATAAGCCCAACAACTACCACATTTACCTTGATTTACTATTGGTCTTATATATTCTTTCCAAACTTCCGCGCCATTAAAATTTTTCGGTAATGTGAAATTAATTTTTTTAGTCAAAGGTTTTGAAATAATCACAGGATCTTTTGGAGCATCATCGTCATCAGTCAATATTGTAAATGATGGGTGGGCTGCTATTTCAGATCTCAATTTACCGGATAATAATTTCAATTTAGGATTATCCATTTATAATATATAACAAACTATGAATATTAGAAAAAATGAAAAGATTAAATTGTCTAAAGAAAATGAAGAACTTCAAGTATATATAGAAAATATTGAAAAGGGAATAACCAAGTTAAAAAATATATTTGCATCAGATTATACTAAGCATCAAATAGAAAAGGAAGAAAATAATTTAGCAGAAAAGCGCGAATTACTTGCTCAAAATATTACAAGGTGGGAACAGGTTGATGTTGGATTATTAGATGACGAAATAAAGTTTGAGAATAGTTTAGTTACAGACGAAATAGATAAGAAGACAAATATTTCGGTTGAGAAGAGCAGAATTAATAAAATCAGAAAAGAGGAAGATAAAAAAATATCAAGAGACTATTACTCAAAGCAAAAATCAGATGACAGAAATGAACGTTCTAAACAAAAAGAATATGCGCGCGCTTATAATCACTTTCAAAAAGCAGACAATACAATGCCTGATTATATGAAAAGAAATCTCAAGTCAATGCCAAATAATAAAGGTTATGTTTGGAAATCTATTATGTATTTTGGACACAAAAAGAAGGAAAAAGGTCGTAGATGTATTTCCTTATCCGAACGGCAAAAAGGTAATATTAATGCTATTATTGAATGGGATAAAACATCCTATCGTATTTTACATAAAATTAAAAACACTAAAAAACTTATTACATATATATCAAGAAAACAGAAGGTCTGATAATCTATATAAAAAAGAAATTCAATAATATAAAATGTGTGGTATATTTTTTATATTATTACAAAACGGCAATGAAGACTTAAATAAGGTTAATAAGAATTTTCAAATATTAGAAAATCGAGGTCCTGACAGAGGAAAACTAATAATAACATAGCTGGATTTCAAAGATTGTCTATAAATGACTTGTCATACAACGGAGATCAACCATTTTACTTAAATGACGGCACAATATTGGAATGTAATGGAGAATTATTTGTTGCAACAAATAATTCAAAATTCTAAATATTTGCAATTTCAATAGCTGGAATAGTTGCAACATAATTACTTTCGTCGAAAATTATACTATCATCTGGCAAATATAATCTTAAAATAAATTTAAGATTAATTGGATTTCCCGGATTTATCACGTCACCTATCGGGAAATTTATTAAACTAGTTTCAGTGACATCATAATTCTCAATAAGATCAGTAGTTGCTAACACTTTCCTATAATTTATTGTCAAATTATTCGGATATTTAACTTTTTTCTCAACTAAAAATGAATCAATAGAATATACACCTAACGGATTGTTAATAGCTTGGTCGTTTTCTGAATTATAAACAGTTATAGACCAAAACCCACCTTTGTGATTTTTAATCTTGGGTGTATTTGATAAATTAAATCTCTGCGTGTAATTATTTGAATTACTAAATCCTAGTATGGCCCCAAAATAAGCAGATTCAAATAATGGATTTGCACCAAACCCGGTATTTGCAACGACAGTCCTAGTTATATAATCATTAGAAATCGACCCAATGCTTTTGCCGAGACTTGTAAATTGTGTACTTTCATTAAATAGAACTGTCCCAAATGTTAGTATATCACTAATTGATAATATTTTGCTTCCATCAAAAATTTGGCTAACTGCATTTTCACCCAACAGTTTGTAATATTTATCTGTATTAGAATCTGCAAAATCTGTTATACCTACGCCAAAAGTACCATTTGCATTAATATTATAACTATTATTCGCCAAAAATTCTACGTATCTATTAGAAAATGGCGCAACAATTGCGCCATTTCTAATTGGAATATTTGCAAGATTTAAATAAGTAGTTAAGTCATTAACCCCCTCCAATAATGCTTTTGCCGGGGATATACCCGGAGTTACATTATCCCAAATTGTTTTAAAAGTATTAACTACTTCATTGTTAACTTCTATTGGATCTGCTGGATTATTACCAACATAATCTTTATTATTATTGCTGAATGTAGTCAATACTTGATTCTCAAACACTTGTGTTTTGAGATCTTGAAATAAAATATCATCGGAATTATTTGGTGTAAAAACTCTAAACAAAATCCAACAAAAATTACTAGGAATTGTCAACTTTGTGTATAATGTATAAGTTCCATCCATGTTATCAACTTCATTTATTTTAGATGGTCCATCTGGTGTTGTTGTTGAAAAATTAACTGGGTTATTCCAGTTAAAACTATCCCAAATTGTATGATTCGGATCTGTTGCCATTTTTTCACTCGTAGTTAAGCTGTTCCAATTTTCATTGACTATTACTACCACCAAATCATGAGTTGGTGAAGATGTCACAGAATTGTAACTCAGTTTGTTTAGATTATTTACTGCATTATCATTCCCAGTACTTTTACTTACTGTACACAAACTTTGAGAATATTCATCAATTATTTGGAGTGCAAAATATCTTTCAACTATCAGCGCCGCACCTGTCGAGGCCGATGTACCATCTTTTAATTGTGGTATACCGGGAACTTTATAGTGAATAATATTATTACCTTTCATTGTTAAACTATTTGCTGTCGTGTTTATAGAATCTACAATTCCCAGATTTATATAGGTACTTGAATATATAGTATTAAAATTAGGTGACACGATTCTATTAAAATCCGGAGTTATTTGTTCATTTAAATAATAAATTTGATTTACAGGTTGATACGGTTCATTAATTAATGGCGTACCTGGTTCAAAAGCATTGTTTGCAAATTGAATAAATGCTGGTGCCAATAATGGTATACCAGGATGTACCATAACTGGTGGGTTGGAGAAAGTTAATTGACCTATCAATAAAGGGTAATTATAAATATAATAATATAATAATTGCGTATCTCCAACATTAAAATAATCTAATAATAAGCCCTCGTCCCTGTTTTTTATAAAAGTTTTGAGTAACGCAAGTCCCTGTGGTGCTATTTTTGCCTGCAAATCATTAATGAAAATATCATCAAAATCGCCATAATTTGATGGCAAATTATTAAAAGGTGGCAAATTTAATGGCGTGCCGAAAATTTTATAATTTAATTCAATATTTAATGTATATCCTATTCTCCCAATACCAGCTGACGATCTTCCTGTTACATTTCCTCGAAGATTCAACTGGCCAGTTCCCGGGTTAATAAAACCATCCAACAAAAATTTAATACCTGTTATACTTATATTGTAAAAAAATTTATTTTTAAAATAATTATTTACATCTACATTTCCGACACAAATAATCGGGGAAAAAATCGTATTATTTTCATTTTGAAAAGTAATAATTAACGAATATTTATTTCTATAAATATTTGCCTTAACAGATTCAACAAAACTAGATTTGTCTGCTCTATATGTTGTTATTGTACCTTCCCAAACTCCTATATTTGGGTTTTTATATATTTTGTCAAGTTCTTCTTCGTTTTGATTTTGAGAATTTGATACCAAATTCTCTGCAAATTGTGAATATAAAGAATTTGACGAGTCTTCCGCGGGGAATACATTAAATTCTGGAGGAGTGGTCATAATCTATTTATACATTGTGCATATTATTTTTAAAAATTGTATTTTTATGTCCATTGGTTAATTGTACGTGGTATTTAGCAATGAATTAATTCTAATATTTTAATCGTCTAAAATATGTCTTATATTCTATTGGGATATACATGGATCAGCCAAAATCCTAGAATTGAACATTGCGAGAGCTCCGCGCCCAATATATACCTGACGATACAATGATTTGGTAAATTTCAAAATGCGTCCGCGGCAGTTTAATTGTTTAAATTATTTGCAATAACAAATAATTTAAAATCTATCAAAAATATTTTTAACATCTTCTAATGTTACTCTAAAAAATTCTCTACCATTGTTAACTCTTTTCTCTTTTAATATTTCATGTATGTTCTTTTCTTTTGCCAAAGGATTTAATACCTTTTTTGCTATTTCAATCTCAAATGGCCTCGCCCACGTCGAGCAGCGCCAGCACCAGGTCCTCCTTCAGCAGCGCCTTGGCCGACTCCTGCGAGGCGTCGCCCTTCACCGCCAGCGCGGTGCCGTCGGCGAAGGGGAACATGAGGCGCAGGTCGCGCAAGTTAAAAATTTTTAAAAATTGATAAATAGACTAAATTTATATGTATTTTCTAAATGCTTGGCAAAATAGATAAATACACATTCGCTATAATAGGTAAATATATATGCGCAAAATACTTCAGAATTTTGTCAAGACAATTCAAAAATTATGGTCAGTGCAGACTTTTACATTTAAGTGTTAGTGGATATAAATATTTTGGTTGCTATGTTCATTCTAATTTATCTTATAATACTATTAATAGTATAATAAACAAAAAAGGTAGTAATTATAGGTTCGTTAATAAACGATCAACAGAGTTAAGCAAACATATTATTTATGATCGTTTTCTAAAACAAAATTACGCGAATCATGAAGACAACTGTGGGTTTTATGACTGTAGAGAGCTTAATATTGTTAAAATTAAAAGTAAATATAAAGCGCGTAAAATCAATATACTATAATTAAATTTACTTACCGTAATTTAAAAATTAAAAGTAGCAAAATTGCCTTCACTATTGTTTGGATTGTAGATACCGAAAACATTACTTTATTGTATTTTGAAACCCAGTCACTTGCTTGATAACTGTAATTATTATAATATACAGGAGTTGTGGTTGTTGATAATATTGTATTTTTTAAGTATTTAGAATATTTACTTTAGTAAATGAATAAACAAAACGTTAATAAATGCGGATTAATATTGTTTTTATTTGTTTATTGTATTCTTGCAGAGTTTTTTGTGTTACGAATAAATCAACCAACTGGTAAAATGTTATCAATATATCAACTAAATAACACAACTAATATGATTGATACTCCTGAAATTAACGAAATTTTAAAATTTTACGAAAAAGATAATACAAAAAAAAATCAAAATAGCTTAGATATTAAACAAGCCGCAACACATAAAAATGGATATATCACTCTACATAAAGATTTAAATACAGAAAATGACGACCAAACTATTTTTGCCGAGGTCGATCTTCGAAACGGACCTACAGGAGATTTACTTGAAGTAACAAAAAATTTAAAAATGGGCCCTTTACCTATATTTGGAACTACAAGTGTAAGAGGGTTAAAATCAATGGGTACTTGGAGTCGGAAGGAAAATAACTTTGAAATAGATAATTTTTATAAACCAACTAATGAGACAGACAATCGTTTTATAGATACACCCGAAAATACAGCTTTATTCAGTTTATACAAAGATGTAGTAATTGAACAACTAGAGAGTATGTACAGTTTAAATATGCTTAATAATAAAAAATTTGACTCCGGGGAATTTGGAATCTATTTAATAGAATTACCAGTAACGCCTTTTGGTATGAACCCTTTTACTATTGGTTTAAATTATCATCAAGACGGTATTCAAAATACAATTCCAAAAGATCCAGAACTTGACGAATTTAAGATTGGATCAAGAAGAACTAAAGGTTTTAATTACACATCTTTTGGACCAAAACTTTCTGTATTTGATACACAATTTAGTATGACTTACGAGGACGGTGTAAAAACTGCGGATATTCGTCATATTAGCGATGACTCCCTTGGGAATACAAATATAACAAATATATCACCTGTTACAGCTGGAAATACTGCTTTTTTAAATCAGAGACATGGAATCCAACATGCTCAAGTTGCCACTGGTGCTTTATTAGATGAATCATTAAGACATACAAGAAGGGCGATATTTATACTTTTCTCAGAAATTGGTGACGAGTGGGAACGTATACCAAACAAATCTATATTTTAATTATATTAAATTTTATACATACAAACTCTTATAATTTTATTATATTTATAAATGTCTGATCACCGAGCTTTCAAGTAGCGCCCACGCTGACTAATTCAGCGCTAAAATATGATGTACTGGAAAATACCACATCAATAATTGGTATAAATTATGATATAACCGAGCTTGATATAACTACAGTTGCAGCTGGTAAATTTGCAGCTAATGGCGCTACTATTAAAGCCAAAAATATATCTGTTTTCACATCGACAACTGGTAATTACACTGCAACTTTTAATCTACCTAGAATAGACTGTAATTACCAGGTAAATATACAATTACATCAAGAGGGTGAACAATTACGTGATTTTGGTGCTTATGTTGTCACAACAGTATGTAAGAAAGGTAGTTTTGAATATTATATTATTGAAAGCGATAATGGTAGAAGTGCAGCGCGCTCCTACAAATTTACAACATACTATAACAGTTACGGATTTTCTTGTATAGTTCCACATAATTTATCCCATATTTTGTATATATGACCAAAGTTTTTTGTAGGATTTTTGTGGTGAATTCTATGATATGCGGGTGTTATAAAAATAGGTCCTAAATCAATTTTAACAGAAGTATGTATAAATTTTAACCAATTTGAATACAAAAATCCAAAAAACATAGTTGTGCTTTTATTAGGTTTTGTTAAACAAATCGTAATATATAATGGTATAAGTAATTGGTAAATTGCATCTTTAGTTCCAGTGTAAAATGCATCCTTATGACTAGGGTTTGTCTTCTCATGATGTATTGCGTGGGAAGCGGGCCATACTTTATGCGCTAAATTATGAAATATATATTGCAAACAATCTAATATTATTGAAATTTCTACTGTTTTTAAGTAATTTATACTACCGTATTCATAAGTTTCTATTGGTAATAAATCAAAAGCCCATAACGCCCCTGTAAATACAAAAGCTAACGGAAATCCTGTTAATGGTTTATATAACGATTCAATTCCCCAACATATACTCGACGGTATTGATATATACATTAACACGTCAGCAAACATTTATTGTTTAATTCTAATATTTTAAAATATTAGAATTAAACAATACGTTATATTTTTTAAAAATATACAAAAAGGATTTAGAAAAAACCCTGATATTGATGTAGGTTTCTCTAGAATTGTTCAATTCTAGAGAAAAATATGAAAAACATGTCTTAAATTCTGTGAAAATAGAAGAAATGCTTAATTATAAATATATATTGTCTGTTGAAGAAAATGATAAAGACGGTGGTATCCAATGGAAGTTAAATTCAAATAGTCTACTATTAATGTCAAAATCTCGTGTTATAAGTTGGTTAACGGAAACCAAATTATCACTATGTACTGCTAAAAGATGATTATTACAATGATTTGGAAGAAAAGTTAGAGTTGTGTAAAAATAACCAAGATAAATGTTTATTTATAAACCAAAACGCCCGTAAATTTATTATACAATTTACCAATAGCGAACCAGAAGAAAAAATTCTCAAAAAATATTTTGATTTGATTAAATAAAAGTAATTAATATGGCTTTATTTAGGAAATTGTATAATAATGATTTGAAATTACATAAATTCAAGATTTTAACTATTGATGAACGCGTAGATTTCTATATTGGGTCTTTGTTAAACAATCATAAAAATCTTGGTATATATAAGTTTGTAAATGTTGAAGAATTGGTTGACAAGAAGAAAACTATTAAAAGTTGTATTTGGAAAGCTTACTACTATGCTCTTTACAAGAAAATATTAAAAGTAAATAAAGGTTCTAAATTTAATTATGTAATGGAAGATATTATGGGGTTTTCAAACACACATTTTTATAAATTTCTGAAAAATAGAGCTCCTAATTCCAAAAGCGGGGTGTTGTTAAAATGTTTGGATTATAATAGGCATTGGCGTGATTATATTAACAAACCAAAGGATAACGACTTCAAACTTAAGAAAAATTCAATAATATGGAGAGGGGTTACAACTGGTACGCCGCGTAGAAAACCAAACAGATTTGATTTAGTAAAAAGATGGTTTAACAAAAATCAATCAATTAATGTCGGATTTAGTAGAATAACTTTGAACAGAGATTTAAACTTAGATAATTATGTACTTGGTTTTATGGAGATTGTTAATATGCTTGAGTATAAATATATATTATCTGCAGAGGGAAATGATAAAGACAGTGGATTACAATGGAAACTGAATTCAAATAGTCTAGTATTAATGCCAAAACCAACTATTACTAGTTGGTTGATGGAAACTACATTAATACCAAATTATCACTATATGTTGTTAAAAGATGATTACAGTGATTTGGAAGAAAAATTACATTGGTGTAATAATAACCAAGATAAATGCACACAAATTATTAGAAATGCTAATTTCTTTATGGATCAATTTAACAATGAAATTGTTGAATCTTACATAGAAGATAAAGTTTTATCTAAATATTTTGACCTTGTTAATTAGTTAATTTTTATAATTATGAATTTATAAAAATTTAAACATGGCAAAATACATTAACCCTGTTTTTATAACATCCATTTTCACCGTATTTAATAGGTCTGATAAAATTGGAGTTTTTGCAATAGTAAATAACTTTCGAATTTTTAATTTTCAAAGATTTGCTTATATTTTTAACTGATAATAGATTATCAGTTGTTTTCAAATAATCTCTGACTGGATTGATTTCTAATTCTTTTATTGATTTTTGGCTTTTAGAGTACTTTGGCATTTATTAAAAGCTTCTAATTCTTTAAAACTCTTCTACAAATTCTTCTTCATCTTCTTCTTCTTCAAATTCGTCCTCTTCTTCAACCTCAATTTCGTCTTCTTCAAAGTCGTCATCTTGTTCTTCCATATCACCGCTATTTTTGTAATAAGATTCTTCGTTCAACTTAATAGGAATGTCATAATCAAAGTTAAATTTATTGCAAATATTGAAATCGTCTTGAGATAGCTGTTTTACAGTCCCATCTGTCAGTTGTATTCCAATAGCTTTTTTAGTATCTGGGTCAAAAACAATACCAGTTTCGGTGTGTTCCATATTACTATGCTTGTTAAGTCGAATATGAATAGGGTCAGGTTTTTCCATAAACTTTGCTGTAGAAATATGCCTTGGACTGCCTTCTTCATTTAATTTAATCTTTGACAAATAAGCCGTGATAAGAGCTTCTTTACTTAATCCAGTAATTTTAATTCCTTCTTTTCTACATATATCTTTAACTTCGGGCTTAAGTTTTGTATCTAGTTCTTCAAACGTGTGATGGTTGGAACTGTTTTTCTTTACTTCGCCAATTGCCCATATTTGATCTAATTCGTCAGAACTAATATTGTATATTTTCGCAATTTTCTTATTATACTCATAAACTGTTTGGTTAATACAATTTGTAATAATAGTTGTCATAATATTATATTCTTGATATAATATTTTTAAATAAACTATATTTTCGATTTATTTTTTTTTGCATGAACAACCCGAAAAATTCTCGTTAATTTGTTGTGTATATAACTTATATATTTTAGTATTGTAAATCACGGAAAGCCATACGCACAAACCAACAGAAAGTATTATTAATACCCATATTGCTTTATCGAGCTTAGATAACTGCATGTTTATTTATAACACACCAGAAAGATTTAAATTATTATTTTTCGACATATTGTATTGAAATTTCGTATTCAATATACTTGGTTGTTTTAAAGGACTGTCTTTTAACGGGCCTAACTTAGGCATTCCATATCGGGTACCCGTTTGCTTGTTTGCAATTGAACCATTAAGAGCATATCTTACAAAAAAATCTTCATACGTATTTTTAAGGTTACAATAATCACTCATTTATATTAATAGAGAAACCCTTTTCTTTATTTACTTTTTCTAAATCTTCCTTCAATTTTTCAGAATCAATACCCATATCAGCCAATGTACTTTTTAATATATTCTCCTTAGTCTGTTTCTTGTTTCTATTAATTCTTTTTTCGCCTATTACAGCTTTTAATTTTTTTCGCAATTCTGCTTTTTGTTCTTCTTTGCTTGAACTCATTTAATCTTAAATTTTATTTATTTAAAATAAAATTTAGGAGATGAAATAATTGTGAAACCATGTGCTACAAAAAAAATCCAATTCCTCATAAAGATTCTTGTGTAAGATACTTTGGGGTTAGAAAAAAATCTATAATAGCGAAAACGATATATATGTTAAAATTAAACCATTTTCAGAAGTAGAATAGACACGCTTTCTGTTGTGATTATTGCGCGGTAGATATTATAACTAATGATGATTTTGTCCATCAAGAATTTCATATAAAATCTCATACTTTTAAGAAATTTTCACTTCCCGTAAAATCATAGCAATTGTTAATTGCTGTAAAATACAAAACTTTACAGTCTAAAAAAATCTAATTTTTCAAACCCGTGACTCGTCCTGTAGGTTATTTTGAAAGATTATTACAGGCCCGCACTATACAATAAAATATAAATTTATAAAAACCACTTAAATCAAGTGGAAAATATATTGTAAAAATAAAACATATAATTGCAGCAATTATATGTTCTTAAGTTTAAAAGTTTTACAAGATATACCAGAATTAAATTGGATAGAAAGATCAGAGTGGTTGGACTAAAATATTAAGAGGACCCACTGCAATCATCAAAATTTTGACTTTTCCAAGCTGCTGGGATCGGCGCAGACATATATTCATTGGGTAAATCATCTTCTGCATATCTACAACTTTTATCGTAACCTTTCTTGTCTACGTAACCTCCATCAAGTTTTTCGGGATCGATCTCAATATCAGCACCGATTCCATTGCAACCTTCATCGGTATGTAAAAAACAGTTTGCTGGCGTTAGCAAATCATTAACTGTCCATACTGGAACGCAAGCTTCATCACCACCACCAATTGGTGATGAATAATCTTTGTCTTCGTCTTCGTCTCCTTCAACTGAAGAATATTTTTCAGTTACTGCGAGAGACTTTTTTTTTCTGTATGATCAACTTCAACAATTGAAACATCTCCTGTTGCATCAGGATTTATGTTTTTTAAGGTCGGATTTGTATAACTCCAAATACATAAGCTAGAATCAGTTATTAAAACAATAACGGCTATAGTTGCCAATATATATGTTAATATATAGAATCCGGGGTTGTCCATTTATTGTATACAATTTAAATTATTTAGCATTATCTAAAATTGTTTTAATTTTAATATAAAAATTATTTATATTTGAATTATTTGTTACAATATAATCCCATTTACAGTCTTCAATATTGTCCAGGTTGTTTTCGCTAATATGACTATCAATTAGGTTAGTTTTTTTAACTATTTTAACGCAGATCCAGCCATCTTGTTTGAGAGCTTCAAATTCGTTTTCAAATCTAATATCTGAAACGAAAATATAATCTTTAGTGCTTTTATTAGCTTTTTCCAACAATACACTTATCCATATATTTTCGTCAATAGCACGACCCCAATCCGTTCCTATATATTGCAAAAATTTTCTATCCTTATTATATTTAAGACCTGAGGTTTCTTGTGCAAATTTCATAATTTCATAAACTGGCTCTGAAAAGCTAAAATGGTCGCAAGAGCTAACTTCTGATTTACAATATTTAACTGCGCTATCTTTTCCGACTCTCATTTTTCCACCAAAAGCTATTTTAATAGGCATTTTATATATTTTTTTTATAACAAAAATATATAAATCAATTATATTTGTGTATAATGTTTTGATACACCGGGTTTTAATTTCTAGCTGCAGGAGCCTTCGGTAATGCACTTGGAGGCCACGTCGCTCCAACCATTGCGTTTACACACCATCTATTTCATTTATGCGAATGATTGTACATATTTTTTATATTATAAAAACAACAGTTTATGTTTTTAATGTTTTCAAATAAGTAATCAAATCTTTTCGTTCTTTTTCCTTTTTAATACCAGCAAATACCATTTTAGTTCCTGGTACATATTTTTTAGGATTTTTCAAATATTCCATTAAAGTTAGTTCAGACCATATAATTTCTTTATTTTCCATTGCTTTTGAATAACTATAACTTTTATTACTCGCACACAATTTCTCATAAAATCCATATAAATTAGGGCCTTGTTTATTTTTACCTCCTTCATTTACTGAATGACACTGAGAACATTTTGTTTTAAATATTTTTGCACCTTTTGCTTCGCTCATTTAATAATATATTATTAAATTGTCAATTTATAAAAATTCATTCTGTATATTTTTTGCAAAAACTGGTTCAATAAGATTTTTATCTTCTAATTTACTCATGATTACTGCTAATTTTGCATATGCTGTTTCAGTGTTCATTTTGTAACTTGGTATTACCAAGTCACCATTTAACTGATTAATTAATATACTAGGTATGCCACCATCTGTTAATATTTTTAATTGTTGGTTAAGACTCTCAGAAAGGTGATCTGAATTTTTAATGTTTAATATTAATGCATCACTTTCTGAACAACTTTGTATTAAGTCAATATGATCAGAACTATTAATAACGCTAATATCAATTCCAGGATCAACTTGGTTGAAACTCATATTGCCAGTATTTATTATTTTTCTAGTTTCAGGTTCTTTTCCAACCAAGCTATTACCGTCTTGTTGAGCAGTTGTAGCTAGAAATAATTTTTTGTTTGCCGCTATCATTACATTGTACGGCAACATATTATTATTTTTATACAATTTAACACCCATTTCTATATTATCTGTGACAATAATAGGTATTGATAAATTTTCAATCATAAACACCAATGCATTTGCAATTATTAGCAAATCTTCTTTAGCGCATTCAATTATTATACATTCATGGACTCCGTCAGCTTTTTCTGCTATAATACTACATAAATTATTCCAGTCTGAATTATACTCTGAAAAATCAATTACAGCATGTTTTTCGTATATAGGTATAAAAGGTTCAGGATTATCCATTTTACTTGTTGTTAGTAATTTTATGATTAACATTAATACATTAATAAAAATTAAAAACGCCACAATTCTACAACATAGACTATATTTTTCTTCTGTATTATTTGATCCCATCGCAATTTATTTATATAAATATTAATAACCAATACTTTTAATTTTAAAAACTTTTAAATTACCAGAATTACTAATTTCTTCTATATTTTCTGTTAAAATATCAGAATCATTAACATTTACAGACTGATCATAGTCTAGTGTGTAAAGCACTGGTTTATTTTTATAAGTTACTACAAACACGGAATCTTTTGTAGTGTTCATATGTTTAACAAGGTTATCGTTGTTTATTTGTTCCTCGTTGTAATTTTCTTTTTGATTAAGACCAGAACCAAACTTTGAAATAGTATTGCTGTAAGTGTTACCCATTTTAACTGTAAATATTAAATGTATAAATTTGTAAAAGTATAAATTTTCAAAATGAAAATTTATAAATAATTTTTATAAATTATAAGAATGAATCGCGAGTTTATAAATAATTATTTATCTTACGATGAAACTGATAAAACGACTCATGTATCAATGATACATCCGAAAGGTAAATTATGTGTTGATTTAGATTCTATTGATGTGTTTTTTGAAAAATATTCAGAAAGTATCAGAAAGAATAAAATTCTAGGAATTGCTGAAAAACCTTTGAAATATACGCCTATTTTAATAGATATTGATATTAAGCTGGAGGAAAACGACGAGCTGGACGAAATGGACAAACTTTATACTTATGAACAAATTAAATGTCTAATAAAAGTTTATCAAGATGTACTTGAATCAATTTTAGAAAATTGTCAAAGTACTCAATTGATGTGTATTTTACTTGAAAAACCTAAATACACAATAGAAGTAAAAGACAAAGTATATGTTAAAAACGGATTCCATATTCATTTTCCTAAAATTTTTATGGATAGGGATTTACAAGAAGTACATTTAATTCCTAGAGTAAAAGCACAGATTAAAAAACTAAAATTATTTGATAACCTTGGATTCAAAGATTCAGGTGATGTTATTGATAAATGTTCTTGCAGGGTTCCTTGGTTAATGTATGGAAGTGTAAAATCAGAAAATATGAATCCGTATACCTGGTCAAAATGCTATGACCACAGTCTTAAAGAAATTACCCTTAATGAATTATTTGATAATGCGAAACTATTAGACTCTGAAAACGAACCTATTAATTTTAAAAGCAATATTGAAAAATATTTGCCTAGATTATTGAGTATATTAACATACAATAACAGACCACCTATTATGGATATTAAGAAAAATACAAGATCTATCGTGCAAAAGAAGAAAAATAATGTTAAAAATAATTCAATTAATCAAGCTACAGATTCTGCTACAATAGCAGATAATTTGAACACTGCTAAAGAATTACTTAATATGCTTGGTAGTTATAGATATGAAGATAACAACGAATGGATTACAATTGGTTTTATATTATACACAATTAGCAGGGGGTGCGAAAACGGGCTTGATTTGTGGATACAATTTTCTGAACAATCAGAAGATAAGTTTGACCATGGAGTGTGCTGTCATAGATGGAACACATTTCATATAAGTAATTATAGTATTGGTACATTGCATTATTTTGCGATGATGGACAATCCACCAGACTATAAAAAGTATCAAACAAAAAAGACAGAATTTTATGCGCAACAGTCAATTGACACAGTTAGTCACAATGATTTAGCAAAACTGTTATTTCAATTGTATTCAAATGAATTTTGCTGTGCATCGATTAGTTCCAAAATTTGGTATGCATTTAATGGAATTTCGTGGGAGGAAATTGAAGAAGGTACTGATTTACGCCAAAGACTTAGTAAAGAAGTATGTGAGCGTTATGCTGAAATGGGTCGTGAAAATCTGACAAAATTGGTAGAAATTGATGATAAACCAGAACGAGCAATGTATGCTGAAAAACAAAAAATGATTACAAAAATTATGGGAAACCTTAAAAATTCAGGTTTTAAAAATAATGTTATGAAAGAGGCGATGGAAGTTTTTTACGATAAAAGGTTCAAAGACAGACTTAATAAAAATCCTATGTTGATTGGGTTTAAAAACGGTATTTATGACTTAGCATTAAATAAGCTTAGACCTGGATGTCCAGAAGATTTTATTAGTAAATGTTTGCCAATTGAATACAGAGAATTTAAGGAAACAGATGATGAAGTTTTGCAAGTAAAAGATTTTCTAAATAAAGTTTTTCCCGATTCAGAAGTTCGAAAATACTTTCTAGACATATATTCCGATATTTTTGTGGGAGGTAACACTTATAAAAAGGTGTATTTTTGGACCGGCGAAGGTGATAACGGCAAATCTATTACCCAAACATTTTTTGAAAAGATGTTAGGGGATCTTGCTATTAAATTTAATACACAATATTTTACAGGTAAAAAGGCTGGAAATGGAGCTGCCAATCCAGAATTGTCACGCGCGGCACCCCCCGTTCGCCACGCTACTATGGAAGAGCCTGATGCAGACGAACAGTTAAATATTGGTGAATTGAAAAAGTTATCAGGTGGTGATAGTTATTGGGCTCGTGATTTGTTTGAAACAGGTAAAAATACAAAAGAGGTATTTCCGATGTTTAGTCTAACATTTATTTGTAACAAATTACCAAAACTGCGGCACTCAGATAAAGCAACTTGGAACAGAATTCGCGTTATTCCATTTGAATCTACATTTGTAGATAGCAGCCAGGAATGCCCAGAAACAATTGAAGAACAAATGTTGCAAAAACGATTTCCAATGGACAAATCATTTTCATCAAAAATCCCAGCGCTCGTAGAAACACTTGCCTGGTATTTACTAGAATGGCGAAAAACAGTTAATAATATACACGAACCCGAAAAGGTTCGTCATGCGACATTGATGTATCAAAAGCAAAATGATATATTTAGACAGTTTATTAGCGAGATTTTGCAACAAAATGAATCATCTGTTATTAGCATTGGTGTGATTTATACAGAATTCAAAGATTGGTTCAAAGAAGGATTTAGTAACACAGCTTTGCCTAATAAAAATGATGTTAAAGACTACTTTGAAAAAATATGGGGTGATAGTAAATCTGGTAAATGGAAAGGTTGGTCCATTAAAAGCGACGGTGATACAAACGTTCCATAAGTGTATTATTATTTATTGCGATTATACAATAAATAATACTATTTTAGTGCGATCGCCACCACGACGGCTTCTTCCGACGTCGTGTGTCTTTTTTCCCGCTCGTGGTGTTCGGTGTTTCGCCTCCCGCCGGCCGCGCAACACCATCATCCTCGTGTAAACTGTATAAAAGCTTTTGCATCCCTTCTTCAGTTTTTTTCTCAGACTCGAGTTTTAATTTCGCGGTCCGTATATGGGCGGCTTTTCCAATTCCATATGTTTTGTTTTTCGTATCTAACAGATAGGCCATTGCAACGTTGTTATCAATTTTTGACAAACTCGCATTCTTAAAGTTAGGTAAGTTGAGCATTAAATAATTTATACCTTCAGACTTGAAAATTATATATTTTTGGTTATTTTCATTAGTAAAAGTAAAAACACATTTTTCATCAACACTATTTGTAGATGTTGTCTTACAATAACGGCGTGATTTCCCACGCCTTTTAGCAACTGATTTCCCACGCCTTTTAGCAACTGATTTCCCACGCCTTTTAGCAACTGATTTCCCACGCCTTTTAGCAACTGATTTCCCACGCCTTTTAGCAACTGATTTCCCAACTGAATTTTTTAGTTGTTTTTTATTATTAGGAGATTTACGTTTAGATTTTACCATTTATATATAATTTATATAAATTATTATTATTGTATTAGAAATTTCCTGTATCAATATTGTTATTTGTGCGAATTAAATAATATGGAGATCCATTTATTCCTTGTATCAAATTTCTTGAGTTTGGTTTATGTGATTTTATTTAATAATTTTATTACCAGCTTTATCAATGGCTATTGTTCCGTCATCGCTATTATTATCAACATGTGGTATAAAATATTCCCGCCAGAAACTCCCATTGTAGTTAAAAGTACATTATTCATTAAGTTTCTTTTGTGAATATGATTACGGGTTGTTGCAATGTTTAGCAAATATAACTAAATTTCATTTTTATATAAAAATAATTTCATTTATAAACATTAGACCAATTCAAATTAGTTCTCGATTTAGCAATTTTCATAATTATATTCTTAGAAAGGGGTAACATTAGAAGTGGTAATCTTGACGAGTATAAAATCCTTATATTGGCGTTGATGGTTGGAAAATTACATAATTCAAATTGATTAATAGACTAAAATATAATAACTCAAATTATTATGGATGATAAACAATTTCAAAGTTTAAAGCAATTAGAGCAATATATTTTGCATTATTATCCTATTTTAAAGAATTCTCATTTTACAAAGTTTGTAAATAATGTTTATATGACTGCCATCCGTAATAAGATCGAGTTAAAGGAGTTAATAAGTAATTTGTATAAAGGTATAATTGATATACAAGCCTTCGAAAACTCAAAAAATGGAAATATTTATAATTTTAAAAGACCTGATCTTCCAGAAGAATATAGATCATTTTTAATGGGTATAAAAGATATTACAGAGGGTTCAAATGGCGGTATGGCTAGTATTGGGAAATGTGAATGGTTAATTAGTTTTTGTTCAGGTGTAAACATGCAAACAGATAAACCTTATGTAGAAATTATAAAAGGCGGCGCCGACTTAAAATACACACTTAGCAATAAGAATGTTGAACTCAAATGTAACGGGGGTAAAGTTTCACTTAAGAAATCTGGAATGACAGTAGATAAAATTTTCAGCAAATTAATTACGAACAGGGGTATAATCAATAATGCTGATAAATGGGTACCTTTTCGTATTAAAGATAAAAATGACAAACAAAAAAATATTAAAAACGGATTATATTGGCGAGCTATATCTGATGAAATTTTTGAAACCTTAACTGATAATCAATTGAAAGAAAACATTATAAATATGGGTTTCAAATCATTATTTGAAACTTGCGATGTATTTATAATGTTTAATGACGACGGATGTTTTCAAACTTTTGAAAACATAGACGACGTGAATTTGTACTATCAAGATAAATACGATTTATTATCGGGTGGTAAAAAAGGGTTTGAATGTAGAGCAAATCAAACAAATCCTGTTGCATTATATTGTTATGTTTTCTAGACTTTTATACTTGATAGTAAATATGAGTTACTAATTTGTCTATGTCCAATCTTAAATCGCCCTGAAAACATAAAATTATTTTTGAACTCGGGACTGTTTAGGTAATTTACAATATTATTAAGATCTATTTTATCTTTTGGAATAAGAATGATCAAACCGCCTCCAAAGTATTGAACTTTTGATTTGAATGCCACAGTTGAGTGTCTTGTTAAATTATGTATATATATACATTCTTTCCCAAAATTACTTTCAATAGTTTTCATGTTTCTTGGCGCTCCCCATTCAAACCAATTTTTCTCTCCAAATTTCCTAATTTTTCTATTTATTAAATCGTGTTTGTATTTTAGTAAATAATTGTTAATACTTTCATCTTTGCTCGGGAATTCTTGAATAAATATATATTTATCTACTTTGTCCATGCTATTTAATAATGTTATATTCCCAAGCTCTTCATTTTTATACACATTTTCTCTTCCGGTAACAAGACCAACATAAATATTAAAATAATCTTTAAAAGAGTACAAACCTGATTTTTTAGTTTTACTAAAAGTAACTAACCCATCATTGTTTATTATATAATTTAGAACATTGTTATATAAAATCTCTTTCTTAAGCGTTTCAGTTTTACAATATCTAAAAACTAATACATCAATAGAAGCATTATCAAATAATTTTTCATCATTTGGATGATAAATATGTGTAAATGTACCGTGGTTTAACATATTATTCAATAAATTTGACGCGCTTGTTAGTTTGAAAAAATCTGATGGAATAATAAATATTAATTCACCTTTATCACACAGGAGACTGTAACATTTTTGTATAAAATCAATATACAAATTACCTTTTGTTGTTCTTACAAACGGTGGATTGCCTATAATTGTTATATATTTTTTATCAATTTTTGTAGTTAAAAAGTCACTATAAATAACATTTTTTGGAATATTATCTAGCAATTTAATTTTGTCATCAATTTCATACATATCAAATTTAATTGTAGAGTTATTATTATGCACAACTTGAATTAAGTCACCTTGACCAACAGAAGGCTCTAAAACAATTTCTGGTTTATTCAAGATAAATTCTAAAACTTTATTTTTAAGTATTGTGTTTGTTGTAAAATATTGCCCTAACTTATGTATAGATTCCATATTTCTTATGTATATTGTTAATAAATATTTAAAATCAATTTAATAGTATTTCTAATACAATCCATTCAATTTGTGTTTAATTTGCAAAAATTTACGTTGCCATGAAGGATCTCTATTATCAAATCTGATAAATAAAGATTTATTACTATTTATATGTTCTAGATTTTTATCATAATCTAGGTCACAATTCCGCGTATAACCTTGATCAACATTATATCGTGTTTCAAGAGAGCGGCGCGAGCACCGCCGCGGCGGGCGAGAGCTCGAATACCAACACCTCGAACAGCACTACTATTGATGTTTAAAATTGAATTTTAAACATCAAATAAACCATATTAATTAAAATGGGTAACACAGAAGAAATACGAGAAATAAGTTCGATTGAATTTGGACTTTATTCTGCGGAAGAAATTCAAAAAATTTCTGTATGTAAAATTGATAACCCAAAAAAACAAGGTTACGGTACTGTTTATGATGAAAGAATGGGTACAACAGATTCTTCCAAGTTATGCGAAACTTGCGGTCAAAATGCAGAAAAATGCCCTGGTCATTTTGGTCATGTTGAATTAAATGAACCCATTATTCACCCACTGTTTTATAAAAGAGTTATTGCGTTTCTTAACTGTTTTTGTATGCAATGCCAGCGACTTATTATATTAAAACAACAAGTGTATATTGACGGGTTAAATAAATACAAAGGTGAGCCGCGATTTGCAAAAATTCAAGAAAAAATTAAGAAAGTAGATATGTGTTGTCATTCTGATTGTAATTGCGATCAGCCTCAATATAAATTTTTAACTGCAGAATCTACGGTATGTAAAGTATATGAAGGCAAAGATAAGAGCAAATCAACTGTACCAGTAAGCGTTCATGACATTAAGAAACTATTTGACAATATTTCTAAAGAAGATATTGAAACAATTGGTTTTGATCCAAAATTAGTACATCCTAGTTGTCTAATTATTACTGTATTACCAGTATTACCCATTTGTGATAGGCCGTTTGTCAAAGCAGATGGTAATGTGTGTGATGACGACTTGACAAATCAATATGTTGAAATTATCAAAGCCAATAACAACATTGTTAGCACAAAAAAGAAAGATATGAACGAAACTAGCAAACAAAAATTTATTGCGACGCTTCGCTTCAGAATTTTAACAACATTTAATAACGGACAAGGCAAAGCAAAACATACAACTAACGGGAGGGCTATTAAAGGTATTAAAGAACGCTTAGCCGGTAAAGAAGGCCAGTTCCGAACCAATATTATGGGTAAAAGATGCAATCAAAGTGGTAGGTCGGTCATTGGTCCAGACCCTACGCTTAAATTTGGTGAAATTGCCGTACCAGAAGCAATGGCAAATATATTAACTGTTCCTGTTAGTGTTACAGATTTTAACATAAATAAACTACAAAATTTATGTGATAATGGTAGAATTGATTCTGTTCTTAAAAATAATGGTGCAACCCGTATTAATATTAAACGATACAGAAAAGGTACAAAATTGATAGAAAACGATATTATTAAAAGAGATGGCAAAGAAATAAGAGTAGTAACTGGGCGAGAACCGGTACTGTCAGGAGATGTGATTATAAGAAATGGTCAAGTATTAGACAAATTGCTTCATGTAAATCGGACATATCCTCTTGAAATCGGTTCTGTCGTGGAAAGGAAACTCCAAGACGGAGATTGGGTATTGCTAAATAGGCAGCCAACACTTCACAAAGCGTCTATGCTTGGAATGCAAATAAAAGTAAAACCCCATTGTACAATTCGTATGAATTTAGCAGTAACAAAACCATTCAATGCTGATTTCGATGGTGATGAGATGAACATACATGTGCCACAAAGTATTCCTGCGATGAAGGAACTTGAAGATTTAACGGCCGCAAAACACAACATAATTTCGCCAGGTAGTAGCAAACCAAATGTAGCAATTGTCCAAGATTCGCTGCTTGGTGGTTACAGAATGACGCTTGGATGGCAGAAAATCAGAGAAGACCAATATTATAACATTTCCCTAAAACTTGACTTAAACTATAGTACAAAAGACCGAATTGATCACATTAACGCTATTTACAAACAAATGGGTAAAGACCAAGATGCTTATTGCGGGCGCGGTTTGATTAGCTTGTTTCTACCCATTGATTTAAATTATACGTCAAACAATGATGGAATGCCCGAAGAACCAATATTGAAAATCTACAGAGGAGTGCTTTACGAAGGCACATTGACAAAACAAGTAATTGGTGCAGCCCACAATTCATTAATACAAATTATTTACAAAGAATACGGCCCAGATGCAGCAGCGCATTTTATTGACTGTGTCCAATTTACAACAAATGAATGGAATCTGTTACGAGCATTTACAGTGGGACTGGGCGATTGTTTAATCACAGACCCTCAACAACAAGTGAAAATCCAAGATGTTATTCAAAAATGTTATATTGAAGCCGACGGTATCAAAACAACAACGAATCACCAAGGAATTCAAGAATTACGAATCAACGCCGCATTAAATAAAGCCAAAGATATTGGGCTGCGAATTGCAAAAGATTCTCTTGACCCAAACAATAATTTCCTATCAACTGTATTATCAGGAAGCAAAGGTGATTTTTTCAATATTGCGCAAATTACCGGTTTGTTAGGACAGCAAAATCTCAGAGGCAAGCGAGTTCCGCTTAATCTAAATAACCAAACACGAAGTCTTCCTCATTACCCATTTGGGGAACTTGACAATACAATGGAATATGAATCACGAGGATTTATTGCATCATCTTTTATTAATGGTCTAAATCCGCGAGAATTTTATTTCCACGCAATGTCAGGTAGGGAAGGGATTTCGGATACAGCTATGGGGACTGCAACCTCTGGTTATATGCAGCGGCGAATTATTAAACTTACAGAAGATATTAAGATTCTTCACGATGGAACTGTACGAGATGCATATGGAAATATATATCAAATGGTGTATGGCGAAAACGGTTTTGATCCAATAAGTTATACAAAAGTAAAAGGAGAGCAAGAAATCTGCAATATTGAAAGAATTGCAGATAAATTAAATACAAACTTTGAATGTGCTTAGTCTATTTAGACAAAATTTTATATTGTTTGTCAGTAATCCAACCATACCTATACATTTTATCTACTATCAAATACTCATTTTTAAGATAATCCTTTAATATTTTGTAATTTTTGTCAGTTATGTTTTTACTATAAGTACTATTATCATGAACACGCTCTGATATATCAATATCTAAAATATTTTTAACATCATCTTGTAATGTTTCTTGACAAACTACCCCAATTATTTGGTGTTTTCTACAATTATCAATAAAATTTTCTAAATAATAATGTACACCCTTGTACATATGATTTTCTATATTATAATCTTGCAAAATATTTGGATTTTTCTTTAAATCATTGCAAAATCCATCAATATTATCATAGTCATTGTAAAATAATTCCTCTTTAGCGGTCGAGCGGAGGCCTTTTTTAGTTTTCATATATTTCCAATAAAATGCAGATATAAATCTTTGTACAGGATTTCTTAGAACTATAAGGTACTTTTTACGATTGTTGTAATACGGTTTGACCATATGAATATGATTAAATTTAAAATTTTCAGAGTCTGTTAAACTTTGTTTAACAGTACCACCGCCACATTTACCTATATGAATAAATTCGATAAATGGTTTATATTTTTCACGGTTTAAGTATGCACCATCCAAGTTATAATATTTCATTTAGTAATTTAAAATATATTAATATTAAATATATTTTTGTATGATAAATGGACAACAAAACACCAAGGAAAAAAATCTGGTGTGCAAATGCGTTGGTAGGTGCGCCTTGGGCTTGCGGTTATGATCACAGCAAAGAAAATTTTGAACATGACATTTCAAGTTGGTGTGCAAATGCGTTGGTAGGTGCGCCTTGGGCTTGCGGTTATGATCACAGCAAAGAAAATCACAAACACAAACAAAAAATCCAGACCTACTAGGTCTGCTATGGCACTTACGGAGAATATGATGTTACTATTAATAATTACGACCATGACGACTACATCTACCAGACGTGTGTTGAAGATTGCTTGGCGGAAATCGGGTCGATTACTAACAACAAAGCTACTTACATGATCGAGGACGGCCTTGTTTATAATGTGGTTTGTGACGGATGACGCGACGCTTAGTGGCGGGTCTGGTGCATGAATTAACAATCTATAGTTTCCATTTAATAATAATAAATGGAAACTGTTGCATCATTTGACATTGGTAAAAAGAATTTTTCATTTTATGTAGAAGAATTTGATAGTTCTAAAATTCCGACGCCTATTATATCTGAAAAATATAATATTGACGGAACGCCTACTAAGTCTATGGAAAATTATTTGTCAAAAATATATAAAAATGGTACTAAAATTTTGCTACTAAATAGCGATTTGACAGAAGGTTGTGATAAAAAAGCATATTTAGACCAGTTAACTTTTTACAATATGACAGATTTATTAGACAAATATAAAGAAATATGGGATAAATGCACAATATTTGTAATCGAAGAGCAAATGTCATTTGGAAAACAAAATAATAAGATGGCTGTAAGATTAGGACAGCATTGTGCTTCATATTTTTATATAAAATATGGTCGCGCGAAAAAAGTGGTAGAATTTCCAGCTTATCACAAAACGCAAGTATTGGGGTCGCAAAAGATTAAGAAAGCCACAAAAGCAGGAAAAGTTAGTTGGAAAAATATTGATAAACCTGCACGAAAAAAATGGTGTATTGCAAAAGCTTTAGAAATATTGAAAGAGCGCGGCGACGAACCAACAGCTACTATTATTTCTAAGAGCAAAAAGAAAGATGACTTAAGCGATGTTATATGCCAGTTACAAGCATATAAAACTTTTATTAAACCAGTCTAAGTAAATTATATTTATTTAGCGCCACTTCGTCGTGGGGAGAGCCTTCTTGTACCCACTCCCATGCCTTTTATTATCTGATCCCATTATAGTAAATGTAATGAATAAAATAATAAAAGGTATTATCATAACCATCACTTCAGCTTTATTATCTGAATTTTCCATTTATAATTACAAAATATTATATTTTCTGCAAATTTCAAATGTCAATTCCAAATTAACAGGCAAACTTACATAAGTTCTACCGTTAGAAATGCTGACATCTCCTGTAGAATACAACTTGTAGTTATCATCCTTTTTTGATTTAAATGGTTCGTTTATAGAACCATTCCATAATTTAGTTTTATTCATTTTGCTTATTTCATCTTGACAAAATGTATTAGACATATTTATATTTTTAAAATATATATACGATTAAAAACCAATTTAAAATTGCCTTAAAGTAAATGAAAAATTCAGTTATAATTACAATCGTGTTATCAGTGGTCTTTATAATAACAATTACAGTATTATTTAGTATTACAGCTTGCAAATGCAAAAGTCTGTGGCAATTTTCACCATTTAATATCCAATTTTGTGAAACTATTAATGTATTAAAAGACGAACCAAAAGACACCGTTACATATGAAAATTATACAAACTCTGTACCAAAAGTCATAATTTTAACTTATTATAAGAAAGACAAGCTAATTAAGTACGGTAAAAAATGGAAAAATGCAAATCCTGGTTATACTGTTGATCTATACGATGATGACGATTGTTATAAGTATCTACTCAATAAATTTTCGCAATATCACGCGGACGTCTTTAATAATATTAAAGACGGACCAATTAAAGCAGATTATTTCAGAATACACCGAATGTTAGAAGGTGGAGTGTATGTAGATATTGATTGTCAGCCTTTTTATGTTGATACATATATAAATCAGTTTGTGATACCTTATTCCCATCATAGAAATTTATTAAATCCTATGATTATTATAAGTCAGCCTAATCATCCGTTTATTTTGCAATGTATTGAAGGTTACGAAAAATTTATTAAAAAGATTAAATATAGTTATTGGGAATGGAGTATAGTACCACTTACTAGTATTTTAAATTTTCAAAATAATCAAAAAATACCAAGAATATTGGAAGAAGTTATGCCAACTTGGTTTTCTAAGAAAGATCATTATATTAAAGACGTCAAGACGGGTAAAAAAGTTTGTTTAAATAGAGTACCAGAATATAATTATAAAACGCACTCATTCTAGTTATAAATTTTAATAAATTATATTCTTCGCTATTGTATTAAAAACAATTTATTAAAAACCTTGACTTACAGAGTTAAATTCCTAAGTTTAATTGTGCAATTAAAAACACCTTTTTTAATTCCAGAACCAGGACCATGATAAAAGAAAGGATCTAATATTCTACCGGTAGGCTTGTGATAAACCTTAGAATCTATTATTTCAAAATCATCTCCGTTTTCGAAAGCACATGTATGAATAAATTTTGATTCAGTGTCTATTTTCCATTTACCATCAAATCTAGGTGTTTTTTCCATCAAATATATTTGAGTTGCTGTTTGATCTCGCCAATGTTTATTTGTATATTTAACCATTTTTTTTGTTTTAATTACTTCACGCATAAATGTTAAAAGGTTTTGTTTATACCCTCCATAAAAACCTGTGTTTCCCTGAGTAGGTTTTTTGGTACTAGCATCTGTATTTAAACATCGCAGTCCTCTTTCCCCGGATACCAAAATATTCGTTTTTTCTTGGTTGAAAGCTTTTATAATATTACGACTGTTTATTTCTTTTGTTGCTAAAATATCCAAACTATCCATTACAAATATTAAGCTATTATCTGGAAGCCCTTCTACCTTTTTTATTATCTTTTTATAAGCAACCCCATGACCTTTCCATTTTTCTAAAATTACCGGCTTAAACATATTTCCCAAATCTTTTTCAAGTTGTTTATATATGACACTGTTTTGACTATTTTTTTTATCAATTGATGTCACAAAAAACAAATTATTTGTGTTTATATAATTTTCTTTATATACACCTCCTTGTTGATCGTGATCTAACTTATAATAATAAGGAAACCCACACCACGTATTGAATGTTATTACATACCGTACTAACAAAAAAATTAAAATTGCGGCAATTATAACACAAAAAACGGAAATTACCAAAACACTAACTTTATTCATTTTATAATATAAATAAGTATATTATTTATCTTTCGTATTTATTTTCTACTGGAAAATAAATACGAAAGAATATTGGAATAAGTTATGCCAACTTCTTGGGTTTTATACCAAAAATCATTATATTAAACATGTCAAGACGGGTAAAAAGTTTGTTTGATTGGATTACCTTAATACAATCGTAAAAACACCCAGTTTAATCTACTGAAATTAAATTTTTATTATAGAATAATAAAAATGATACATAGAAAGACTTTTGTTTCATTAACAACTATTCCAAAACGGTTGTCAAGCCCTGCTTTCACAAAACATATAAAATTTTTATTATCACTTACTATGCATGAACATATCATTATTAATATACCAATGTTTTCTAGATCTGGGGAACTTTATGTTATACCCAAAGAAATAACAAAATTAGCAAGGACTGTAGTTAATTTTACTATTAACAGAAATTGTAAAGACGAAGGACCTATAACAAAGTTATTACCTGTTCTGAGAAATCCGTTAATTAAAGATAGTGATATTATTATTGTAATCGATGATGATATAATTTACAAAAAAAATACATACAAATTATTGACTAAATCAGTTAATGAAAATAGTGAATCGATTTCTACATTTTGTGTCAAATTAATACAAGGGATAACTGGGTATGGATTTGTTAAAAAAGTTATTAAAAATATGTTGCTACAAATTAATATTCCAAATGAATGTTTCAAAATAGATGATTATGTGTTGAATAGATTTGCAAAACACAACAAAATAAATATTACGAAGGTGTATTATACAAATTTTGATAAACCAAGATTACATGATAAAATATTTAATAATCTATTTTGCAACTGTCATCTTGGTAATTCTATAAAACTTGCTACAAATTTATACGATGCCCCACAATTACAATTTACAACAAATAGAATAAGAGCTAATAGAATGTGTAAGAATAAGTTAATTTTATAAATTTGTTAATATTTCTAACTTCAATAGAGCCAAAATCTTATTTACAAAACAAAAAGGGTTAGCTGGTCTGTAATTGATTTTTAATTTACCAAATTATATTAAAAATAATATAAACATGACTTCTAATTTAAATTTCTTTACTTATATTTTCATTTTTTGTTCGCAATTAGACAATTTTTTTCATAACTTTAATTTTTTTGTTTTTTTTGTTTTGAACTATTTAGGTTACAGAGTATACCAAATAGTTTCCAAAGATAAAAAGAACGTTCTGTTCAAAAATATCACGAATCACCCGTTTATTTGTGATAAATATGACGAAAATAACGAACCGATCGGGATTATAATCCATAAAAGTGTAATTCCTCATTTTATCGTTTTAAATCGTTCTCGTCATCAAGAAGTCATGACTATTATTTGCAAGAAAATATTTTATGAGGAATTAAGCAATGAAATTAAAACTATACACCATCTTGACCTTGACGACGATTATGTTCCTTGTAAAAAAACCACCACGCCCTCTTCTAATATAAGTTATATTACAAAGCGAGGCGAATATGGGTATTTTGAATACGGAACGCGTATTGTCAATCTTGAGAATATGACAAATCAAAAAACACTCACATTTTATGATACTCAGAAACAATTATTTCGAACCATTATGAATTTCTACAAGAACAACCATTTCTGTAAAGTTTTCTTGAGTGGGTCTCCAGGTTGCGGTAAAACTTTTTTTGCGTATTTAATGGCTCAAAAACTAGATTGTTATTTATGCGATGTGTATAAAGGTAATGAACCTTCTAGTAATTTAAATGAGATTTATACACGCGCAAGAGTTTCAAGTGAAAAACCAATGATTATTATTTTTGACGAGGTTGATATTATGATTTCAGAAATCCACAATAGTGTTAATACAGAACATAAAAAATACAATAAGGAAATACATGACAAAACATCCTGGAACTCATTTATGGATAAGATTGAATATGGTATGTTTCCGTATGTAATTATTTTGATGACTTCAAATAAAATTCGTAAAGATATAAATAAATATGACATTTCTTATTTGAGAGACGGACGAGTAAACGTTGTGTGCGAATGGTAATAATACATTATATTAATCTAACTAATCCAATTTCATATTTATTCATAAATATGAAATCACGTCTTTTTTGACTGTTATAATAAGAGTCAAAATACGAATATCAATTTATAGTTTTTTACACCTTATGGATTTGTTGGAATATGAACTTGAAAAAAGATTATAATACCAATTATTCTACGTTAGCTGAACTTTACCCTAATAATGTTGAATCAAATATTACAGAAAGAGAGGATTAAGAAACACAAGTTAAATAGAGACAAAATCTTATTTGCAAAACAAAAGTAATTATAAAATACCTGTATCCAGGACTATTTATACTGTGAAACGTAAAAATTCATTACAACCTCTTTTTATTCTGAATAGCTTTTTGTAGTTTCAAAAACTGCTTTCATCTTTTATTAATTTAAAACATGAATTTCATTATTATAATAATGAAATTAATTATACCTTTTATCACAATTATAAAATTTGCTTTTGCAAATCACCAAGATTATATTAATCAAATAAATTCTATGAATTTATCTTGGACTTTAGATAATAATAAGTTTGGAAATATTGAATATGATTTTTTTAAAAACCGTAACGGTTATTACTATTCTAATGAATATTATCCTATTATTGACGATAAATTTTCAAATATGCTTTATCAACATCTTCCCGATAATTATGACTGGCGTACAAAAGGAGTGGTTGGCGATGTTAAAGATCAAGGACAATGCGGCAGTTGTTGGGCTTTTTCAGCAATTGGTTCTCTCGAAAGCCAACTATCCATTTTAACGAATACTAATTATATTATTTCCGAACAAGAAATTGTAGATTGTGTTAAAAATGCAGATGGTTGTAATGGTGGGGAAATGTATACAGTTTATGATTATCTTTCTGGAACTGAAGATGAATTAGAGTCAAATTATCCTCACACTGATTGTAAAGCTGTGAAATCTTCTGTTCCCTATAACGTTTCCGGGTATAAAAGTATTATTCCTAAAAATGAACATATACTTAAATATTATCTATATAATATTGGTCCAATTTCTGTTAGTGTAGCCGCCAATCTCGACTGGCAACTTTATAAAAATGGTATTTATGACCCAGATAGTGAAAAATGTGGTAATTCCGCCGGTGATATTGATCATGGTGTTGTTCTTGTCGGATATGGTACTTATAATGGTCTAGATTATTGGACTGTTAGAAATTCTTGGGGAGGCGATTGGGGTGAAAATGGGTATATTCGTATTTCACGAGGGAAAAATACTTGTGGAGTCTCAAATTATCCTGTTTTCCCCACAATTAATACGAATCAATGAAAATGTTAATACAGATTCATTTTTAATATAAAAATTTCTCTTAATAAACTATATAATAAAATGAAAGAAAATGGTTTGGTTTTATTATATAGTTTATTATCCGTGCTTTTAGTACTAATGTTTATTTTAGCTTGGTTATTTTTAAGAAAGTCGTCAACTGACGAATGTTTTTCAAAAGATAGGATAACGTATGTTACTTTTACAACAATTCCAGACAGGTTGAATAATATTTCGTTTGTTGAAAACGTAAAATATATTTTAAGTATTCTAACTGATGAAATTTTAATATTAAATTTACCCAAAGTTTCTAGAAAAGGTGAAAAATATATATTACCCGACAATTTGGCGGAACTCACATCTAGCAAATTTATTATAAATTGGGTAGACCTTGATGAAGGCCCAATAACTAAACTATTACCATCTTTAAGGAATAAAATGATAAAATCTACTGATATTATCATCATAATAGACGATGATGTGTATTATAAACCTAAAACATTTGAAGTATTAAAGGAAGCAACGTTTAAAAACTCGGAAAAGATAACAACATTTTGTAACAAAACATTAAAAGGGTTTAGAGGTATTGCTTTTGTCAAAAGCACCCTTTTAGGATTGGAAAATATATCTATACCAGATACATGTATTAAAATTGACGATTTTATAATCCAAAAATATGTTAAATATAAGAATATTCCAATATTTAGAGCTTTTTATACTAAAAGCGGCGACGTAATGTGGTATGATAAATTATTCAATACAAAATTCTGTAACATTCACTATTTTAAATCAATAAAATTAGCAGATTCCTACAACGCAAAACAATTACAATTTACTACAAATCGAATTAAAGCGGGACATCTTTGTGACAAAGACCTGGATCTGGGACGATCAAAGGACCAAACAATATAATTAGACCTTCGTTTATTTTTAGCAAAGTAAGACTAAAAGCCTTTTTAGTGCTTTCAAATACGTAACATAAAAATCTAGACCAAACAAATCCCATCGATTTTATTGATCTAAAATTGTAATTTTAGATCTAAAATTACAATAGTTTTGGTTCATTACTTAAAATAATAGGTTTTTTTCGTTTTGCAGTATGAAATATAAAATTTGGTTTCCTGATTTTCTTAATGTCGTCAATAACAAGCCTAAATGTTTTGTTTCTCAGTTTATATTGTTTCTCTATTAGACCTTTATCAAATTTTTCCTCAGATTGAAAGGCAATATCAAGTACTTGGTCAAGAGGATTCATCAAAGCCTTTATGTAATAATTAAAGTCTATTTTAATATATTCTCCGTGTTTTTTAACATAGTCTATTGATTCAATCTTCTCATATTGCTTTCCATTTGGTTTATTGGGATTTGTAATAACATATTCTAAACGAGTTCCGGTATCAACTCGACTTCCTCGTTCTCGCATTCGTTCTGCTAATTGAACTTGGGCTGGAAGACAATACAAATAATATTCTTTCTCGTTAGATGCATCTTTACGGTCCAATTGTTCTTGCTTTGTTACTGGATCACTCGATAAAATTGGAACTGTGTAACTACCTATCATAGCTTTTGCAACTCCTTTTTCGTTTGTAAAAGGCTGTATTTCAAACCCATTAATATCACCAACTGCTTTAGTAATTACAAAATCATCAATATGGTTAAGACCAGAACATACTTCATTAAGTTTTTGTATTACATAATATTGTACATTATCCATAGAGTCTTGATCTGCTAACATATTAACAACTTTTTCGTAAATATCTCGCACAAATTTACTATTATCACGCCGTGCTAATAGAACCCCTTTTTTACCAATTTTCTTATCAACAACACCATCGCGCAAACATTTTCTATACATATAGCGTTTTTTAGATAAAATGAAAAACCAGTAGTAGATTTCTTCTTCAAATTCTAACACAATTGGGTCAGGAAACATTTTTGTAACTTCTGATGCCACATACAATGCATGATCCCAAGTGTCTGCTGAGTTTTTTAAGTGTGGAAAGTGAATGTAATTACTGTTATGTACTATCATTTCGCCAATACCTGCTGCAAAATGATGATTACTTGTTTCTATATCATAGATATACTCATCATCGCATTTATATGATTCTATTTTTTTCACTTGATTAGGACCATATCTAAATTTTTGTTTCTGCGAAGACCCAGTTAATTTATAAGTATCTTGTTTATCACTTCGTGAATTAATACTAACTTTATAACCTAAACTTCTCATAAGATAATACAAACCTGCACAACCAATTTCACCATTATTTGTAATAGTTAATGCAGGGTCTTTTTTACTACCATCTCCCGAATAGTATCCCATAAAAAATGCTTCTCTAATAGAATATGGAGCATTTAGAATTATATCTGGAACCTTTTTGTAATTTCTAGAATTGTAAAACAATTTCCTATATTTAGTTACAAAATTTGCGATAGAACCTATATGTTTTTTATTTCTTGATTTACCTTTCGCAACTAGTTTATTTACATGTGATGATTTCATCATGTCTAAAATTTTAAAATCCATACTTAATTCATATTTTACTAGTATTTTTTTGCATCTTTCTAGGAGCGCATTATCTTTTTTATTAATAACCCATGTTGATTTAGAATATTGCCCTTGTTTATAAGTTTCGCAGCTACCATCTGCGTAAAATACACCCCAAACGAACGCTAGTTCTGCGGATAAATCTTCATATACATCACTTGATATTTTGTAATCTTGTAATTTTTCTACAGTTAGATTGTTCTCATATACAGGTTTTAAAGGTGTATCTTCAGGCAATGGCAAATTTTTACACATAAGTTTATCTCCAATATTTACTTCAGAACCCAACGCTGGTTCTCCATTTTCCCACAATAAAGAATGGTCAAGGGTGCATGTCACAACACCTGTATGTGTTAATACCTTAATAAGTGGTTTTTCAATAGAATGACGCATTACATATTTAATATCTGTAAAACCTTGGTCACTCCAAACTTTAATCCCTTCTTTAGGTTTAGACATTTCTTTACCAGTTACAGTTTTTGACCAATTTCCATCAGATAGTTCTTCTAATGTTTTATAACATCTTTGATTGTTTTCAAGAATCAATACCGGTGTTGATGCTACCAAAGTATCCGTATCTCCATAAACTAATTCGCCACCGTATTTTTCTGGAATTATTGTAGCCACCTTTTCGATATTAACTCGACCCATATAAGTCGTTGTCATGGCCCCCGGCATAAAGGGTAAATACCCTCTGCGTACGCCCATGGCCCCGTACATCGAATTTGCACTTACTTTCATAGCCAATTGCCTCTTGTCCAAAACATCAATTTCAGTCTCGACCCCAGCTATGAGTGTGCTATTATCAATACCAGTTTCTAATTCTTCTTGTTTAAGCTCGTCAAGTTTTTTATAAAGAGTTTTCATATTAACTTTACGAACACGCTTACGAGAATCTAGCAAATCTTGGATAATAGTTGGCAACACGCCTTTAGGTTCTTTCAAAAATCGATAACGTCTTTTCGCACACATACATATTTTTGGTAAAGCTTTTTGTATTTCTGACCTTTCTTCTCTATAAGGTTTAAGTGTTTCGGTTTCTTCAGCTATTTGAGTTTGTAATTGTTTTTTATACACTTTGTCTCTGATTGAATCGCGCTGTTTTCTTAATGCGTCAATTTCTACCTTTTTCTGTTCTATAATTTTGTCGATTTCTAATTTTCTAATAACATTAGGATCGTGAATACAACCAAGGTGATCTTCCCATTCCATAACATGACATTTACTGTCAGGAATACTAGAATCGTCGGGAACCCAAGTATGATAGTCAATATTATAAGCAATAATTGTAGTAGGATATAGAGATGCAAAGTCAAAAGGCACAATATAATTATAAATACCAGGTTTTGGAGGAAAAACCTTTGCACCTACATATCTATCTGTTGCTAAAGTTTTATAACCTTCTTTTTCGACTACAATGTTTTGCCCCATACAATATCTGTATATTTGTGAATATACCTTTATTTGTTGGCCTTGTGTATAAAGTGCAAAAATGGGTACATTGCAAATACTCGCCATTTCAGTGAGACCAACCCATGTTTTAAGTTTTTCCATTAACCGTACTACCAAAACACTATCTTGTACGCAGTATTTAGCACAAATACTAATTGCTTTTCTAGCTTTATGTGAATAACTACCATTTTCATCTATTACAGTACCAATTCTGTAACATTTAAAAATACCTTGAACGCTAAGTGGATCTTTAGTTGCGCCAATAAAATATTCCGATATTGTTTTTAGTTTATAGTTATTAAACTTGTAGTCGCGACGAACAAGAGGAAGTAAATCTACATACAATCTACCTTCTGCGTCTAGGAATTCAAACTCTTGCACACCGTATGCAGCAGAAGACCATTTAATAGTTCTTTGTTCAGCTTTTTCATTTGCAAATCCCTGTTTTGCAAATTTACCAAGATTATTTAGTTCTGCTCTCTTAATCATATAAGGAATATCGAAACCCAAAATATTATAACCACTTATAATATTAACTTTCTCATCTTTAATCAAATCACAGTAATAACTTAACAATTTTGATTCACTCGGACATTTTATGATAGTAACACCTTCACCGACCATTTCTTGTAATGGGTCACCAAGTGATAATATATATTTTTTATCATCTACACCTTCTGTTGAAACAACACATGATATTTGAAATATTTCATCACGAGGGTCTGAAGCATCAGGCATTTTTGCTGGATTTGATGAATTAACCTCAATATCAAATCCCATAATCTTTGGTTTTGGAGTTTTGCTACACTCATAAGGGTAAATTTGTTCCCATTCTACGCTGTATTCGTGATGACAAGAAGTAATACAATCTTCACCTTTTATTTCGACACCTTTACATTTCAACCAACTCGCCGTAGTTATTTTACGACAACAAGTTAGTTGCAAAATAGGGCTAGCGTCGGTTTCGTGCAATTTCAAAACTATATTACCAATACCACCTGATATATAAATATAGTTTTGTTGGCCTGTGGGATGGTCGGTTTTATTTAGTTTATATTCCAAAATTTTCGCATCTTTGCGGTTTGAAAATGCACAAAATAGATAAGGAAATTCTTCTCTTTTATTATGCTTGTTTAAATAAGCTCCATACAATCTTTTCTTATACACAAACCTCCATACTAAGGGGCGTCTATTACCAAGCATTTTGTCAATTTTATGTTGAACATATTTGACATTTGTAGATGTCCAAGTTATATCTTTTGGTAATTCTATATAAGCATAAGGTTTGAAATCGTCAATCTGCAAACACACCGATTCATTTTTCTCGTTTAAACCATATGTCCTGATTGATGTAATCTCTGTTTGTTTATTATCTATATGCCAGCTATATGGAAAAAATTTGATAGTCATATTACAATTTATATTAATTATTACGTTTCCAGATATCAATTTTAAAAGTGATTTTATATATTTATAAAATGAGTAAATAAAATGAAATGAATAGAGCTTCCTATTTCATAAAGAATAAATGTCTTTTTGGTAGTTATCCTACACAAGAAAATGTTTTAGAACTTGAGAACAATAATGTAAAATATTTTGTAGATTTAACTTATTCCAACGAGAAAAAAATCACAAAATATACCACAAATTATAAATATATTTCATATCCAATAATCGATCATCAAATTCCCTCAAACAATTTGTCCTACTCCGAATTTATAATAAAGTTATGTCATATAATCAAAAATGAATGCGATGAAAATAATAAACTATATATACATTGTAGAGGAGGGCATGGTCGAGCTGGAGTTGTTGTTGCCACCTTGTTAATATATATTCTTGAAATTAGCCCTGAAGAAGGTTTAAAATTGACATCGCAATATCATTCTAATAGAGGAGTTATGAAAGAAAAATGGCGTAAATTAGGATCTCCGCAAACTACAGAACAAAAAAATTTTGTATATCATTTTACAAAACCGATATATATTTTTAACGATATTAAAAATCAAAACGATTCTATTAGTGTATTATCTACCTTTTTTGAATGCGATGTGAAAATCGATGATAATATTTTTCCGAGCGCGGAGGCAGCAATACAATATCAAAAATTAAAAGGAGATAAAGATTATCTATATAAACAACTTAATTCTGCATCGGGTAAAATGTCAAAATTATTGGGTGAACGAATTAAAACTGATCAAAACTGGGAAAAAAACAAATATAATATTGCCTACAAAATTTTAAAAATAAAGTTTAAAACAAACCAATCAGTGAAAGCAGTATTATTAAATACAAAATTGTGTAAAATAGTTAACAGAACGGATGATTTATATTTGAGTGTAGATTCCGTTAATAATGGGATAAATGTATTAGGTGATATCTTATATAAAATAAGGGAAGAATTACTACTAGAAAACTAATATATTACTATATATATTAGTTTTAGACGACATTATACTTTATTAAAGCGGTAGTGGAGTTACAGGTTCTCGATTCGCAGGGTTAGGTACGATTTCTATTGCAGGTGCAGCAGGTGTAGATGTATCTAATTGTTTATAACTAGGACTGTCTTCACCCATCATTTTAGCGTAAATAATTAAAATTACAAATGCAATCGCAGCCAACGCAATTGAAGCTACGAAAAACCAGAAAGAAAACCCATACCCCCACTCAGGCGATGTTGGGTTAACATTATCCATATTATTCACTAGTTCCGCTTTATCCCAAACATTTGAGGTGTATATAGATACGGCTGCAATAGCTAATATAAACGAAATTAACGCGGAAAATGCTGCCATATATACAAATTTTTTCTTATCTCCTAACATAAACAGCAACGAAAGTGCTAACATACCTGTTGCAAAGCATGTTAAGTATCTAACTTGAACAACGGCCTTTTGTTGAACGTCGTCAGAATAAATATCTTTTTGATCCATGTTGCCACAAATAGTTGAATTATCGTTAGTTTTAGATATTGCACACCATTTCCAAATACCTATGTTAAAATAATAGTTTCTGCCTGTACTAGTCTGCCACGAATTTGCAGCGGTGGCGATCGTAAAAAGAAATAATGCTAAAAACAGAGTAAATATACCCCCGAGTTGTAATCCTTCTTGGACCGAATCTTGTCTCGACGTGGCCATTGTTTTTGTTTAAAAACAATAATAAAATTTTTGTTTTTAAATTATTTCATTCGATTTGATTATTATATTTTAAAACAAAAATATAATAAATAAATGACAACAAGATATATTGAGATTGATTCAACTTGGAGAAATCGCAACCTTTATCCAAATCCATCAAATTTTGAAATTCCGATATCAGAAAGTGGTGCAAAATTGTCAGCGACGGCGTTAGCGCCAGTGTGTTGTTCTTCTCCTATTATTGAATGGAAACTTGGAAATTTTAATACAAATATACCTACAACTTCCACAGGTAGGAAATACGTAGCAATTGTAATTACTGAATATTTGGGAGATTCTATTTACCAAGTATGTCAAAAAGATACTAATATATTACAAAATATAAATAGTTATTATAGCTGTGCGACAATTACAAACGGTACCACAAGCCCGACTCAAACAGTATTTGGTCTAATTAAAAATTATAGTTATTTAGGAAATGGAAAAGCAACATTACAATTAAACACATCATTAAGTTTAACATCTCCAATAGTAGGCACTGAGTTGTATATTTCAGATCCAACATATTTATCAATAGACACAACTACAGGTAAATTTAATAGTATAGATCCGTATATATTTGTACCAACTGGATTTCCAGGCACAAATTCTTATAATGAATTTGTAATTACTAATACAACTAAAAATCAATACAGAGCAACTACAGATTATAACGGTTCCACAAAATTGTTAGGAGTTGATATTTCTGGCAGCTCGGTAAATACCGGCAGTTCAGGACCTATTAATAATTGGGATGATACAGATATTTTAGTATTAAGAAGCGCGCAACCTCAAACTTCTTTTATTGCGACCCCAATCGCAAGCGAGTTTACATCAGCTGAAGTATTTCCTGGCGGACTATTAACACCTGCTAATTCCTACATAAACGAATTATCAAAAAGAGTATTTCAAACCGATCAAATAGACGCTCTAACTATTCCACAAGTTGGTAATTTTTTGGAAAAAGCTTCTTATTATAATGTTTTAAAGAATTTAACTATTGAATCTCCAAACATTTTATCATATTCATATGCACCAACTGAATTACCTTTTGCAATACCCAATTATTTTGCTGGTGCAGAAATTAAGGCTTTTAACGCAGTTGCGCCTTTAGAGTTTATTAATAATCAAATTAGAACAGTTCGAATATCGTACTATGATTCAAATACAGGAAAAATTATTATAGAATTAGACTCTGACCTTACAAGTGATGCAGCTATGACAAGTCCAATTCTCTCATCAATTAATTGCACGCTTAAAATTGAAAGCGAGTTTGCAACCATTACTAAATATGTAAATTTGACTAGTGCTGTAGGGTCCAATTCAACTATTGATTTTATAGAATTTCCATTTGGTTCGTCACAAGACAATAACTTTTACAACGAATTATATATAAAAGTTAAAACAGGTGGTGTAACAGATACAAGAATAATCAAGCAATATAGCGTTGAGAAAAATGAATTTGGGGCAGTGATTTTAGCAGGTGCATTTTTAAATAGAAATTTGACAGTTACGCCGACAGCGGCTACAACTTTTTCAATATCATCGGGGATTTTGTTTCCTCCATTTAAAAATTTTATAGCAAAATCATCAGCTACATATGTCGAAAACGAATTTGTATATGAATTGTTACCATTTAGTTATGACGGTTTTAATCCATTTGTATATACAGGTAGTATGTTATCACAAACAGAGCAAGTTTGTTATTCAATTGAATTGAAAAATTTAGTATTACCAAATCAAATACTTGACGGAGGTTTTGGAAGTCTAATTTCTTTTTACCCGTATATTTATGTAGAACTTCAAAACGTTTCTGCGCCTAGTAGCGGTACAAATAATATCATATATTCAAATAATCCGAATTCTACAAAAATGATGTTTAGAGTACCAATTACAGATGTACCAAACCCTCTTAATTCAACATTTATTAAACTAGACAGCAGAGGTGCTGTCCAAACTTTAAAATTTAAACCAAATGATAATCTAAAATTTGGAGTTTATTTATCTGACGGAACTCCTTATACAACATTGTTAAAAGACACACCGTGTCCTATGAAACCTAATGCTCTTGTGCAGATTTCAGCACTTTTTGCAATTAAAAGATTAGATTAATTAACTACACAATTATAACATTTATGATCTTTTTTATTAAGAATTTTGCGTGGTGGTTTATGCAACCATTTATTGTAAGACCATGTACTTCCCGTAGTTGAATCTAATGGCCACCATTCATAATTCTTCCTGTTTTTTCTAAACCATTTTTGTATTATAATTGCATTCTCAGTTACACTCATTTTTATTAATAATAAATTTTTTTAAGGTGAAAACTTTATTACTTTATCTTTTGCTAACGGAATATTTTTAAGTAATTCCGATTCTATATAATATTCTGGTTTAAATAAAATACTTTTATTTTTATCATTTATTATGTATCCTTGATGACTTTCATGAAAATTTAAAAGTTGTTCAATGTAGTTTTCTTTATAGTTGATTTTATCATTTAGAACTATTCCAATGTTATTTCCGGATTTACATAAATTTGCATGAGTTACAATTCCAGTATCCTTCCATCTTTCGCTTTTACTTTTAACTTCGGGTATAACAGCACCAACCAATTTTAACCAATTTGGAAGGTGTATATAACCTTTTGAAGTTTCTTCGCTAAGGGGTAATCCAAATACTATTAAATCTACGTTAATGCTTTGTTTTAATATATTTAATATCTTTTGAGAATTTTTAGTAATATTTTTACTATTATTTACATATAAAATTGTAATTTTATATTTATTGTCTTTGTATTTTGGTTTCTCTCTGTATTTCACTATCATATTTTTGTCAAAATTTACAAATGTTTCTTTTTTGCCAAATCTATTTAGTAATACAACTGTAACACAAACAGCTAAAACCAATGCAACAAATCCTAAAATCCAATAATAATTCTCCATTATATAGTTTATTTACTATTTCAAATATAGTATTTAAACTAAATTATTCATTTTATATTTATTTAAAAACCTGACGGCGAAACACAAAATGAGCGAAGATACGCAAAGAATAATAGATGTAAAGGAACTGAATCCTAACATTATACAACCTGTAAGTGAAAAATTTATGGATGCTGATTATAACGGCGGATCTAAAATTGTTGTAGTTGGTAAACCAGGCACTGGGAAGAGTACATTAATTAAATCCATTTTGTATGCAAAAAAACATATATTTCCAATAGGTATGGTAGTCAGTGGTTCAGAAGATAGTAATCATGCATATCATCAATTTATGCCTGGTACATTTATATACAATGAATACAATGAGGAAATTTTGGCAAATTTTATTAGACGACAAAAAATTGCATCAAATCATTTAGATAATCCTTGGGCGGTAATAATATTAGATGATTGTACCGATGACCCAAGAGTTTTTAATAAACCAATTCAACAAGCTTTGTATAAAAAGGGACGGCACTGGAAAATGATGTATATTTTATCACTTCAATACGCAATGGATATAAAGCCAGTTATTAGAACAAATGTTGATGGTATTTTTATTTTACGAGAGCCATTACTTAAAAATAGAGAATCTTTATATAAAAATTATGCATCGGTAATACCTGACTTTTCAACTTTTTGCGAATTAATGGATCAATTAACCGATGACTATTGTGCGTTATATATACACGGGGCTACACAGACTAATTATTGGCAAGATTGTGTTTTCTATTATAAAGCCCCTCAAACCCCAGACGACTGGAAACTTGGATGCGATGAATATTGGGAATTTCATTATTCAAGATATAACAATAGTTATAAAGATTCGTTCTCTAATTTTTAGATTTTTCTTGCATTTATTTAGAATAAATGCAAGTACCTTATAATTCATTTCTATTGTGTGTTTTAATACTAACTTTGTCAAAAGATAAGGACAGAGTTAAGAAAACAACACACTCATGCAATGATTCAATTATAACACCTTCAAAAAGCGAGCTTGGAACCCAAATTTTAAATTTTCCAGAATATAGAGCGTTGCTTAATTGGAAACTCAAAGATACTTACGGTAGTAATAAGGTAGACTGCGTTCCAAGAAACTTAGCAATGGCAGGGATTTTAAAACACCCTGAATTAAGAAATTTATTTGAAATAACGAATAATCAAGCGAATAAAAATGGAATTTATGAAACAGATATGTTAGTTAACGGCGGACTTAAATGGGTTCATATTATTAAAAATTGGGTATGGCGTGGCCCGCACTGGACAAATCAAAGTTTATCGGAATATATTCTTGAATATTTAATATCAACAATTCCGCTAAACAAGTGTGTTATTTTTAGATTAGAACATTTAAATTGGGAGGGTGGTCACACATGTACGGTATGTCGTGTTAAAAATAGTGACGGTGTAGATGAATTGAAAGTGATTGATTCGCAAGTTAAAGAATTTCCAAACACGTGGCAGAACTACGCTGGTAGGTTGTTTATTCAAATAGATGGATCTTATACAACTTTGCTAAGCGGTAATAAGGCAAAAGAATATTTTACAAATACAAATCCGGGAGACAATCAAGTGTGGAAACAATATAAATTTTCAATAATTGAAAATAATCCTATCAGATATGAGTATTTAAGAAGTCAACCTACTAATTTTCAACCTGTAGTAAAGAAGAAGCCAATCTCTATAAATAACGAGAAGACCAAAGTCCGTTCAGAAAAGTTATTTCCGCAAGCTGCGGAAATATAATTTTATTAATAATATATTACTTTTCTGTATATAATATATTACATAAAATATTTAAATATTTCAAGAATCATAAAGCAATCTAGTTTATTATATTCTATTATTGATTCTTGTAGTTTAAGTTTATCTTCAAATGATGTATTTGAGCTGTACAAATTATTTGCGTGTGTTATTGCGTCGGTACCATTTGAGCATGAACTATTATTTACACAATTAATTAAACCATGTTTAGTCATTGCTTCTGAAATTCTCTTTAGTTTATAATCATAACAGTCTTTAATAGCAACATCGTTTTTACTAAAAATATTGCACATATCAATCCATTTTTCTTCGTCGATTGTATTTTCTATATTATTCCTTTTACATGATCTTTGGTAAATTCTATAATCAGCCGACCAGTACAAAATTAACGGATCTCCTAATTTTTTGTAGATCTTATGAAAATCTTCAAGTACTATAGTTTCCGAAGAATTATTAATGTCTTCAGAAATATATTTGTAAAATTTCCAAGTTTCTGAATCCTTGTAATAAAACCCAGATAAGAATATTTTATCATTAAAGGTTTCAAAATCCAAGAAAATTTTATTTTGATTTTTATAGTGTTCAAAAGGGTTATGATTACATTCTTTATTTTTCCAGGTAATAATCTCTGAAGAATTATTCCTGTTTACCAAGATTGTATTCTTAATACGGTTGAAACATTTTGTTTTTTCATAACCATAACTTATAACTATTTGTTCTGGGGTGTATTTTAAATCTTTGAAGCTATATATACCCGTATTATGTGCTTTTCTTTTAGCTTTTTGAGAAACTCCTGAAATTAATGTGTGTTCTCCAAGATTAATCGCTATTTTCTGCTTAATATTATTGTAACCGGCAGAATTACATTTCATATTAGGATATAAATGCGGGTTGTCTTTGATATTGTCAAGATCAATATTGTTATATTCTTTATTAAGTTTTTTTGCAGCTTTTTCACCAAGATCTACTTGTCTTCTATAATCAGTATCTATACCTTCATAATCCATTTCACCAATATTTTTAATGCCCAGTTCAGGGGTGGGACCTGGTATTATATAGGCTTTGTAATGATTATTTGATAAAATACTATTTATCATTTTAACATAATAATAACATTGGCCTTTCGCGGCAGCTATATTTTGAGAATTTCTAATCCATTTTGTATTTTTAATTTTATCAAGTTTGAAATTTTTTATTTCAAAAACAATATAATAAGGTTCAAAATTTCTGTCAATTGCTATAGTACTATCTAGTAAATGCATGTAACTACTCAATACTAACAAATCTATTTCACCTGTTCTAATATTATTACAAAATTTTGCGGAATGAATAAAAGGGGTTTTACTATTGATTAATTCTAATGTCTTCTTGCAACTTTCAATATTAATTTTACCTTCTACGCTTACAACAGGGTGAATGTTATTTTGTATATACTCAATAACGTCTATTTCGTATAAGCGGCCTCTCTCCCACAAATACTCTTGAAATTCATCTTTTTCGGCTTGAATATTTTTTTTCTTAAAAACTGCAACTAAAAAGTTGTCATTTACACACTCGCGTATAGTTGGGTTATATGAAATTTGTTTGTCTTTGATTTTTTTAACAGGTTGTTCGCTGACTTGTGTATTGACGCGCTTCATTTTAATTTTCGCTCTGAACCAAACTTTATTATTCAATTTTAAAATATTGTCAAAAATAAATGTCTGGATTCAGTGTTAGTGACTCCTCAAACAGTTTCAGTATACTACTAACTACCGGCGATATTGATGTTGCGGGAAACCTCTCGATATCAGGCGGTTTTAAGAATAGATTAGTTGAAAAAACAACAACTTTATTATCGCCTGTAACATTTAATGATGCTTTAGTAGATAGCTATTATACATTAAATACTATGGTAAATGATGAAGAAGGTGGAATAAACACATTTGGATTACCTCTGAAAAGCTTCATTACGGAATCTTCTGTAATATTAACAGATGTTGTATGGACACCCGATTTTGAAGATGGTTTGTATTTAAAAGACCCTGCAAAACCTGTTACTTTTACAATGGGATATCAAATACATCCTAAACCATCTAAAGATTTTAACGGTAATTTAACTTACGATTCTACAGGATTTAATTTTACAAATTTAAATGCTCCGGGTGTTATATTTAATAATGCAATAATTCGTTCTGCAGAACCTAAAAATGGTGGTGGTTTAATTGTAAGCGCTGGTATTAACGGCAATAGAAATGCTAATATTGGTACTGCTGGTACTGCTGGTAATTTAAGTATTACACCTATATGGATACGAATGACAGTTCCCGGAGTTCCAAATATAGGTGGTAAAAAAATCACACATTCTGCAAAAATAACAGTAACTCTTACAACAAAATTAATACAAAGTTAATTTTTATATTATAATAATATAAAATGTCTACCAATCTATTACCTTATTCAATAGTTAGCGCGGCGTCTCCATTTCCAAATGAAACTTTTACAGTTGTTACGAATGAAAGCGCCCCGCAAAGTCTTCTTAATAGTTCAAATGTAAATGTAACAAACGATTTAAATGTTGAACAATCGTTCAATGGTTTGATGCCTATCAAAACAATGATAGGCTACACTCCTGTTGAATTTTCAAATAGCGGGCTTGAAACTGATAAAAAATGTTGGTTTCTAATGACTCGTCCAGGTAAATCTGAAAACGACGTTGATTTTAGATTACCAATGCCTGAAAAAACTTTCTTTTTCCAAGGCGTTGTATCAAATTATGATCAAAGAACAACTACAGAATTATCCGACAATAACACAGCAAAAGTAAATACACCAATTAGCGCCCAGCCTGATAAAAATCCTTACAACTTTCCACAATGTGGATTTGACATTGGATATGGCCCTTTGTTGAACGGTGGGCCATGTTGTCAAGAATGGCCAAGTACAAGCCAAAGTTTATTCAGAAGCGTCTCAGCTACTAGCGTAAATAGTATAGCTGCTGTTACAAGTACAAATTCTGACGGACTAGTTGCGTCGTCGACCGGTGTATTGAATACGCAAAATGCTGCTTTGAGTACTCCCGGTACAGTTGGCGCGCCTGCTGATCAATTTTGTACAATTGCTATATGCAGTGCTGGTAGTTGGACTCTTGAATCTCAAGGTCTTGTTGTTTGTTTAAGTTACTGGGAAATACCATTGGTTCCCTGTGATACTAAACAGATTACAACCCCGGGGGTTGTATCAACCGCAACTCCTGTTTCTGGAAGAGATAAACCTTTCAGAAATACATCAGCAAGAGCTTTATGGGCTTCGACTTTGTAATTTATTTTTAATTTTATAGAAAATTAAAATATAACTTAATTGGCTTTATCTAAAATAATAGTTCTAATTTGAAAATAGGTTATATTACTATTAACAATATCCTTAATTGGTCTTAGTTTTCCAGTTCCTACTTTTTCTATTGCGCATATTATTTCGTCTTCAATAGATTGTGTAATTTTAGTGTAATTTTTGTTTATTTGTGACTTGTCTTTCTCCCATGTACCAATAATATGATTTTCTATTGTAATAGGTTTAAGGTTACGGTCTTTTGCAATTGTTTCAATAGTTTTACCTTCTTTATACATACTATAAGTTTCGCTAGTTGTATTAGATTGTTTTCTAGGTTTTGAAGAAATTTTCTTAATAAATTCATTTCCGTATTGTATTATAAAATTTTCTGTAATACCATCGATTAACCACAGTTCTTCAATTGAAGAAGGTATTTTGATTCTAATATTTTCAATAGTTCTATCGCATAAAAATTGCTGTTCATTGATTCCATATTTTAGGGAAAGCTCTTGTCTAATTTTTGATAATTTATCAATAGATTTATTAGTAGATTTCTTGTCAACTATATAAATTTTTGTATCAATTTTGTTACCGGGTTTTAACAATGTTCCAAATTTTTCCCATTTTTCAGTAAAAATAAACTCTTTTGTTATCATTTTCTCTATTACAAGCCTTACAAAATCTTTTGTGTAATCTAATAACAGAGGTGGTTTATTTTTGAGTTGAGGATTTCCAGAACCCAATAGCGTATTTACAAGTTTTACTATACCACAATTTATGTTATAACTACACATATAGTTGTAAATAGATGTAGCAATATTTGTAACATCTTCAATATTTTGCAAGTTACTATAAGTGCAATTATCGCACATTTTACATTTTGCAGACGAAATATTATTAGTTGTGCAAAATTCACCATTTTCAAAATAATACTCTATCATTTTATGTCTGCACATTTCATGTTCATTTAAGTATTTTCTCAATATACTTAGAGCGTTTTTCTTTCTGTTTTGCTGAACAAGATCTTTCGTGGTGTTAATGATATAATTAGCAAAAGTGAAGTCAGAATTGTCATAATATAAACATGCAGTGCTTTTCAAACCGTCCCTGCCGGCTCTGCCAATTTCTTGATAATATGTTTCAATATCAGTAGGTATTCCGTAATTTATAACATGACGAATATTTGATTTATCAATACCCATTCCGAAAGATATTGTTGCTATAATTGTTATGGTTTCACCAGATGAAAACGAAGTATGTGCTGACCGTTTTTCATCTTCAGATAAACCACCATGATATTTTAAACATTTTTTACCTTCGTCAATTATAGCTTTGTATAATTTTTCGCATTCTTTCCTAGTTTGTACATAAATTATTGTAGGTTCGTCATAATTAATTTCAAAATTATCTTTAGAATCTACAGAAATAAATAAATTAGATCTTTCTGTGCCTCCTAAGTACATGTTTAATGTACTTGTATTTAGAAAATTTTCCATTTCTTCAATAACAATTGGAGTCGCGGTAGCAGTTACTGCTAAAATTGGTACATTATTAAATGTTTCTTTAATTATTCCTAACTCTTTATAACTTTTCCTAAAGTCGTGACTCCATTGAGATATACAATGTGCTTCGTCTATTGCAAATAAACAAATTTGCGATTCAATAGACTGAAACACGCTTATATCTTTTGTCAAAAACTCAGGGGTTGTATATATAATATTATATTTATTAAGCGAGGATAATCTGATTTCGGATTCTGAATTCAAACAACAAGCTTTGATATTTTTTTCTTTAAGATTTTCAACTTGATCATTCATTAACGAAATTAAAGGACTAACAACTATTGATATTTTTCCTGTAAAAGTAGCAGGAAATTGATACAATAAAGATTTACCACCTCCTGTTGGTAAAACGCAGAATACATCGTTATTGTCTAATAGGTCATCGATAACTTCTTTTTGCGTCTCTCTAAAATTATTGTAACCATAATATTTTTTTAAATGGGCTTCCATCTTTAAATTATTCAAAATTTAATTTTAACAAATCAATAAATTTTTTATTTACTGAATCTAGTAAGAATGATCTAGACAATTATAAATTGATTATTTATAAACAAAACACAAAAATGTAAACCGATATAGATGAAGAAAACTTATAAAAAAATTAAAAAGCTCAACACTATGTACCACCCAGACACAAAATTTGTGTGTAAATCTTTGGACGATAAAAGAATTGTTGGTAAATGGGTTAATAGTAAAATTGTAGAATTGGAAGACGACGATATGGAACTAATCGATGAGTGGAAATTTGAAATTTACGAAGAAGAGGGTGTAGAGGAAACTAAAGGTGATGAAGACGAGGAAGACGAGCCCGTGGGTGGTGGCGACGACGACGAAGAGGATGGCGAAGAGGATGGCGAAGAGGATGGTGAAGGCGAAGGTGAAGGCGAGGGCGGTGATGGTGAAGGTGAATGCGGTGATGGTGAAGGTGAATGCGGTGATGGTGAAGGCGGTGGCGATGGTCAAGAAGACCAAAACAAACTAGAAACTACCGTTGATGCAATTTTACAAGAAGAGTCAGAAATCACAAATAAAATTGTAGATGATTATTCAGTTGAAAATCTTAAGGATGCAGGTGTAGAGCTTTTTGAAAAATTGTATAATAAATACACAGAAAAGGAATCTGATTTGGTTTCTGTCAAAGGAAAATTGTCTCAATTAGAAACGCAATTTAACGAGCTTACTAACAAACATAATTCGTTGAACGAAAAATTTAAGAAAATGAAAAGTTTATTCGATTAATATAAAATGTATAATATTATAGATTCTGTAAAATACAAAAACAGTGGTAACTACGTCACTCTTGCGGATTATAATGATGTATTTCCAAGAGATGCAATCTGTAATAAACAGTATTCTCACAAAGAAAACTATTCATGCAATAAATCAAAGAAGAAGAACAAGGAAGAATTTGGTTCTTTTTCTATTAGTGCAGCTGTAAGATATCCTTGGGGATGCCGTAATTGTGATCATTGCCCTGTAGTACCTGGTGTGAATTAATAATTTTATTTTTGATTTAAAATAAAATTTTATAACGAATTTACGACTCACTGCCATTATTAGTAATATATTGACTACGACCTACTGACAATGCAGTCGCTGCAGCGGCTTGTTGCGTTACATTAGCACCTTGAGCAAGTCCTGATTGAATCGCGAGTGTTGAGTCATCACCGATGAGGTGCTCAAGATAATCTTGTCCATACGTTGAACCAGCTGCGGTGGTTCCAAGCTTACCTGCGACTTGAGCTGTAATAATTTGACCCACGGTGCTGCCTTGGCCGCCAGGACCGCCCATGGCACTCAAAGCGCCCGACCCTAAATCGACGGCCCCTCTTAAGGCTTGAGCGGTAGTAAACATACCACCTTGAGTCTGTGAAAGAATAGCCTGCGGAACAATATCACCGCGTAATAAACAAGCTGCTCCTCTACTTCTGCTTTTTGTATTTGCATATACTAAACGATTCAACTGAAGAACGTTTGATTCGTCGCCGCCGGCGTTAATTGTTCTCATAGTACCAATTGGTATATCTTGAACAGCAACGGGTCTTAATAGACTTTCATTCATTGTGTTGAAATTTCCGTTTGTGTAATTAGCATCCATTACAGGGTCTGCCATAAATTCAGGACCTCTATTACATCCACCTGCACAAGGTTTGGTTTTGTCACCAGGAACAATAAACTTTTCAATATTTGGTTGGTGTTGATCATAAGATTTAGCCATAGAATATGTTACAGTACCGTCGCTGCTTACGCCAACCCCTTGTGTAAGGTCCATAGATTGCTGTTGGTCGAACTGGTTGGAACTTTGAACTAAAGCTGCACCTTCAGTATTAAGAGCGGTAATAGTATTATCCGTACCTGTATTTAAAAACGCAGCTGACACATTAGAGTTGGGGCTCATGGTTGATCCTTGATTTTGAGGAAGAGCGCCATTCGGGCCATTTGCCGCTTGTTGTGTCTGAGCCTGAGATTGGTTTTTTAGAGCCCCATAAATACTAGTGGCGCTAGCACGAGGTGCTAAAGATTGCTGTAGTCCGACAGTAGAATAGAACATACCATTTTTGAGCTGTTCATTTGTAACAATAGGGTTTCCATTAACTTGAGTTGTAACCGCTGCTGGAGATTTATAAACTGAAAATTGGGAACCGCCCTGCCAAGCACCAAAACCTGTGTTTCCATTTGGCGTATTTCCATAACCTTCTATGATTTCCATTTTTTGATTGCTATTAAAGCTGCAAACAGCTACTAACGCCGCAACAAGTGCACTAATAGTACATACAAATTTTGCGTCTAACATATTTTTATTATATGCGTATATAATTTTATAAATTTTAATTATAAAATTTTATTTCAAAATTTAACATTTTCCATATTTTTCGATCATTTTTTTGGCATCGCAGTCTTTTATGAATTTACATAAATAACATTCATGCTCAGAGCACCAACCTTTTAACATATTGCGGCCGTTCTTGGTCTTTGTAACACGTATATCTTCAGAAGGAACATTAACAGGGGAGCGAGTTTTCACGCAGTAAAATTTTACGGTGTCTTTTTTAGACGATTTGCAAGGGCTTTTACGCTTTACAGGTTTCTTGGGAGATTTGCAAGGGCTTTTACGCTTTACAGGTTTCTTGGGAGATTTGCAAGGACGGGTTCTTTTAGATCTTTTGGGGGCGACTCTTGATCTTTTAGGTTTTTTGCATGCAGATTTTTTACTACGAGGCATATTTATTTATATAAAATAAATTATTAACTTTTCTTTTTTGATCGAGCCCATTGAGGTACATCGCTTTCAGCAAGACCTGGCGGTAATCTCTCTTTAATTTCTTCTATACTAAGTTCGGAAATATCTTTTTCAACATCATCAACATCATCAACTTTTGCAATTTCATCGCTTTCCGATTCAGTTTCTGACTCGCTAAAAGAGTCCATGTCATCTGTGTCAATATCTTCGTCGCTAATATATTCTTCAATCTTGCCATAACCTAATTTATCAAATATCTTTTCTAAATATCTTTTCTGCTTCTCTTTCTTGTCTTTCTTAAACTTGAAATCAATAGGTTTTAACACCCCATCATATTTTCTATGAAACTGGCATGAATTTAGTTCTACTTTACTCATTTCTTTTGCAGTTTGCGAGCTAACTGTTTTTTCAACATCTATCCAAAAAACACTCATATCATCTATATATTCAGGGTCTTTTACTTTGTCCAAATCTTGTTTGAGTTGCTTTATTGCTTCTTCGTTGCCTTCTTTTCTTATAAAATAATACCAAGATTCTACTTCCTCGGCATTTGTTTCTACAAGTATATAATACTCTCCATGTGTTTTGTGTGATGAAGTTGACTTTTTCTCCATTTATACATTAACTTTAATTATTTAAATCTTGTTATTCTATCCCAGCATTGAGATCCCCCAGAGTAGCCTTTTGTTTCGTAAAATTCCTTACCTGGTATAATACTTTTAGGGTCTGTTACAATATTTTTATTATATTTCATAGCTAATATATGTCTAAATTGTATAATACCTGTAGACATTGTTGATAAAGGCGTTCCGTAAAAGTTTAAGGCATTTGCACAAAGTAGTGTGTCGGCCATTGCTTGTTGCACGGTATCATTTATCTTTGTTTGAAAATCATAAGATGTAATAATAGTATATTCTGGTAATAAAGAAATTAATTTGTTTAAAAATTCTTTATCAGAATTTGTAGCTATAAATATTTTTAAAGCTGGGTCAAGTTCTTTACGAATATTTTCAGCTAGATTTTCCTCAGTTAGCATTAACTTTTTAGCAAATGCTAAAAAGTCACCTCTTCTAATATGTATTGAATTATACGGTTTATTTTTAATCTTGAGATATTCACTTGTTATATTTAATATATCAAAAAGTTCTTGTTTTAACCCAATTGCATTTGTAATTGCAAAAAGTGCTTTCTTTCGATCATTTTTGCTAAGATTTAAACATTGGAAATGTTGAATTCTTGAATTACCTGAATCAAACCACCAATCTTTGTGTTTTGGGAAATTTTTATAATTTGCATCATGTAATCTCGTATTGAGTACATATAATCGCTTCATATTAGGTTTTCGTGAATAAAATTGTATTTTAATGTATTTTGAAAGTTTGTCATAGTCTAATATATCAAATTCGCTAAAACTACCATCATAATGATCTATTAAGGATGGTTGTGGAATCATTAACGTTCGGTTTGTCAAAAAAGTCAAAACTATCAATGTTTCAAATTGCAATCTAACATTGTTAACACCTGCATTATCACGAACATAATATATTTTATGATTTTCATTCAAATCAATATTTTCATGAGGCTTAGAAATCTGTTTAATTATAATACCAAACATAATTACAACCGCCCCTAGTAATAATCCTGCTATAAACGATGTAATATCAATTTGATTCATTCTGTTTACAAATATGAAATTTTAAAAATAAAACTTATATAAATTAAATGGAAAAGCAAACAGTTGAAATTATAATGTTTGTACTTGCCGGATGTGGTTTTTGTGTTAAAGCACAGAAGATTCTTGAATCTGAAATAAAAGAAGGAAAGGTAGAAATTAGACCTCATACAGCGGCTAAGGGTTTAAAATGGGCACGTGGTTTTCCTTGTCTTGTAAGACTCAAAGACGGAAAAGGCGTTTTAGGATGCCCAATTAATTTCAAAGATTTAATGGAAAAGTTAAATAAAAGTGATATTACTGTTGAAAAAATGGAATTATCTAAATTTAACAAAATCAAATTACCTCCAAAGATGAAAGCTGTCCAAAGAAAAAGTATTACACCAATGAAAAATAAAGAAATTAAGCATAAGTCAAACCATGATAAGAAAGATGTTTATAAAGAACCTCTTAAACCTATTTTTAAAAAGAAAGACATGGCGTCTCCACCACCACCCGCATCCTTTGCGCGTCCCATCGGTCTGATAGACGACCCAAAACCATCTAAAGAGGGTTTTATGAAAATTGGTATTGAAAGCGCGGGTTCGTTAAATAAAATAATGTTCTATAACATGTCAACATGCCCTTATTGCAAACAAGCACAAACAATGTTGGATGCTGAAATAAGAAAAGGCGAGATTGTGGTTATACCGCATACAGAAGCACCCAAACACGTCAAAGGTTTTCCGTATTTTAGTTGGAACAAGAAGGAGGAATATGGCCTTCCTAAAAGCGCCAAAGCTTTGTTCGAAAAGCTTGGATACAAATTTGAAAATTTCATAATTAGACAAGAAGAAAAGACTGTAAGAATAGCACAAGAAGAAGACGAGATAAAACCAGAAGAATCTAAAGAATTTTATACATCTTATGAAAATATGAAATTCGAGTCATACACAAAACGACCTCCAACGCATCATTTAAGGGAAACCGAGAAACGCTTCCTCGGCGTTTTTTAAGTTTAAAAAAATAACACCCAATAGAAAATGACAAGTAAGATAGAATTTAAAGATATTGTTTTATTTGGCGTTTTGACTGTATTAATAATAATTGTATTTTATTATTTCTACCGTAAAAATGCATCTACACAAGCTAAACTAACACAATTGCATAATTTGTTAAATTATCAACAAACATTAATCGGTCAATCAAACCAAAGTAATAATGCAATAAATCATGAAATCAAGATGCTAAAGAATTTGTTTAAAACAAAAGAAAATGTAAAAAATATTGAACTACCGAACGTGTCTGCAAAAGAATATAATCTTGATTCAGAATTAAAAGATGAATTAAAAGAACTTGATAACAATATTGCAGAAGAAGAGGAAGAATTAGCAGACGAAACCGAACTACAAGAACAAAAAGAATTTGAAAAGAGCGTGGAAGTTGAAAATAAAAAAGATGATGTAGAAGAAGTTGAAAATAAAAAAGATGACGTAGAAGAAGTTGAAACTGGTAAAGAAGAAAATGTTGTCGTAAAAGAAGATGCAGAACCTAAAAATGAACACGAAGAAGCTAAAAAAGAAGAGGTTATTGAAGATAAAATAATTGAAGTAGATGAAAAAGAACCTACTGATATTAGCATTATTGATTAATTAAAGACATATTATTATAAAACAAATGAGCTCGAATAATTTTATAATATATGATAAAGCCGTAAGTCGATCTAATTGGCACGAAAAAAATATAGAAATTTTAATAAGGTTGTTTTATATTTTTGAAAACAAAATTAAAGAATATTTTCCAAAATATAAGATCAAAGACCCTGTTGATATAGATAAATTTAACAAATTTTCTATATTAATATTTAAGCATTCATCTGGAAATTAACATTTAAATAATATTTTACTAATAGTAATACTATTATGGATACATCATATAATCTTATAGCAGAAAGAGATGAAAAAATTGAAAAAGAGTTATTGATAATTGAAGATCAATATAACTTTACAGAAAAAATTGAATCTCTCACAAACGATCTTTTAATAACTATTGAAAATTATATTAATGATAATAGAATAGAAATTGCTCAATATTTAAGTATTGACAGCGTTCAAGAATATTTAATAGACGATGTTAAATTAGAGTTATAATACAAACATTGTTGTATTATAAGATTATAGTTAATTTTAGGGTTGATCGCTTGGGCTGGATTCAAAACATTTAAGAATCGCATCCACCGTGTCTTGATTTACTGAAATATTCGTTGGAATATTGGTGCTTTGAGCATTTATTTGTTGGATATACGTGGTGGTCGGGGGTTCGTCGTCGTCTTCGCTCTCAGCCTCGTCTTCGCTCGGAGCATCTGCTGATAACGGACTAACACCATTAGATAATGGACTAGCGGTCTCTACTATCAAGTCGTTGATAATAGCAATTTCCACGACTTTGACACTTTCCATAGAAAATACATCACTTTTTAATAATATCCGCGCCACTGTTTCGTCTTGATCTTTGATCTCCCGGGAGAAAGCATCTACAGGTATTTTAGTCTTATCACTATATATCTCACTAGACAATAGCAAAAGTGTCATTTTGTGTGATATAAGATTTTTAGTTTTTACAATTAAATATGACTCAGGGCCAATAATTGTTTTTATAATATAACTATCTAATGATTTTAATTTATTTTCTAAACCTTCATAAAGGTTTATCATTCCTATTAAAATTTCCCCTGTAACATTTGTTAATAAATTAAGGCAAATTTCATAGATAATTTTAACTTGTTCGGACGATAATCGCGCACTTTGACCGCCTTGACGTCCATGCGCTTCCAAAATAACGTATTTATCAACTAAATCTTTAATATTATTGTTAATAGTATTAACAGCGTTAATGATTTCTTTTTTAAATACTTCTGCATCAATAGTGTCTTTTACGAATTTATGTAATGCGTTAATATACAGTATTACCATTTCTTTCCGTGCCTTATTTTTAAAGTTTTCAATAAGATCGTGAATATTATTTGATTCATTAATGGGTAACTTTGAAAGTTCATTATAAACTCGTTGAATATTCATTGTTTATAGTATAGTTATTTTAATTTTCTAAATGTCTTTTTTTTTAAAAAGACATTTAAATTAGCATTACACTTTTATTTTTATTTCTGATTTATTAGCCTCGTCAATACTGTCTAGTTTTTCTTGAAGTTTTGAACCTATATTTGTTTGTTCTGCAAAATTCAATATACTTCCTACAACTGTGTTATTTAACATGTTTAATCTATCGCGACTTGGAAGTATATCGATTCTTCCACCAGAACTAGATGATGCATCATTCGTAAAGAATCCTTCATTTGTTGGACAAATATTACACTCTGCTGGACAAAATTCTTGTAAGATAGGTCCAATTTCTGTTTCAAAGGAGCACCCCTGAAGGGCAACTGCTGTAGAGCAGTTATACCCTGTTTTTTCTTCCACTAAAGCATCATTATTTTCACACGAGTCTGCGCTTACCGAGCAAGTTGCTTGGCCGCCAACATTATATGATTTATCTTCTGTCGCACTCCCGCCTGTGCAATAACTACTGCTATCACACCCCGGATCGCCCGCACCTGTTGCGGGGTCGCATAAAACAGGTCCATCAGGATCTGGACCTGATGGACCTGTATCGTCGTCAGGTTCAGGTGACGGGGTCGGTGAGTATATTACTTCTCCGGAATCGGAGTCGCACAAACATGGGCACGTAGGCGAAGGTTCAAAAGGTGTTGGGGATACAGATCCTACACATATTTCTTTGTAATTTTCATCTGTTGTTTCGTCTATCCATAATCCGCCACCGTCGAAGCATGTTGTGGCTGTTTGATTGTATGGTAATTGAAGGAATTCATATTCGCCATCGTCTTTTAAATCTAGACAGCATGATGAAGGATTATTATTACCTGCTTCACAAATTTCAGCCCAATTTTTGTCTGTTGTTGGATCTACCCATGTACCACTGCAAGATCCTTCACACATATTACTGCTTGTAGCGCAATTTCCTTCAAGTAAATTCCATTGTCCATCGCCATCAATATTTACACAGCAAGGGTTTTGAGTCGCAGGCTGAACAGCCCCGCATATTTCTTGATAATTTTCATCAGTGTTTTCATCCATCCATGTACCGCCACAGCTGAAACATCCTGATTCACTTTCGTTACAAGTATCGCTTGCAAGACTCCATGTTTCATCTGTGTTCACCATTATACAACATGGTCCAACTGGTGCGCTGGGTACAGCTATTGGATCTGGTCCGGAGGTTGGACCTGTCATACTACCGCCTTGTGGTCCAGTAATATTTCCACTCGGACTACTTATCATTGATATTGGACTTGAAATAACCTCAGATGTTTGATAACTGTAAGCAGTTGCAAGACCTATTACTAGTGAGAATAAAATACATAATATTATTATTAAATTTTTTGTACCATCTCCTGCCATGATAATTATATTTATTATGTAAAATATAATTATTAAAATTTACGTTATAAGTTTGGCCCTCTCATTTTTCTTTTAGGTGCGTCTTTTTGTGTATCAACTTTAGAACCATTCATATTATTTACCATGTTCATTAAATTTGTTCCAGTCTTTTGCATCATCATTTTAGATACAATAAAGAATGCAGCGTTCATAATAATGGTAAATAAAAGTCGTACTTCTACAGGCCAATTATCTTCTGTAGGAATATAACTTTTTTCACCGATTTCTATTAATAATTTTTCATAGGAATGCATTGAAATTATTTGTTGCTGTGTAAATCCAGACATATCAAATCCAAGAAAATTACCAAATATAAATTCACAACCCATAAACCCATAAACTAAATAAGTTTTGTAACTTTCAACTGAAGAATCTAATGATAATCTTCTAACACAGTCTTTGTAAGATCTTTGCATTACATATAAATCTGTATGAATTGAATAGTCGGGAATACTAGAAACTGGATATGATTTTCTTAACAAATCAAATTTAAATAAAATTTCTCTTTTAGCGTCTTCATCAGAAACTTCATTTTCATCTGGAGAATTAAGATTTCTCAAGTTTTTACTAGTGTTTAATTTGGTAGATTTCTCAATTTCTTTTAAAGTAGGTGCAACTTTAGTTGGGTTTTTTGATTTTATAATTGGGCTTTTAATAACCGGCGCGCTGCGCATATTAGGAGATTTTACAGGACTATTGTATTGCTCAGTATTTGGAGATGTCATTTTAGATTGAGGTGAAAAATCACCTACGCTTGTGTCAGAACCATCCCCTAGTAATTCTTGCAATCGTACCGACAGTGTATCATCCTGTACAGTTTCTTCAACCACTTGTTCATTTACTTCTATAACATTTTCAATTTCAACAGTTTTTGGGATTTCTATTTCCGGTTCATTGTTTTCATTCTCGTTTATTTCATTAGAGGGTTTCATTGCAGGTTCTTCAGTTTTTATATATTTTTCACTGCTGTTGTAATTAACAGTATGTTCAATGTTAATTAAATCTTGCTTAATTTTATCTTTATTTTCTATAATTTCTAAATACAATCTAGGCATATGTGAAAAATCTTGTGGATAAGAAAACTCTTTAGTTTCTAATGGTACCTTATTTACTTTTAAGCTTTGCCGTGATCTTCTCATTTTAATGATGATTTATACACTTTAAATTATTAATATTTAACAACAATTATAATTTTGGTTACAAGGGTTACATACATCTAGAAAAAATACAATATCTGATCCGTCGGATTCCAAAATAAAAGGTATATTTTTATTTTTGGCAACATCAATCAAATGATAAAATACATCAACTTTATCTTTCCATATACAACCCGTGCTAATTTCAGCATGTCTATCTTTTCTAGATCCAAATTCAACAGAACTATCGTTTAGATGAATAAGTTTAAGTTTATCAAGACCGATTACAGATTCAAATTCTGAAAACATCAAATCTACACCTTCAATTGTAGAAATATCGTAAATGCCAGAACCCCATACATGCGCAGTGTCTAAACAAACACCAATGTTTGTTTTATTCTCAGCACCATCTAATACTTTTGCAATTTCGTTAAAATCTTTACACAGTTTGTTACCTTCTGCCGCGCAATTCTCCAATAACAAATTATAATTTTCGCCAAATTTAATTTTATTTAATGTTTTAATTATTGCATCTAGTCCAGCTTTTCTATCTGGATAAGACCCTGGATGTATAACAACTCCTTTACCACCAAGCTTTGCAACACAACCCATTTCATATTCTATTTGTCTAATTACAACTCGTAAATAACTATCTATTTTAGAATTACCTGTCCATGCTAATGAGTTTTTTTGAGATTTACCGGCTAAATTAGCAATATATGGAAAATGCGTATAAATATTAATTGGAAATCTATTAGTAATTTTTGCACACATTCTGTAATCATAATCCTCGATAACAGCTCTGTTGATTTGATAAGGACTTCCTAAAAAAAATTGAACAGAAAACATATGTTTTTTGACCGCCTCGCTTAAAGTTTTGTAAATATATTTTTGAAACCCAATGTGCGCGCCGCCTTCGTATTTTAATTTTCTAAGCTCCATATTCATATTTTAAATATATATGAATACAAAAAATCAATCTATTAGTTGTGTTTTACATTCGTTATACCCTTTGCTAAATAGTGAGAATTTCTCTTTAGAATTTATGTTAAAATTATAAGATTTTAAGGATCCAATTGGTATTTTAATAATTCTTAAGTTATCATCAACGCAATTAACAATCTTACTCTCAGTTGATTGATCTATTGTTATAAACATTAACTTGTATATAAACTCAAGTTGATTTTCATCTTCTATTATTTTATTATTGTTTTCCTTATCTTTTTTAAGTTGATTATAAGTTACAATTCCTAATATTTTGGAACCTATATTTTTAGCCAAATCTATTGGAAAATTATTTACTATACCACCATCTAAATAATAACTATTATTGTATTTACATTTTTCAAATAAAAAAGGTAAATTTGAAGTCATTTTTGCAGCGTCTATACAAGTAAGTTTCGGCGTAGTTTCGGCAGATAATAGTTCTAATCTATCAAAACTTGCGTTGTAAGTAACTCCAATTAATTTTTTATTAAATTTATTTAATAAATCTTCAAAAGTAGGTATAAATTTAATTTTTTCCAATGTTAGTTTACGAATGGCATCTCCAACACTAGTTTCCCAATTTAACCCACCATTACCTTTTAATAAGTTGTTAAAATTTATTTTTTGCATATTCTCAAGTATATTGTTAGTAAAAATATTTACTAATATTTCAACAGGTGTGTAACCTATAACTAGCAAATAATTAATTATGAAACCTGAAGATGTGCCCATATAATACTGTATATTGTGCAGCATGTTTTTATCGTAACAGTTTTGCAAAGCTCCTAAAACTGCTATACCTTTTGCCGATGATCCAGCAAGTACGAGTACATCAAAATCGTTTTCATAAATAGTTTCCATTTATGAAAATGTATCTAGTTTTTATACTGTTAAAACTTTTTGCAACAAAATTAAACAGACTATCAATAATATAACAATTATGATAATATATATAATTTGATTGTTATTATTATTGTAAAGTTTTGAACACACGGGGCAAGATTTAATATGATCTGAAACTGCAACACAATTATTCCATTGAGATGACCATGGCGATTTACTTGAGTCAGAACCCGAAGCATTACTATTAAATTTTTTGAACGTTTTTCTTAATTTACGATTACTTAATTCACCTTTTCTATTTTGCAAACTTTCAGGTATTTCCATTCCTTCACCATCTGTATTAAAACTGTTAGGAATAGTAGCTGTGTCAAAATTTTCAATTGGTATTGAAAATTGACCAGGTACATTTTGGTAGTGATTTACTGGAACAGAATAACCATTTGTTATATTATTGTAATTATTATGAGGTTGTGTTGGAACTTGTACATGTGGATTATAATTACTCATTATAGGAAATGGAGCCTGTTGATTGTAAGGATTATTATAATATGGATACTGCATCTGGTGTTGGGCCTGACCCCAAGGAGTGTGTAAATTACTTGGTTGTGGTTCTTTATAATTTTTTGTTTCTATAAGAGCACCACCTGAATTAATCAAATCAATTTCTTCGTCTACAATAAGTTTAGTTTCGTTTTCTAAGACCGGCCCGGTATTTTCTTTAGCGGGGCTGACTGTATATTTTAAGTCTTGATCTGGATAATTCAATTTAGTAATGTTATTATTCATTGTACTCATTCCTGCTTCCATTGGTGTTTTATGTTTATCCATTAAAAATTTATCGTATTTTTCAGGTTCTGGTATTATTTGTGATTCTTTCGCTTCTAAATCAGACAATTCAGGTAATTGATCAATTAACTTAAATTGTTGAGACGAAGCTTTTGCATAACCCATTTTTATTAATGGAGAATTTTTTTAATAAGTAATTTAATTTTTACACTAAATCGTTAAATAGATCCAAAATATATTTATTATCTTCTTTTACAACAAGACTCATTAAAATAGTTTTGAAATCTTTACCTTCAATATTACTGATAAATTCTTGCTGTTTATTCTCCTTATTTTTGTCGCTTTTAAAAGAAATTTTTGCCCCTGATTTTACCATTTCTTTATATTTTTTACTTTTCTTAAACACTTTAAAATCTTCTTGTTCTCCTTTTATAGTATATTTTAATGAATCTTTTGTAGTAGAATCAATAACTATATCTTCAGCTTTTTCTAAATCAACATATACAATTTTTTTCCTAGGCAGCATTAAATCTATTTCATCAACTAAATGTTCATTTTCAGTAAAAGTAATTAACGGTATTACATTTTTTTTGCTTTCTCCAAATGCTATTTGTAATGCAGAACCTGGATAATATATATTTTTTTGCGGATATTGACGAGAGTGAATATGACCTGATACAACAAATGGATTTTCTATGTCCCAATTATCACCGCTAACTGATGTTATTGCACCCATTTTACAACCATAAAACTCTTGATGAGCAAAAATACAAGATGCTTTACTCCAATCAAGAGAACTTGTATCTAGGGCTTCGGCGAATCTACCATTTGTAACATACGGTACAAACAAAAACACCAAATCGTTTATTATTTTATGTAAAACCCTATCTACAATAGTAACGTTATCCCATTTTTTAAGTGCGTTCATCCAGTGATTTGTACTTAAAAATTGTACATTTGAAATATAATCATGATTACCTACTAAAATATATACATCAGTGTATTTTCTAAGTTTATCTATCATTTCGTATGATTTATTTAAAGCAATTGTCCATAGTTTTTCATGATCATCAAGTAAATCACCAGCTATAACTATAAGATCAGGAGACTTTTCTTCACATATTTTTTCTAAACCGCTAATAAGCAGATCTATTTCTAAAATATTTCCAAATTTTATATGCGGGTCTCCGATAAAAAGTATTTTTGTTTGTTCCATTTAATTTATAATTTAATTATACTTAGCTAAATCAATTTTATTTGTTGAAAAACAAATAAAACTAAAATATATTAAACTTCTTTCTTAGCATCTTGGTAATCTTCGGGTTCGGTAGTGATATTTGGCTTGTGTTTTCTATCGATATTACTATTGTTTGTATCTTTTACAACTTTCCACCTTCTAATCATTTTGTTAATAGATGTTGGTGATTGTTTATTTAGGATTTCCATAATTTTTTCTTCAGAAACTCTGTTAGATGTTCTATCTGCTTCGTGCCACCTATGACACTCTCTCATAACTGCATAATCTTCGGTAGGCAATGTTACAAATTTCTTTCTGATAAACCTATTAACATATGAATTGTAAATTTCACTTCCAATTTCGGAAATAATCTTTTCAATTTCTTGGAAAGTTGCGGTCATATGCGGGTATAGAATATATAGCTTATCAAAATAATCTGGGTTTGTTGTTCTTACCTGAAGGTACCTGAACTTGATGCTTGATTCGTTACCTCTTGCGTTGAAAAATGAATTGTATTCTTCTTTGATCAACTTAAGATGTTTCTTTTCTTTATTGTTTGAAAAACAAATAAGACCTTGATGCCTTGTAACATCCATATTATTTTTAAGATATGAAATCATATCATCGGTACTCTCAAAATTCATCTGGCGGGCTTTTGGAATGTAACAGTCGTGAAAAATATCAAGATCGCCGTCAATAATAGTGCCAACATGATATACAACAGGGTCATCCGGCGCAACACATACAATTCGATTATCAAATGTGTTTTTGAGCAAGAACATATATTGCTTATCTTTGTCTAGTACATTTTGATACCTTTCAAACAAAGGTTGATCAGAATCTCCAACTGTATTTCTAAACCCTTCATTACAAGTGTAAAGATTATCAATTGCTCGTTTAAAATTAGTACCAAATGATTCTTTTGAAGCCCACTTGCTCCTAAATGCGTTAAGTTTTCTGTGAGTAGAAATATTCCATCTATCTCCAAACCAGAACATACGAATTAGACATCCTTCGTGAGACTCAAAGATCGTATAATCATTTAGTGTATTTCCCATTTTTTCCTTAATAAGTTCTTTGTCCGAATCAACAATTTCCTGCGTGTATGGATATGCAGGAACAACAAGTTTATCTCCGTTAAAAATAACTCCTCGACATTGTTCCATTAGCTGGTTATCTACCCCTTCTTCATAATTTAGGTAACAATATAGTTCTAGCTTGTTAGTTTCGTCAATATCTACCAGTCTTACTTTGTTTGGCATACTTTTAACTTGTTCTATTGACAATTTATTTAGTTTTTGTTCGCTTTGCTTACTTTGGCAAACTTGAGTATTTTGTAGCGATGTCATTTTAATTTTAATTAATTAAGTTTTAAATTATAAATCAATTTATAAATTATGAAAGTAAAAATTTTAACGGGTATTTTTATAAGCACAAGTTTGTTTGCTGTAATAGTATTAATCAACAAGAAATGTAAAAAACAACATGGTAAATTCAAACAAATTGGCGCTTTTTACCACGATAAAACCAAGTCACATCTTATATTTCATAAAGTATTAAACACTTGTTCAAAAAGGTTTAACAAGTATAATAAAATCAAATATTTTAACCATATAATTCCCACTGTTGTATACACTGATCATAAACCAGGATTGAACATAGACGAGAAATTTAAAAACGAATTAATTAACGTATGTTAATATAAATATGATTGGTCAATCTATAGCTGTTTTAGTTTTATCAATTATTATTATATTAGTTACAATACCTGCTTGCGTCTATATAATAGCAAATCAATTTAACACAAAATCAACATATCAAAACAACTACTATTCAATATTCGACAAATCATCAAACCATGAAAAATATTATTTATTACAAGGTAATCGAACTGACATGTTAGGGTCTTATAGTCAAGGATTTATAGTAACAATAATAACTTTATTATGTGACGAAAGTAATAATTGTAACATAATAATAAACAAGACTCCAAAATTATTTGACGATTGGTCTCATTATGAAGAATTAGAACCAGAAAGAATGCAAGATCCGCATAGTAAAATATTTCAGAATAATATGTTATTAATTTTAGGAAACGAATCAAAAGAGTCTCATAAAATTGCGCGTAAAATTATGATGAATATTTTGTTTCCACATAAAGTAAATAAAAAAATAAAAGACATTGAGCCTATAAATGTTGAAAATACAGAGTTACAAATCAAGCCGGGCATGCTGCAAAATATTAATGTTATAAAATTTACAAGGTCAATTAGAAATAAGTTTGAAAAATTTTTGCCAAAATCATTCGCTAATAAAGAATTTATAGCTATTCATTACAGGGCCGGGGATGTATTGAATTACAAAAGCAGGTTTATACATAGTTCAAAATATGCAAAGTTTTGCAAATATTTAAAGGAAACTTTTCCATCTTTAAAAATTTATGTTTTTACATCTAAAAAACCAGAACCGGAAACAGATGATTTGAGTACCTTTAAAAAGTTCGCAGATAATATTTTTGAAGCGCATGATTACTCTACAATTGAATGCTGGACAATATTTATGCATTGTAAAATTTTTGTAATGTCCAGATCTTGCATGTCTGTTAGCACAGCTTTATTAAGAGATGTTGATAATATAACATATTATGGTACAAAAGAACGGCCTTTACCAGACAAAAATTGGAAATACTGGATGACGCATGACAAGTAATTTATTAAAATTGAAATATCGTTATAAAAATTTAACTAATTTAAATAAAAATGGGAGTAAAACATTTTTTTCAATGGTATAAAACAAATTTTAAACCAACGATTTCAACATTAGGAGAAGGAGAAAATTTCGAAACTTATAATATTGATGTAGATAATTTAATGATAGACATGAATGGTATTTTTCATAATTCAGCACAAAAAGTTTTTAAATACGGTAATTATAAAGTTAAAAGATTAATTAAAGTAAAACCAGCTGTTTTAAATTTAAAACAGAAACAACAAGACATTTACGAGAATATTTGCGAATCTATTGAAAAAGAAATAAATATAGTTAAGCCTAAAAAACGTTTGATTTTATGCGTTGATGGCCCGGCGCCAATTAGCAAACAAAATCAACAAAGACAGCGCAGATTTAGAACTGCGATGGAAGCTCCAGAAGAACAATTATTCGACAGTAACTGTATTACACCTGGAACTAAATTTATGGATTATTTGACAAAATATATTGACTGGTATATTAAAAATAAGTTACAAAACGACCCCAAATGGCAAAATCTTGAAGTAATATTTTCAAATGAAAAAGCCGCAGGCGAAGGAGAACACAAGATTATAAATTATATTAGGAATTATGGAAATCCTGAAGACACTTACTGTATATCAGGTATGGACGCTGATTTAATCATGCTTTCACTTGTCACTCATATTCCAAATTTATACATATTGAGAGAAGAAACCTATGTAAAAGGATTGTTATATTATATACTAAATATAGGACAGTCTAGAGAAAAACTTAAAAAAATGTTAAAATGGAAATCTGATGCATATTCATATAATTCTGTATCAGCAATTGATGATTTTGTATTTATTTGTTTTACAACCGGTAATGATTTTTTGTCACATATACCTTCAATAGAAATTATTGAAAACGGTATTGAACTTCTTATAAATATTTCCAGACAAGTTGGTATTACTCACGGCCATTTGACTTACAGAAACAAAAATGGTGTATTTATATCCAAAAACGCGCTTAAAACTTTTATGGAAATACTCGGAAAATATGAAAAAGAGAATTTTGAAAAAAAAGTAAGAAGCAAGCAATCTTATTTTAAAGATGAAACATTAGAAAAAAATTCAACTATAACAGAAAATTGTGTTGATGTTGATGTTGATAGTTATATTAGAGACTATTTAATATCTTCATTTGGCGAAGATTATAATATTTCCGAAATTTGTAACAAATATGTTGAAGGTATGCAATGGGTTATTTCTTATTATACATCCGGGGTAACAAATTGGAAATGGTTGTATAATTACCATTACGCTCCGCCAGCCTCTGTTTTGGCGAAGTATATTTTGGATTTTGTTAATCCTATTTACCCTATTACAACTCCAAGTACAACATTTCAACAACTTTTATGCGTTTTGCCACCGAAAAGCTCAAAATTGTTACCTGACGCTCTTGGAGATTTATTACTAGACGAAAATTCTAAATTAAGTGAATATTGCCCCAACGAATTTGTAATTGACTTGGCCGGAAAAAGAAAAGAATGGGAAGGAATTGTGTTATTACCTATGGTAAATTTTGAAATTGTAAGACAATTATATTTTGATAATCTTAACAAAATACCATTTGCCGCTAAAAAACGAAATATATTTGGTAAATCATTTAAATATGAAATTGATGAGAATAATTTTCATTATTTTAAGTCTTACTACGGCGACATAGAAAATTGTAAAGTAAAAATAGTTTTATTTGAGTTATAATTTATAAGTTTTATGTGTAATTATAAATTATCAACAAGAGATGAATACGTAGATTGAATTGTTTGACAACTTACTGTATTTGCTGTGATAACAGATTGTTGAGAGGGATTTGCTGCTACCTCTTTTGATTTTTCTATTTTCTTTTGTTCGTCGTTTGTACTTTGAGTTAGGAAAGCCCGAGACACACTATCGCTGTGTATTGCAAACGATCCAGAATAATTTGACATTTATTGTTCCAAATAAAACTTTTAAATAGGCATTTGATTTAACTCATAAAAAGTTCCTAAAAATGTATTTTTGAGAAGATTCAAATTACCATTTTGTTTTCTAGTGTTATATATTGATTGTAATATATCATTCGCAATATTGGGATTTGCTAATATTCTATTCATAATAGGGCATGAGTCGATTGTTGATGGGTCAACATCATAAATAAATACAGGAGTACCTCCGTTTCGAACCCATTTTTCAAGCATAGGGCTTGTTGCTACGGTAGCGTCAAATGGTTCATAAACTAATTTACCATTTTGAACACCTACTAAATACTTTTTAGCAAGTGTGTTTCGTAATAACATTTCACCCGTGCTAGGCCTGTAAATTAAAGGTGTTTGGCTAGAATAAAGTAATTCATTTTGCGGAAATACTTCAGTTCTCATAGACGCAACTTCGCAATATGGATCCCAGCCTTGCGCGCAATATTGCGCCATGAAATACTGGCAATTTGAAGAATCAAGTTGAACATTGTTTGCTGAACTACCATGTAAAAACCCATTTGTTACTTCTGAATTCATACAATAAGATATTGGATTATTAATTTCGGAATCTCCTGCAGATGCTCCAAAATTTCTAATATTTCTATAGAGTGTCATTTATTATATTGAAAATAAAAGATTTAAACTTGATTATTATTATTCGTATTATATTATAATACGAATGAACGCTACTACAACAAGCAAAACAATTGACGACTTTTGTAAATGTATAACAGACAAAAACTACTCAAAATTAAATACAATTTTAACGTATAAAAACTTTAAAGTTCTACAACAGTTTATTGTTGTTGCAAACAAGTTAATAGAAGAACAAAACAATGAAAAAGCAAAACAGTTTATACAAAATATTATGATAAGTCAAGCTATTAGATCTAAGGTAAATTCTTATTCAGAAACTAAAAAGAATATAAGAAAGATGACTATTGATGACATATTTAGGTTTTTGAACGCTAATCCAACACTTGATAAAATAGACACTATTGTAGAATCAATAGATAATACTATACTAGTTAAGATTATTCAGTCTGCCGAAAGAAAATACAGAAATCCAGAAATCGGACCTATTATATATATAATAGAAGATGATATATATGATAGAATTAAATCACACGCAGAAAACAATAGAGGATTAACTTTTGAAAATATTGTAAATGTCATGGAAGATATTCCAAATAGTCTAACAAAAGTAGTTTTAGACGTTCCAATGGGTTCTATGGATAAAGTTAAATTAGCTAGTACAGGTGTAGATTTTAACAGACAGTTGCAGCTAAAGTTGAATAAACAAGTAAAAGATGTTACAAGATTCTTAATACAAAGTAAATTAGATGGCTTATCTGGTTTATTCAAATTTGATAGTAAAGATGGAAAAAGTGAAGTAAAATTTTTTAATAGAGGTTCAGGAACGGAAGGGGCAGATATTAGTCATCTAATACCGTTTATTAACCATATTCCAAAATTGGAAGATTTATTAAAATCAGTTGGTCAAAATAAAACAATTTATGTCAAAGGCGAAATTATAATGAAAATAGATACATTTCTTAAAAATTATCCCGACGCTTCAAATTCAAGAAATACAGGAACAGGTATTATTCTCAGCGATCCTGCAGTTGCAATTGAGAAATTAAAGAGAGGTAGAGATTTGGATTTTATTGCTTTTGAACTTGACGAAGATCGCAATGATAATTCACTTGACGATGCAATTACTCAAAATGAAAAACTTGTAAGTTACGGTTTTAACCCTGTATATTCCGAAATAAGTTCTAAGGAATTTGTAGGAAATATTCAAAATCTTGAGAAAAAACTTGAACAATTTATAATCAAATCCGAATATACAATAGATGGAATAATTGTAAAAGCTGTAGCACGTTATCAAAGGCTCGACGAAGGGAATCCAACTAACGCTTTTGCATTTAAAAAAGATAAAGAAGGTGTAGAAACTACTGTGACAAGTATTGATTGGAATTTAAGCAAATTAGGTGTTTATAATCCAACTATAAATTTTACACCAATTAGTATTGATAGTAAATCTACTAAAAAGGCTACAGGTCATAATTACAAATATTTGATAGATAACAATATTTATCCAGGAGCCCGTGCAAAAGTTGTTTATGCAGGAAGTGTTATTCCTAAAATTACCGGTAATAGATTCACTACTATCACAGACGAAAATCGCGAATCTATAGTGAGTAGTATAGAAACACTTGATTATAATGTAAATGAAAATGGTGTTAAACCTTATAAAAATTACAAATTCAAAACTTCAGAAAAAATAGAAATTATTCCAAAAATATATACAAAAGAATTTTTTGCAAATGAAATATTTCCGAGTAAATTATTGTCACTTGCGAAAATTGTTGATATGAAAAAAATTGGTCCAAGAACGCTGGAACTAATTGGAATTATTTTACAAGAAGAATTTACAATGAGTAATAGTCTTGATAATATTAACAAAAATTGCGCTGACGCTTTATATGCATTTTTAAGTTGGAATAGTAGCAATGTAAATAGTTATGAAAGTCTTGGTTCTGACAAAGCATCCGCGAGTAGAAAAAATATTTTGACTTTTATTGAAAAAATACTTACGGCATCAGATGAAAATATTGCCTCGGGTTTTAATATTTTGGGTGGTAATTTATCGATTAAAACAATACAAAAATTGAGCAAGCCCAGAGGGGGATTATACAATATTCTTCAGTTTGTGTCTAGCGCTGAAAATAATACGAAAGCTATAAAAGAACTATCAAATATAAGCGGAATAGGAGAAATAACAGCTGTACAATTTATTAAAAACAGTGCTACATGTTTAGAATTTTTGAATAAAATTCACATTATTAAAAAAGCCAGAAATATTGTTCTAATTGAAGAATCAACAATAAATGAAAATCCACAACCAGTTATATACGATAAATTAAAAGAAAAATTTGAAAATCGTAGTAATTTTGTAATCACAGGTAAAAGGCATCCAGATATAATAAAAGCAATAATAGATAGCGGTGGTGAAATGGCGACAAAGGCTAGTCCGAAGAAGACAATAATTGGTATATATACATGTAAAAATGAACCTAACAAGAAAGTTGAGGGTTGGAGAACCGATGAAAATCTTAAAAACATGGAAATACTAACTGATCAAGAATTTAGAGATAAATATATGAAACAATCTGTCAATTAATTTTTTTGAATAAAAATTAATTAATACTGAAAGGAAATCTTATCTTTTATAAATGACATCTAATTTGCTTGATGATATTAATAGAAGTAGTAGTACGATGGGCGGGTTTTGTAATGGTAAATGGAAGGACAACGTGTTTTACGCTTACACAGCAAAGGAAAAAATAGATTGCGAATTAGACACTTGTAGATATAGAACTTTAATTTGTTATAAAATTTGCGAAAAAGAATATCCTAATGACATAAACAAATGTCTAAAACAGTGTAATTTGTTATATTGTATTGCTACCAATTCAAGCGTGGTGACTGATGTGACAAATAGTACTTGTAATACAAATAGTTCAAATTACTGTGATGATGATGGCTGTTCTATTGAAAAATTAAACGAATATTGTAACAGTTCCTGTAAAGACGATAAAGAATGTATTGATGAATGTAAATCAATTACACCCTTAATTGAAGCAATGAACAAAATTAAAACCAAAAATAGAATAGAAAAATATGAACCACCAAGGTGTGGCAAGAAAGACAACTATTATGATATTATTATTGTATGTGTAATTGCATTAGTATTATTAATAATACTATTCTGTATTATATTATTTAAAAATTGATATTATGATTTAACCTATTAATCATAATTAAACATGAACAAAGCAGTTTTAGAAAAAAGAATATTATTGCATTCAAAATACCTTACAAAAGACATTAAACAACATATATGTAATAAACTAGTTGAAGTTACAAAAGAAGAATGCAGTAAAGATTATGGATATATTATCGAAATAATCAAAATTTTGGAGATTAAAGGACATGAAATTGGTCGTGTTAATTTTGATAATATTTTTACAGTTATTTTTGAGGCATATGTTTTAAATCCAGTATCTGGTTCAGAATTTGAGGGAATAGTATGTTTAATATATAAAGATGGTATTTTTGTAAATATACTTGATAAACAAAAGATGTTAATACCTAGAGATAATATCAAAGATTATGATTTTGACGAAGATAAAAATATATATAAAAAAGGTGATTCAATAATTGTTCAAGATAGTAAAGTTCGAGTTAGTGTTACGGCGTCTCAATATAGAAAAAAAAGTTTTAGTTGTTTTGGAACTTTAATTTAAACTTAAACAAATATATTTAATTTATTAAATATAATGCCGACTAATATTTACAACAATATGAATACTTCTGAATTGTTAGTTGTTTTTAAAGACCAACTATTAAATTTTACAGACGAGCTTCTAGAAATGTTTCAAAATGAACCTAAGTTGATTTTGTTACGAGTATATATCGAAAACAATTTAATAGTAGAAGACGCTGTAAAAAGATTTGGTAAAGCATTAAATGGTTCAGACGCCTTAGCCACTATGATACAAAAACGTAATGAATGTTTTTTTATTAATTACGATATGATGAAATTAAACAATACTGATACAAATCAGGTTAATTTTATGCTTGAATTATGGAATGATAAAAGACTTGACGATGAAGATAAGTCTGTAATTTGGATGTGGGTAGATTTGTTTGTAAATATTACACAATGTTATTTATCTAAAAAGTAGAATTGTAATTAAAAATGTCAAACGTTCATATAAATAGACCAGAATCCATTGATGGTTATGAGGAACCTGAGAATGCTAAGCCGCTTACAGGTGGGAGCAAAATAATAACAAATATAAATACATCAGTAAATGGTATTTACAAAACTTTTGACGAAAATGCAAAAGGTAAAAAGAAAAACGAATTCAAAAGCGTTGTATTAGAAAATTCTTACATGAAAAATAATATTCAAGATGATGAAAACGATATATGCCCTGTATGTTCTAAACCTCCTATATATAAAAGCTATACTGTTTATAATGATAGAAAATGTGAAGATGATCACTGCTGGTATATAAAAAGAGATGGTGAAATAATAATTGGAAAACCCAAATAAAAATATATGTTTTATAAAACATATATTTTAACTTATATTTACACCACCGCCTTTTTTTTGACTACTTTCTTTACTGTTTTCTTAGATGGAGTTGGAGCAGGTTCTTCTTCAATTGAATCGTCGTCACTGCTTACATAATCATCGTTAGCTTTTTCTGGTGATTCTACTTTTGTATCAAAAACAGATCTATCAACAGGCCTACTTTGGATCAATCGTTTCATACCTGTAGAAGTTGGTTCAACAACAGCTTCGTATAGTTTAACTTGTAGCGAAATCTTACTTCCAATAAAAATAGATTCAATTTTTACAGCTGATGTTGTGTAACAATATTTACCCATCATATCAAGCGGATTTACGCTCTCATCATTCATGTTGTAAAACTGTGAAAGAAACTTTTCATTTTTCTTGGAGTAAATCAACTTCGTGTAAAGTGTTGGTCCGGAATCTGGAACTACTCGAAGCGAAACTTTCTTTGTTTTTGGGTCGCTGTATTTTTCTTTTTTCCAATACAGTGGATTCAAACCACCTTTAGACTTCTCTAGATCAGACTTTTGCAAGTCGTACAATTCAATTTCTTCCTTGTTTTCTACAAGATGCTCAATACACTTATCTACAATAGATGTAAATGCTTCTGTAAAATCCTTTTCTTGTTCTGTTGGTCCGTCCCTGCTCCACAAGCATAGCGGGAAAGTCCAACCATTTACTTTTCCTGTTTCTTGACTTTTGTTTTCTGAAACTCCAAATGAAAACAGTCTTGATGTGGAAATTACCAAATCACCTGATGTACCGTCTTCATTATTGGTTTGAATATTGATTCGTTTAAACTCGATTTTAGGAATACTGTCTGGGATAGTACCCGATGTAGGCTCGGTGAAAATCATTCTATTGGTGTCGTAATTTTTAACTGGTGTTACAACTGTGTTTTTATTGTCAAAGGCACTCATTATTATTTTATAATTAAATTTGATTTTTTAGATTAAAAAATCAATTTAATTTTTAAAAACACAAACATATTTTTTTAGTCCCATAAAACTTTTTAACTACACCTGTAATAATCTGGTCAGCATAATCTAATAACGCTATATCAACATCTAATAATTTAACTTTAGTGTCAAAATTCTCTTTAATTTTTACAGGATCTGCCTCATCTTCAGAATCAGGCATAGATTCCATTGAGTTAGATATTGTTTTATATTTACTGAGAATATTTTGAACACATGTATCAATTAGAAGATCCAACAATTTTCTTTTTAATATACTAGGTTGCTTTTTCTTGACAACTTTACATAAATCTTCTGTAACTGGGACAATGTTTTCAAAATTTAACTGATCGCCTTTTAAAAACTCTTTTATCTTGATTTCTAAAAATTTTTCCATTTAATTTATAATACTTTATGTTATAAATTAACAATTAGTTGGAAAGTGTGGTTTCAAATGAGTTTGAATACTGTAGTATTTTAGAGGTATCTTAGAATTAGCCTTAATATCAAGAAGTTTAGCTAGCTTCTTGTCAGGGTTAATTTCTCTGCGGTCACTAGGGTTTTGCAAATCATTTTCTTTAATGTAATTACATATAAATTTAGTTACTTGAACTCGCGAAGCAAGAGTATCTGGTTCCCATCCGGTAAATTCATAAAGCTCTTTCGAAATCGGAACTTCTTTAAGAAATCCAGAATTTTGACCATTTGATCTATCAGTGTTCTTCTTTCTTGTTTTCATCAGTCTGTTTGACTGCGACCTAATAGTTTTAAGTTTTTTATTGGCAGTTCTTAGAAATTTAACGCCATTTACTCTGCCATTTTTGGCATTTCCATTTTCTCTAAGCGACTCAATTTCATTTTCAACAGATTGAATTAGCTCATCAAAGCTATTCAAAACACTTTCCTTATCTACAACTTTGCGAACCCTGGTTTTGGATTCTTTTTCCACCTCAACTTCCACCTCAACCCCGGTTTCAGTTTCAGTTTCAGTTTCAGTTTCAGTTTCAGTTTCTTGTACCACATCGGGTACTTCTTCTACTTGTTTTTGTTTCTTGCTAATTTTCTTTTCGAGCGATTGTTTTCCATCAGTTTTCTTAGCTTGCGGCATCTTTTATATTTATAATGTAGTTTTTAAGCTTGAATTTGTTTATAATTTTATTAATATTTATTTATATTAATAAACTATGTCAAATGTTGTTTATTGGGAAGATTCGGATGAATTGACATACAATCAGCCAAACTCTGTAAAATGGCCGAATCCAAATAATAATGCAATTTTAATAAAAGAAAAGCCAAGTCGTAATTATACTTTATTTTTATCATTATTTTTCTTGCAATTTTTAAGCTTTTTGCTAGATTTATTTGTGATAAGGATTTTATGGATTTGCATATATAATTTTTTTTCGATAAATACTTACATCATTTTTGTAAAATAAAATATAAATATTAATAAATATATGGTCACAGAATGCAAAGAATATTCAAGTAAAGAGAATATTAAGAAGAACACGATTAATGATATTAAATCATTAATCGTGTTAAGTAATAGCATCAGAGTTGTGGATAATGTTAATATTATATTATTGTGGAAAATAGCACCGTATTTAAAAAAAATAGACAAAATGGTTGGTTTTGAAGATATAAAAAAATCATTAGTTTATCAGGTTTTGTATTATATTCAAAATTTACACTCCGATACTGATTATTTACATATTATGGTTTATGGTCCGCCAGGATCAGGTAAAACAACCTTGTCAATTTTGCTTGCTAAAATTTATTCAAAGCTAAATATCTTGTCGAGTGATAAAATAATATATGGAAAAAGAGATGATTTTATAGCTGGATATTTAGGGCAAACTGCTCAAAAAACAAATAAATTCCTAAATTCTTGTTTAGGTGGTGTTTTATTTATTGACGAAATATACAGTATTGGTGTAGATACAGAAGACAAAGATAGTTTTTCTAGAGAAGCATTAAATACCCTAAATAGTTTTTTATCCGAAAACAGAAATAATTTTTGCTGTATTGGAGCCGGTTATAAACAAGATGTCGAAAAGAATTTTTTTGATATAAATCAGGGATTGAGAAGAAGATTTCAATGGATTTACGAAATTGAACAATCGTCTATCGAGAAGCTTGTATTGGTCTTATTAAACATGTTTGACAAGCAAGAGTGGAGTACAAATGCGCAAGAGCCGTTTTTGAAAAACTTCCTGACAAAGCACAGTAAATTATTTGAATTTAATGGTGGAAGTATAGAAAGCTTTATTACAAAATGTAAAATGATATATGCTCGAAGAACTTTTGGAGAAGAAGATATAACTAAGCTGATTACAGAAGAAGATATATCAAACGCAATAAATGAATTTTACCCTAAAGATAGTCCTCCTGATTTTAATATGATGTATTTATAAAATTGATATAAAATACATATAAAAATATGTATTTTATATAATAAATGGGTATAAAGAATTTAAATAAATTTATTAAAACTAAATTTTCGTGTGCAATAATAGATATTGATTTGGAAAATTTAAGATTTAAAAAAATAGCAATTGATACATCTTTGTATTTATATAAATACAAGGCGTTAAACGGGGGTGAATGGGTAATTTCTTTTATTGATCTCATTTGTTGCTTAGTAGAGCTAAATATTCACGCCACTTTTGTTTTTGACGGAAAACCGCCTGCAGAAAAATGCCTTGAAAAAGATAAACGTAATTTAGCGCGCGGTAAATTAGAGAAGACAATAATTGAACTGGAAATTGACTATAACGAATATATTAATACAGGTATTTTATCAGAAAATCTTAAAAAATTCTATAAAGGTCATTCAAAAAACACAAGATTACTTGGCAAAGATAAGATTAATGACAATTTACTTGAAAAACTAGTAAATAGTAAGAAAAATCAACTGATAAATGTTACAAAAGATGATATTATTCTTCTTAAAAAAGTATTAAGTTTAATGGGTATAAATTATATTACTGCAGTCAGCGAAGCTGAAAAAACATGTGCTAAATTATGTATTGACAATAAAGTAGATGCTGTATTATCTGAAGATACTGATTTGATACCTTATGGAACACCTTATATATTGAATAGAATCAACATTTACAACAAAACCGTAAAAGCTATTGATTTTACGGTTTTGTTAGAAACAATTAATTTTACACATGAACAAATGATTGATTTTTGTATAATGTGTGGCACCGATTATAACAATAATATACCAAAAATAGGTAACTCTGGAGCATTTAAATTAATAGAGAAATATAAAAATATAGACAATATTCCAGATTTAGAAAATATTGAATTATTGAGACATAATACAGTTAGAAATTTGTTCAATAATTTTGAAGAATGCGATTCTCCTAATATTGAATATTCTAAAAAGCCTGATTTTGAAAATCTTACAAAGTTATTTTCACTAAACAATATTGACTATCCAATAATTAAAATACAAAAAAAATTTAGTAGTAAAATAATATTTTAAAAACAATTGCTATAATAGTAAAATGAAAAAGGATAAAACGTTAGCAGTTGAGTACAAAACTGTCGAAACCAGAGCAATTGGAAGTCCTGAAGTATGGGGCCCGGCATTTTGGTTTACTCTTCATAATAGTTCAGCTCAATATCCAAAAACACCTTCACTGTTCTATCAAGAAAAAATGAAGAGTTTTATACTTGGATTATCTTGCATGATTCCATGCGAAAAATGCGCAATACATGCATCAGCTTACATTTCAACTCATGAAAAGTATTTAGATAATATTGTAATGTCAAGAGATAGTTTATTTAATTTCTTTGCAAGCTTTCATAACTTTGTAAATGAGAGAACAGGTAAGGAAGTATTGTCGTTGGAAGACATTAGGCGGAAATTTATTAACCCCGAGAAAGTTGAATACATTACGTATCATTAATATAATCTGCTATTAGATTAAGTTGAGGTTTAGTATAATATTGTACATTATATTTTTCAAATCCATTTATAAACTCTTTAGAAAAACAAAGAATAGAACCCTTGTATGACGAGCATTTTTTATTAATATTGAATTCGTTAAAAATAAATTCTGGATAATATTTACCAAGTCTTTTATGTATAGATTCTACAGGAAATCTTAAAATCACCTTATCCATTTTGAATTCCATTGACACATACATCGCAAGAAAACTACTCATTCCGTTTCCAAAAAGTATAATATCTTGCAAGCGATATTTATCTAACAAAGACACGACCATGTCTTTGCAATCTTCAATTAACTGTTTCTCGCTTGGAATACCTGGTGTATTGTATCCAGAATAATTGTAAATTATTGAATCAAAACCCAGATTATTTACGGCTTCCATATGACTATTATAATGACTGAAATTCTCGTTAAAATCTGGTAAAAATAAAATTATTTTATTTTTACCTCCTACAATTTTACTAATACCTAGTAATTTTTTGTATCTTACAGTACTAAAACCTTCAGGTATTCCAAAATTTAAAGTTGATGGTTTAAAATACCTAAATCTTTTAACTATTTGTATAAATATTATAATTATTAATAATAGTACAATAGTTATTTTAAGTATTTGCATATACATTTAAAAAAATTATTTTTAGCTTTTATATTAACAATATAAAAACTGAATTTATCACGCGTTAATAGGCATGTTTATATCTCTGTTGAATATAAATTGCGGGTTATTAAAATAAACAATTAAATTTTCTATTTTTAGATTAGTTTCGGATTCGAGCTTAATACTATCAATGAGTAACTTAAAGTCATTTTTAGTATTATCATCGACTTTAATTCCTATACACTCTCGGCATGAAACATAAAAATTATTCAGATACGCCGCGTCAAATGATGTTTTACCATTTTCATCTAACATCTCATCTTTGTTGTTGTATATTATAACTTTTATAAATTGTATGGCTTTAGCGTAGCTAAAGCTTACATATTTATTATAAGTGTCGGATGATCTGTTCACATAAACATTTATAAAATAATACAACACTGAGATTATAGTTAATATAAAATTTTTAATATACTCATCGGGGTGAGTTTTAAAATTCTGATTTGTTTTACTTTGATTATCTTTATTTATAATGACCTCGACAATTTCGTCAGATACATTGGACGCGATTAAAATAAAAAATCCCCAAAACCATTGTATTAAAGCATCATTGTCAGTTGCAAGGACTTGTCCCTTTGATAGGTTTATTATTTCCGCCTTGATTTTTGTGACATTAATATGATTATTTGCAATTAGATGTAATATATCGCAATTTGAAAATAACAACATCATAAATTTTTTACAACAATTTTCATGATTGTCTGATAATTTTTGATCGTCTGATATTTGATTATCTGTATTAAATATATTGTTGAATTTTACATATAATTTGAATTGATAGTTGAATTTATTTACACAATTAATAAATAGTTTCTTTTTAGAGTCATCACTTAAAGATTCTTTAATTTTAGTACCGGCCGAAGATTTACTCACTAAAGCAGTTTTTCTTCTGTGGTCAACAGAAGCTCTAATCTGCGATAAATATTTACCAACAAGATTTTCCCCTTCTTTTTTATTATTCATCCCTAAAATTGTATTAGAACTTCCCCAAATTATAATTACGTTTTTCGGTAATTCAAGAAGAGCGTCAAGAGCTGCACATGATATTGAACAACAAGTAAATTTCACATTAAGTATTCTAACTAATGCTTTTGCAAGTTTTTCGTGTGTTATTTCTTTATAATTTGTATCAAATAATTTAGAAAGTTCAACAGGGGTTTTATACGCACCTGTTTCATATTTAATTAAATCATAAAAATCTTTACTATTGACAGTGGAATTATTAATAAATCTTAACATTTCAACAAAATAGTAACTTGTAATATCTGGATATCCTATAGGTTGATTCATATTATCTACAAAAAAAGGCTGGGCCTCGTCAACTCGATACGTTGGTGAAAGAATATCTCCTGTTGTAATGATATATTGTTGATCAGATTCAGATATTTCATCAGGTTCATTAACATGATTTAATATTTTTTCTAATATAGTAATATTATCTTCGTAGATTGAAAAATCCATTATACTCTTGATAATAGCTTCAGAAGGGTTATATTTATTAAATTCTGACATAATGGAAACCATAAAACGTTGATTAAATGTAACAAACCCTCTTGATTTGTCATTTTCTTTTAAACTTTTTTGATAAACTTTATATAATTCCACAAGTCGCTGTGGTATTTTCTTAGTACATATATCACCGTCTTCATTAAAAATCAAACTTTGTTCTCTTGCTATGTCCTCGGTAATTTTATCCTTAACTCCTTTATTTAAAGTTATATTGTCAGGTCCAGACGCTGTAAATTTTTCACTTATAATGAAACTAACATATTTATCCATAATTTCTCTGTTTCTGTTATCTGTAATAGAATTCACATATTGACCAATATGTTCCTTCAACACAATTTTAATTATTTGTTTTTTATAATTGTCAAAATTTTTCAAATCATGGATTTCAATAGAATTTATAATACTAATAACTCCGTAAGGCAATTTATTATTCATATAGTCATCATACACAGTATCGTAGTTATCAGGTGCTGTTGTTTCCGTATTGTTCATAACGCGTTCAATAAAAAATAAAATCAGGCTGGTATAATCCGGTATGTTTTCAAAATTTGTATCTGTGCCGAATAATTTTTTATAGTCTTGAAGCAACTGTATAGCATTATTGTAATAACTATTTATTTCATTAATAATTTTTTTGGCAAGGTCAATTAAATCAGATTTCTTACTTTGTTGTTGCTCTATTTGCAAAGCCTCTCTTTGCTTCATATAACATTTTCCAAGTAAATTTTTACCTTTTTTATCAATACCTATACCTAATAAATTGTTACCGCTTTCATATACTATTTTTTTATTACCGGTGCTGATAAGCTCGGTCTTAAAGTTTTCGCTACTTTTTATTTTTCCGGTAATCGCCTCATTTAAAACACTCTCAGTTTTATATACAGTTTCTTTATCGATTAATTGTTTATGAACATCAGCCAAACTGTCTGGTTCATAATTATTAAGACTAATTTTGTTTTCAGTATAATGTAGCAAACTTGAATATATATATGCCGCTGGTGAATTCCAAATATATTTTTTTTGTTCAGAAGTACCATTTAAGTCTTCAAATTCATCTGTCAGAGTTATAGGATGTTTATAGTTTATACTAAGTATGTCACAAGATTTATTGACATTTCTTGTATCATATAATAGCTGATCTTTATTCGACATATTGTTTATTTTCAATAAGATTTTTCTTAAAACAACAATTATGTAAATTTAAAATTAAGACAAGGTATAACAAATGACAGGTTTATTATTCTTGCAATCAAACGATTTTAAATTAATACACGGAATAAAAGGTCCAATTATGAGTACACAAATAAAAGGAATATCAATAGTAATTTTTTATTCTAGCAAATGCATACACTGTCAAAAATTACTGCCAGTTATTAAAAATTTATCAAATTCAATACAAGGTTGTCAATTTGGGATAGTAAATGTCGGAAATTCTAAAGAATGTATATTGTTGTCCAGAAATACTAAAAATCCTATAAATGTTGTACCCTATATAATCCTTTATATAAATGGCCGCCCTTATATTAGGTACCAAGGCCCCCATACAGAACAGGAAATTACTAATTTTATAGTAGAAGTTACTACATCAGCAGCTGCAACTTATAATTCTAAAGAAACTGTTAATAATACTGGAAAGGGGATGGTAAATAATAAACAAGTCGCCAAACAAGGTTCTAAAATTCCAAGTTATTGTCTTGGGCATCCAATTTTTGGAGACGGAGAAGATGTGTGTTATTTAGAATTTGATGAAGCATACGATAATAGAAATTGATTTATACTTTAATTTATTTAAATAAATTAAATGACTGATACTTTCCCTTTATATGATAATTTATCAAAAGATCTACCAAAGGTAGAAATGAATAATGCAATAAAAGAAGAAGTTATTAACATGATTAACAAACTTGATCAAAACGGTATGAATTTATTGTATGTTATAATTATAATTTTTTCTAAAAAAAATCAAACAAAAGCAGTTATTGAATCAATTGAAAACAAAAAAATTGTTTTCAAAGGTAAAAAAGATGTTAATTCTGATATGACATGTAATTTTAAATGGAATTTTAATGATCTTCCAGTAAAGCTTAAGTATATTATACATAAGTTTTTAAAATTACATCTAAGTACAATGCAAGAAGAACAAAACAGATCACAGACAAAGGAGCAATATGACAGCAAGAACCAATAACACTAAAAATATTGCTATTAATATTAAAGGAATTCTGTTATTGGGTTTTCGTTTAGTTTTTGTTTCATAAAATTCTTTGGACTGAGTTTTATTACACATATTAAAACAAGTGCTATCTCTGTAAACATTTTCACTATCTGGTAATAATTCTGTAGGCACGCATGTATTATTTTCGCATTTAAATACTTTATCAACTGGTGTAAATGAAAACAAAACTGCCTTATTTACATCATCAGTTAAATATAACAAATTATCATCTTTTACAGTTATGTATTTATTTGCAGATGGTACATTATAGAAATAAGTAGTTTTGTTCGTATTTAATTTTAAATAAAATTTTTCATAGTAATTCACAGAATTGCCTGTTTTTTCTCTATTAGCAGGCATTATTTCATACATTTGTTCCAACGAACCTCTAATTGTATCACGTGATGGTTCAATTATAATATTTTGATTTGATAAATCTTTGTCAAGATTATCAATACCTATTGTTAAATTACTATTATTTATAATTAATAAATATTTACTGTTATAATTTAAAGAAATTCTTGTAAATTCGGTATTAAATAATAACTGGTATATTCTAAACTCTATAAAGTCTTCTTTAAAATTTGAAATACTTACATCTTTTGTATCAGCTTGTAAAGAAAGTGTGTTTTCACCAAGCTCTATTCTTACTATATCATCGTAAAAAACCGTACTAGTCTTTTTTGGAGGGTAATTATTAGATCTTGTGTCTAAAAAAGCTGTACCTTTGTAATTTAAGTTTTCAAAATTTTTAGTACTTATAAGTTCATAGGCATAATTATCCTCCAAAAAAGAGTTGTACATAGGGACACAAATATTATTATCTTTTGAACTTAAATAATAACCATAAGAACATTTTTCATGTTCGTCGCATTTATTTACACATTCTTCGAGAGATTCTGTAGTATAACATACTCCTTCAATTGTGTTAAAACATGCTGGACCGCGTATAGAAGAATATACTGTGTCGTCAAACAATAACCAATTGGTGTTGTATGTTTTTGGGTTAGGATCTATTGAATTAAGTTTCATATTTATTTATAGGAATAAATAAATATGAAACTTAATTCAAAATTTATATATTTCAATTTAACATTATTTAAAAGAAATCAGTTATTAGGTTAAATAATGGATGAAGAACCTGTTAAAAATAAACCTGCTGATTTTGATCCAATTGAAAAATTGAAAACAGATCAGACTGTAGTTTTTTATACCCCGCTAGAAGACGAAACATCGGTTTATGTTAGAACTGGTATAACTAAAACTAATTCGTTTTTACATTGTGTTTTATCTGCTAAATTTTCAGATTATTTATTTATGAAAAAACCCCACAGAAAAATATTAGCCGAAAAAACGATGAATGAATTGTTAAAACTAAATAAGGAAGATTGGATTATTAAGGAGTCAAATGACTTTAAAAAGTTCTGTGCAATTTATATGATTGGTATAAGGTCAAAAATAGATGAAAAATCTATAGATTCTGCGCGATTAAATCAAATTGTTTTGGATAATTTAATAATTTCTAAAGAAGTATGTAAATTGTTTTTCACTATTGTAGATATAAACAATTTATTTAAAACTATCAACAATTTAACTTTAACAAATGAAGAATTCAAGGCTAAATTCAAAAGCCTGATTGCTAATGCTTTTGACGTATGCAATGAATTAAAAATGATTAAAGCTGATAAGGCTGATTATATTTTAAAACAGTTGAATAATTTTATTGACATATTTTTAGAAACAATTGAAAAATTGGTTTATTCAGAGTTTTTAAATTCTAATCAACCTGAAACTATTAATTTTGATACTGAACCATCTATTGCAGATCATTTTAAGTATAATATATTTGTGCTTGATTCTGTGACAAGATTACCTTTACTATCAGAATACAAAATAAATACGGACTATGACTCTTCTATAGTTTTGGTAAAATTTCAAGATAAAAATATTTATGAAATTGTAGGTGAAATGTTACCAGGATATATTACTGTTAGAATTTTTGAAAATGGTTGTAATTTTGTTAAGAAAATTATTAAAGATATTAAAAATCAATCATAATTAGATTTAAATTTTATAATACTTATTATAAAATCTAAATGGTATTACAGTTAGAAGATTTTTTACCTGTTTATCCGAATGTTACAGATGCGGAATTTTATCAAAATTTATATGACAAATACGAGTTTAGAGAACTTGAATTACGTAAAAAGCAAGAAACCGAGTTTTCTGATTATTTACCAAGTCAAAAAATTGTTTCACGTTTTTTATCGCCTTATACTCCTTACAATAATTTATTATTGTATCACGAAATGGGAACCGGTAAAACTTGCGCCGCCGTAGGAGTAGCTGAAAATTTAAAATTGCATGGTTTCCGAAAATGTGTGTATATTTCTAAAGGCGAAGGCCTTCACGACAATTTTAAAAATGAAGTAGCTTATAAATGTACTAAAAAAAATGAATATTTGATTAAAAATAAAACTACCAATATATACGAATTTGACAAGAAAAAATTTGAGGAATTTTATACATGTTCTACGTATCAAACATTTATAATAAATGAATCTTCTGTTAATTATGATAATTGCATATTCATATTGGACGAGGTGCACAATCTTATAGTAAAAGATTACAAGAATGAGGGATCAAGTTACAATAAATTTCACCAGTTTTTACACAAAGTTAAAAATTGTAAAATACTATTATTATCAGGAACTCCAATAACTGACAAAGAAAATACGTTTACACCAATAATGAATCTAATATTACCTATTAACGGTCAAATTCCTGACTTAGATTATGATAATCTAAATGTTATAAAAGAAAAAATAAAAGGATATGTTTCCTTTTTATCATCTCCAAAGACTGACATAAGGTTGGATTTTATTCGCAGCGAAATTGATGACCAATATAAGTTTTTGGAAAACGATGATATAGCGTTGTATTACGAAAATATGAGCGACTACCAAACTGCAAAATATTTAGAGTCGGTTGCACGAACTGTCCCTGGTGCGGCAAGATTAATTGAAAGGCAAGTTTCATTATTTGCAGATCCTATAATTGATTCGCTTAGTAAAAATGCAGAATCTGTAAAAGATGGAATTGATTACAATGGGTTTAATAACTTAAGCAAAAATGCTTATTGGAAAAATTTCTCAAAACTTTTCAAAGGTATTAATACAGATGCCGAAAAATTGAATAAGTTATACACCTATTCTGTCACATATCGCAATACAATTAGTAATATATTAGATGCATTAAAAGAAGATAAGAAAATATTTATATACAATTCTACTGTAAATAGACATGGTATTTATTTATTTGCTACAATTTTGACAAAAATATTTAAAATTCATACCAAGAAAATATTGATGCTTACCAGCGATACCTTCGCGGCGGGCCGCGCCGATGAAACAAATGAACTACTAAACGGTTTTAACAATTCTAAAAATGAAATCAAAATTATTTTAGGATCAGGTATAATTTCAGAAGGTTTTACATTTAAAAACATAGAAATTATCCACGTCCAAACTCCTGCATGGAATTATTCGGAAATAATGCAAGTTATTGCCCGTGGTTATAGGTTAGGCTCGCATAATGATTTAATAAAACAAAGAAACGGTCTAATACCCGAAGTAAAAGTATATTTACACGCAAGTATTCCAGCTACTGATAATATAGAAATTATGAACAATTCTATAGACGTTTCTATGTATAAAACTTCTGCAGAAAAATGGGTTAAATCTAAACTTGTAGAAAAAATTGCTAAAGAAGGCGCAATAGATTGCTGTTTAACAAAACAACGAAATTTAGTATCCGCGGTCAAAGATTGGACTTGCGATGGAAACGTAAATTTAGACAATCCTATAGACTTTAGTACATATATAATGTATTACGCAGATAGTATTAAAGAAGTCATTCGTACCGAAATTACAACTTTATTTAAAAATTATTCTGAATTAAATCTAGGAGAAATTTACGACAAAATTAATGGTTATTTTGTAAGGCCTTTGATGGATGAAAACGGAAAAAACGCCACCATGGTTTTAATATTAGAAATTTTAAACGATATAATAGAAACTAATCAAATTCTTACGAACAATATTGGAATTATGTCATTTTTAAGGTGCGAAAAAGATACCTACTTTTGTGTTAATAATGTATTTTTAAACAATGACAAATTATTAAGTTATTATTCGGCTTCAACGGCAGTATTTCGATACAATACTGTTAATGACTGGTTCGAAAATCAAAATGACCAGAACGCAGTTAAAACAATTGATGAAATATGTAACAACTATAAAAAAGATAAAGATGATCCAACTTTAGTGGATGCTTACAATAGTTTAGAACCAAATGTTAAAGAATCAATATGTTCTCTGGCATCATCTATACACGAGAACGACTTTTCAAAATTTGTTCTTAAAACCTTTTGTGTTGAAAAGGATAATGAACCCGACAAAAACCCAAATGATAAAGACAATATATATAAAATAATGGATGGTATTGGTATTAATTTTTATGGAGATAATGCAAGTGGTGAATTTAAAATAATTTGGGTACCAACCGACGGTTCAAAGCCTAAAAGCGTCGCTTGTAAAAGCATTGCTAATAATATTAAAGACACAAAAACTGAATTTTGCGCTGAAAATATTATTGGACAAATATTAAATGATAAACATGAAGGTAAAAATATTATTGAAGAATATTTAACTAAAGAAAAGAAGAATTATAAAGTTATCCAAGTTAAATTTATAGAAAATGATTTGTCATCTGTTAGTGATAATCCATCAGATTTAGAGAAAGATAAAAAGGCAAGGGTGACGAGAATAAGTAATCTCAATTTTGATAAGGAACATTATATTTTAGTATATAATACCGACGACAATATTCCTTTGTTTGGAATGGGCGGGAGTTCACTCGTCCGCGGTGGTAATAAATTAACAGCTGGCGACCTTTGTAAAATAATTAAAAATTATTTGAAAAAAAATGAATTGATTATAAACCCTCAAAATACTAATTAATTAATTTATATGAATAAAATATTAACTGATAAAATTAAAAGCATTGTAGATACTAGTATTGAAGCTTATATTATTAAAGTTTCTACAAAGTACAGTATTCCAATCGAGGAATTGGAATACTTGGTGACCGAACATTTAGATAATATTAAAGACGATGAAGAAGATGTAATAGTGAGTTCTGACGAAGAGGAAGAAGAAAAGGTAAATAATATGTGTATGCATATATTATCAACCGGCGGCCGCAAAGGTAAATGTTGCGCAGCTAAAATTAAACCAGGGCAGACTTTGTGTACAACTCATAAAGCTGCAAAAGAAAAGAAGAGCGCGGCTGCCATTGTCAAAAAAGCCAAAATTATGTTTAACCCTGAAATTAACAAACACTCTTGCGCAACCAGCGGAATTGTTTTTGAAGAAAATTCTGGCAAATTTGAAGCTATCGGAGTTTACAGAAACGGTATTATTGAAAAATTGGAAGAAAAAGATATAAAAACTTGTAAAATTTTTAATTATCTAGTTAAAAAATAAAAATGAACAATTTTGGCAACGAATATCTTAATTATGAATTTTTAGAAAAATATATTGGGTGCAAAGTTAAAAACTTATATTTTACTAAAGAAGAGTATTTAAACGAATATCCGATTGGTTATATTGAAAACGAAAATAAGTTTCCGGTAGTTATAGATAACATTAAATTTTCGGGTGATAATATATGCGTTCGTTTTGTACATAACAATCTTTTTTTTAACATGTATGTTTCATTATTTAACGTTTCTTGGTCAAATTCATATACTCCTGAAAGTATTTTATATCTAGAATTTGACAACGAGAAAACTATATGGCTTTCAGGAACAAACCCAGATCCTGTTATTTTTAAAAACAAGGAATTGGTATTTGATAATATTTATATTATGTCTGATGATTTTACACTTGACAACTTTTTAAAAGCAGCAGATACTAACAAAGACAAATATATTACACAATTTTTAATGGATACTAATATATTAGTTGGGGTTTCAAACGAACTAAAATGCGAAATTTTAGCATATTCAAAAATATCACCAAAAAGGCAACTAAATAGTCTATCGATCGAAAAAATTGAAAAAATTTTTGAGGGCGTAGTTATAATTTCAAGATTGTTATTTAATGCTACTATTAATCTATACAAATATGAACATACAATTTTTGAAGTTAAAGGTGCTAAAAAGGATAAATTAGAAGATAATTTATTGACTTATTGGAATCCGGAAAAACAATTTTAGTCTAAAAGTTAAAATTTAAATGTAAAAATGACAGAAGTTGATCATTTTACAGTTGAATCAACCGCCACGGAATTAAATAAGGCAATGTCTGCGCTTGAATCTTCTGACAACCAAGAGAGTGGTACAAAAAAATTGATTAATAAAATAGGCAAATTAAATCTTATATTTTTGTCTATACCAATAATTATACTAATAGCCCTTGCAATTAAGCAGCCAAATTTTGTAACAAAAGAAGTAATAGATCCAACTGACAGTGCTAAAAATACTAGAGTACTAAATTACAATAGATTACTAGTTGTTGCGTTATTTATATCTTTTGTATTTCCTGCGGCCTACTATGGATACACTTTTTATTACAAAAAGAAGTAAGTATATTGTATTTTATATGTTTTAGAACATATAAAATTAGATTGCAGGATCTATTGTAAATGGTTCTGTGTATTTGAGCAATTTAAAACCATCCGAACACTTGCCATTCGAGGCTTTTTGGACATTACTACCATTAATACACATGTATATAGCTTCGCCAGCATTTTCATTGATTGACTTATAAAAGTCTCCTAAAGTCGATTGTCCAGTTGTCTTTGATGATAAATGTGCTATATCTTTGTAACTATCATTTAATGCTATATTGTTTTCAAAACGACCTATAGCATTTTCACCAAAAATCTTCAGAGCTTTGGTTCGAAATTCTAGTAGCATTTCTTTTGGTTGTTCTTTTTCAGATATTAATTTATCCCATATTTGAGCATATTCTATAAGTTCATCGACCATTTCTTTATTTTCTATTTTCTTTTTCAACATAATAAGGGAACGGACTAGAATATTCATAACATCAATATTAGAATAGTCAATACCCTCACTGTCGCCATTATTTTTGGTACGTTTATTTACTAAAACAGATCCTAGTTGAGAAAATTTCATAACTTCAGGCTTTGTATTATCTCTTGAAAAGGGCATTTTAGTAATATCTATCATTGTTTTAACAGGAGGGTTTTCCATTTCTTCTCTAGTAATGCCCTCATGTATAGAAGTTGTAAAATCTTTTTCGAGTTTTAAATTGTTTAATAAATCATTTTGTTGAACGCTTAAATTAGCTTTTGTTGAATCAATTGATTGAGCAGTTGCTTCTTGGGAAAACGTAGATTGGCCAAAAGTATTTTGAACCACTGTTTGTTGCAATGCAGGGTTATTCACTTTGTACATAAGCTGTGTTGTCAAAGGTATAAATACTTTAGAGGGATTATAAGTGTTATACAATCTGTCGCCGACAACACTGTCTAATAAAGATAATCCTTCTAGGTTAGAACATGAACAAGATGACATTTTTTTATTATATGGTTTTATTTAATATTTAAATAAAATATTTATTTGATATTACGAAATATAATAAACTAAATAGCAAGATTTGTATTAAAATAGAAACACCTGAGTTAATAGCAAGCGGTACAATATTTTTAATAAACTGTATTGTTTGTGGTAGAGAAATTAGTATAAATAACAATATTCCGAGAACTAAATAGTTCATTTTATGAACACGTATTAAATCATCACAAATGTTTGTGTCTAATATTAAGTCTGTCATTTCAATATCTTCTTTGCTTGAATGCACATGATCTCCTTTTTGCAAGGTATTAATATCGTCGCTTGAGTCCATTATACAATAATTATATAAAGTTTTAAATTAATTAAGTTAAAATGCCCGAATTCAGATTAGAACAAATTGGAAATTATTTACGAAAATTTAATATGAACATACATACGATTTATACAATAGATAACGATTGTGTGTTCTTAAAAATACATATGAAGGACATTGCGGATTTTTTTATGTTATATATATCAAGTAGATATACAATTTACAAAACACCGCACTATAATTGTGTTGAAATTAAATATATAGATTTAACAGAAACTGAAGAAGTAGCGGAAGATTTTGCAAATATAAATAATGAAAATGATGTTGAAGAAGACTACGACACAATAGATAACGAGGATAATAACATAGAATCTGTTGTACGCTCTTACAACAAACAACTAGAAGTAAAAGATTACAAAAAACTAAACGAATTCAAAGAACTTGTTAGACTTGTCAAAAGATTGAGATATTGCGTGTCAAATCAAACTTTAAAAATAGGAGTTATGTATAACAATTTAATATGCGGTATTAAAAAGGATAATTCATTAGATACCTATGAATTTACTAAAGATTCTAATAGTTTAAGGGAATTATATGTATTTATTGATATTGATTCGTTTTTTAAAGAAGAAATCACTGACAAGTTTGTTGATCTTTCAAAAATCATCAAAAATGGTATATACACATTGTTAAAGAATAACAAAAATAAAAATAGAAGAAAGATGGATATTGTGTTTAACAAGTATAAATCTTCTTTGGTTCAAAATGATTTGATTACCGAGACATGTGAAAAACTTAAATCAGAACAAGACAATCTATATGTCTTATTACTTAAGAACATAAAATCTCAAGAAACCATTAAACAAGATACGTTAAAAAAAGAAGCTTATTACAAGAATAAAAATACAGTAACTGCTGATATTGATAGTAGTAGATTTATTGGTTTATGTAATAAAAAGTTAAAAAAACTACAAGATATTGAAACGCAAATAAGGAAAAGTCATGTTATTTGTAAAAATAAATATGAGAATTGTATACTTGTGTTAGATAAAATTTATTTCGAAAATATAGTAATGTTCAATTCTGTTATTAATAATTTATCAGAATTGTCCAATTTAAGATAGATTTTATTATTTTTAATCCATAATAAAATTTGATTTAAAATTTAAGAACATAAGCGTTTGACATATTGAGTTTGGCAATTGTTGGCGCCTGATCCATAAGCACCCATAATTGTTGGGTAACCGTTGCACGGGGTTTGACCACTTCTCATTAAAGAGTCGTATCCTATTGCGGCGTATGCAGGTACTAATTGCATACCAACAGCGGTGGTTAATGGTACAGCAGCTCCTTGACCTGCAAGAGCGGGGTTACCCATCGCTCCGTTATAAGTGGCTAATGTAGCAAATTGACAAGAATTGTATTGTTGATCTCCGTCTTGTGGCATTTTATATTATATAATTTATTTTATTTTTCAAAAATTTTTTTAGATTCTGAATAAGCATATTTGTCGACAATATCATTATAATAATTTCCACTGTGACCTTTTACCCATATCCATTCAATTTTAATATTGTCAGCAATCTTAAAATAACTAGACCATAATTCTTTGTTAGCGTTAATTTTAAATTTACCAGTTGCACACTTTATAACATACTGGCTATCTGTGTATATTATAACTTCATTGCATTTTGCAAATTTCAAAGCTTCAATTACAGCTTTCAATTCCATTTTATTATTAGTTGTTGATGGGTCGTGTCCGCTTACAATAAATTTATCTGGAATACAAAACGCCCATCCTCCAGGCCCGCCTGGGTTTTTAATACATGATCCATCAGTGTATATATTCATTACAAATTAATAAGTTACCATAATAATATAATCGATTTTAAAACAAGTTTTTTTCTTTTAAAAAAAATGATCGACGAAGATACTTGTTGGAAAATTTTAGGTGATAATTTTAAAAATAAAGGTTTTGTTGAACATCAAACAGAATCTTTCAACAATTTTATAGAACATGGTATTAATAAGATTTTAACAGAAGAACCACCAATTAATATTATTAACAAAAATGAAGACAATTTATATAATGAATTCACTCTAATATTTGGGGATGTTTATATTCCATCACCTACGATGACAGAAGAACATAGATTATTAAGATCATTTACACCAAACGAGGCCAGACTTCGTGATTTAAGCTATGATTCTCCTATATACTGCAGTATTACAACTGTGTTAAAAGTAGAAGGTTATCCGGACGAAATAGAAAAGCATTTTAGGGTAGTAATTGGTAGAATCCCTATTATGCTAAGGACTAGCAAATGTTATTTGACAAAAATGTCTAAAAACGAAAGAATTAAAGCAGGTGAATGTGAATATGACGCTGGCGGGTACTTTATAATAAAAGGGAAAGAGCGTGTATTGATACCTCAACTAAGAGGAATGTATAATGTTCCAAAAGTTTTTGCTTTGAAAAAAGGAGAAAAATATAAGTTAGTTTCAGAAGTTAGAAGTATGTCTGCTGATACCGGGCATTCTGCGCTGGTTAAATGTTTGTTTTCTTGGGACGGCCGCGGAATATTTTTCAAAATTCCTTACATCAAAGATGTAATTCCGGTAGGTATTATATTCAAAGCTTATGGATTTGTATCAATTGAAGATATTTCCAATCTTATTGGTATTAAAAATATGGAAAAAGCAGAAAAATACATTAAATATATAGATAGAGATTCGTATTTTTGTAATTATTCAGGTAATATACCTTCTAATATACCAATTGTAGATCATGATAAATATATTAAGGAAAAGACTATTGAAAACGCTTATAATTACATTGGTCAATTTTCAATTCACACAATTAAAGAATCTGAAAAAGTAGATTATGCCCGTCAAGTAGTATTGAATGAGTTATTTCCTCATTTGGGGGTGTCATCATCAAATAAAGAAAAAGCTATGTTTTGCGGGTTAATTGCAAATAAACTTATTAATACCATAATTGAAGTGAGAACTATAGATGACAGGGATGATTATGTTAATAAAAGAGTAGAATCTGCAGGTATTTTATGCTATGAATTACTTAAACAATTGTTTAAAAAATTTACACAAGCAATTATTAATACAATCGAAAAGAAAAAACAAATACCAGACGCTCTAGGTATTATCAGCAGATTACCTGTTATAACAAATGGTTTGAAACATTGTTTTTCTACAGGTAATTGGGGCGTACCTAAAAACGCTTATATTAGAACAGGAGTTTCACAAGTACTATCGAGGCTTTCATATGGGGCTACATTGTCTAATTTAAGACGGCTTACAATTCCCGTAGGAAAAGAATCAAAAAATACAAAAATCAGGCAAATTCATCCATCTCAAATTATGTACATATGTCCTGCAGAATGTTTTGAACCAAATATTGAAGTATTGATGTGGGATGGTAGCATTAAATACGGAAAAGATATTGTAATCGGAGATGAATTAATAGATGACAGGGGTAACCCTGTAAAAGTAAAAAGTGTTTGCAAGGGCGTAAGCAATATGTATGAAATAATACCCACTAAAAACAATTTTCCAAGACATAAAGTGACTGATAACCATATTTTAACTCTCAAAATTAGAAATCATGGTGCAATTGTAGTGGCAAATAGGACTGATCGTTCTTACAGATTTATTGTGACATATTTTGACAGAGATATTAATACATATAGAAGTTCGCATTTTTACACACGCGAGGAAGCTGAAAAATTCTCAGGTAGTATTATAATTGATGATACGCTTGATATAACAGTTGCAAATTATCTAAAATTGAGCACATATACACAGGAAAAATTGGTTTTGTATAAAATACATAACATTAATTGGACTGCTACTCATAATATTGATCCTTATTTGTTTGGTTTTTGGTTATCGCGTGGTAAAGGACCAGCAGTTAGAATTAATAATACTTTAGATACAAATGTCGTAAATTATTTGCAAACCAATGACTATATTATTGAACACTTTGAAAAGAATTATTACAGAATTCTCAAAAATAATATAAATATATTGTGTGAATTTACAGAGAACTACGAAGACGGTGTTAAATATATTAAAAATGAATACATAGCAAGTGACAAAGATTTTAGAATTAAATTGCTTGCAGGATACATAGATGGCAGCGGAAGTGTAAGAAAACATAACAAAAATGAAATAAGAATAAATGGAACAAATTCAAGATTGTTTGAAAATATATATACAATTATAATGTCATTGGGATTTTCTACGAATATTCGTACAACAGGTCAGCTTACAAAAGAACTTACAATTACTGGAGTAGATACTTGCAAAATTCCATCGGCAAATAATAATAAAATATTAAAACCTATTAATAACCAACTTAGAGCTAAATCATTTCTTGGTACTAGATTTTTGGTAAGACCCGCTCCCAAGAATGACTTTGTAGGATGGCAACTTGACGATAATAACAGGGGTCGATTTTTGCACAAATCTGGTCTAGTATTGCATAATACACCAGAAGGAGCTCCTATTGGAATTGTGTTGAATTTATCTTTGCTTACAAAAATATCAGAAAAATTCCCTACATTGTTGCTAAAAGATATTTTGCAACAATCTGAAAATATGAAATATATTGATTATGTGAATATTACAGATCAAAATTGCAAAATTATTATTAATGGATTTATTGCAGGGGTTACAGAAAACATAGAAAAATTTATTGAAGAATTTAAAAGTTATAGATACGATTTAATCATCCCATACGATATTTCAATAAGTTATAATAAAGTGGAAAATGAAATACATATATTTTCTGACGAAGGTAGATTGCTTAGGCCTGTATTTACTGTTGATGGTGATAAACTAAAATTGACGAAAGAAGATGGTATTAACTGGGATGAATTAGTTAGTAAAAATATTATTGAATATTTAGATAACAGCGAAATACAATCAAAAGTCATAGCTTTTAATCAAGACGAACTAAAGAAATATAAAAATGATTACTGCGAAATTGCACCAGCAATGATGTTAGGAGTAATGGGTTCTATTATTCCTTGGCCCGACCACAATCAATGCATCCATAAAGACGAACCTGTCTATATGGAAGATGGTTCAAGTAAAAAAATATCAGAAGTGAAAGTTGGCGATAAAGTTATTACATTTAATCCTAAAACAGGACAACAAACTGTGACAAGTGTTACACATACATATACAAACAGAACAGATAAACAATTATATAAAATTACCACAATCAATGGTAGAAAAATTACAGCTACTTACGATCATCGTTTTATGACAAATACTGGCTGGACACGCCTAGAACACCTTGAAATTGGTAAGTCTTTAGTAGGAATCTCTTTAGAACAAAAACCTATTAATAACACCATTAAACATAATAGTACTATAATGTCAATAGAAGATTTTAATAATAACTGTTATTACTGTGGTATTTCAACATATTTTATTAATAAATACAAGGCGGCTCTTGAAAATTTATTTCCCATCAAAAACAATAATCCAAAATTATTTGTAGTCAGTCGTATTTTAGGATTTGTTGCAAGTAATATGAGTTTGAATATTAACAATAAAGGTGAATGTAACTTTCAAATAGATTTTGATGGTAAATGTAGTTTAAATCTTTTTATTGAAGATATTAAGTTTCTAGAAATTGATCTTGAAAATATTATTGTTTTACCGTATTCTATAAAATCCAATGGTGTATTGGGATCGTTGCTAATTGCTTTGGGCGCAAATTATAGAAAAAATAATATAGAATATTACAAAAAAATTCCTTCTTGGATAAGAAATGGGAGTGATTTAATTAAAAGAGAGTTTTTAGCTGGAATGCAAGGTTCTATTGGTTGTAAAATTGGTGAATTTTCTAAGAACCCATTCTTAAGTTTTGGTATGTTTGTATCAAAAACACCATTTTCATCACTAACATTCAATGCAGAATTTAACATGTACATACAATCTATTTTTAAAATTTTTGATGATTTTGATATTATTACGCATCAATCAGGATTATCTAACTCGACAATCTATAAAAACAATACAATTATGACTTATTATATTCAAAACGATATTGACAATGTGATAAACTATATGGATATTATTGGTTACAGATATAGTACTATTAAGACGCTTGAAACAGGTATTTACACAGAATACTTGAAACAAACTAAAATAGAAAAAATCAATATTGAAGATTATGAAAATTTTTCACAATGGAAATTTAAATTGGATTATAGAAGCACTACTTTGTTTATACCATTAAAAAGTAAAGTTGAATCTTCAGATAATATTATTTCCGATATTACAACTTTATCTACAAATCAAAGTTTTTTATGCGGAGATGCATTTTGCGTACATAATTCTCCAAGAAATTGCTATCAAGCCGCAATGGGAAAACAAGCAATGTCTATGTTTGCCCTTACACATTTAATTAGGGCCGATACAGTTAGTCATGTGCTAGGATATCCTCAAAAACCTCTTGTAACTACACGAGCTGCAGAAATGATGGGTTTCAGTGATATGCCGGCAGGAATTAATGCAATTGTAGCAATTGCTTGTTATACGGGGTTTAATCAAGAAGATTCTATATGTTTGAACAAAGGTTCAATAGAAAATGGTATGTTTTGGGCTACAACATATAATACACATTCAGAAGAAGATAAAAAACAAGGTACATACATGTCTGACAAAATTAGTCTTCCGCCTTTAGATAAAAGACGTACCGATCTTAATTATAGTTTGTTAGATGAACATGGGGTAATTAGAAAAACAATAGAAGGAAAAAATGGGAATAGCTCAGTTTATGTTCAGACGGGTGATGTTATTGTAGGTAAATGTATAATACACAATAATAAAAATAACGATCAGACTATTGTTGACAATAGTTTATCAATTAAAAAAGGAGAAGAAGGTTGTGTTCAAAGAGTTATAATTTCTACAACACCTAATGGATATAAATCCGTTAAAATTATAATTAGAAAAATTAGAAAACCTCAAGTTGGAGACAAATTTGCATCAAGGTCTGCTCAAAAAGGAACAACAGGGGCATTAATACCAAGAGAAGATATGCCATTTACAACGCAGGGTATTACACCAGATATTATTATGAATCCGCACGCTTTACCAAGCAGAATGACAATTAATCAATTAATGGAAAGTGTCCTTGGTAAATCATGTGCAATTGAAGGTACTATTGGGGATGCAACACCTTTTACATCTTCAAGTACAAATGTTGCCGAAAAATTATGTGAAAGACTTGGTATGCATAATTTTAATAAACAAGGTACTGAAATGATGTATAGCGGTATTACAGGCGAACCCATTGGAATGGTTTTTATTGGACCTGTATATTATCAAAGATTGAAACATTTAGTAATTGACAAAATGCACGCTAGGGCTTATGGTCCAAATGCAACTTTAACTCGACAGCCTCTTGAAGGAAGAAGCAGAGACGGCGGATTGAGAATGGGAGAAATGGAGCGAGATTGTACAATTGCCCACGGAAGTTCTGTGTTCTTGAAAGAGAGATTGGGAGATCAGTCAGATCCATACACAGTTACAATTTGTGATATTTGTGGAAATATTACCAGCAGGCCCGATGAATGCAAATCTTGTGGAACTGATAGAGTTACAGATATTAATCTTCCTTATGTTAGCAAATTAGTTATTCAGGAGTTAAATAGTATGATGATAAAATGTAAAATAAATGTTGGAGATTCGTAAATAAATTTAAAAAGGATAAGTCATTTACTTAAAATGACAACGGAAGTACAGACCCCGCAAAATGCCGAAGCCGAATCAGAACCCAAAACAGAAAAAATTACCGGGGACGTATTTTCTGATACTATTGTAGCTACAAATTCTCTTAAAATAATTGATCTGAATAATTCAATAGTAAATTTTAATGCAACCTTCACTGTTAAAAGTGATACTTCAAAACCTTTTAAAGTTATAGCTGTTAATGAGAAAGCTTTAGACAACGCAGATGAACTTCAATTTAAAACTGTCGAATCAGGACAAATTAACGGCCAAATTTTTTCTGATACTGATCAACCAAGTAATTACATACTTGTAATTAAAACAATTGAAGACGGCGAAGAAATGAATTGTACTGTAGATATTACAAGATCTGAGATACCTGCTTGGTCTAGGACTAAAAAACCAACTGTAAATACTAATGTTAAACCGTTTGAAAATACTCCTATGCAAAACAGCAATGTACAAACTCTTCCAAAACAACCACATGTAAATAACCAAAAAGTTGAACCAACGACAATTGAAAGTTATACCCCAGAAAAGGAGCAAGGCTTCTTCAGTAAATATAAAATATATATATTTGGTCTAATATTTTTCTGTGTATTGACATTAGCAGGATATTATCTATTTACTCAAAAAGCCAGTGTAAGTGGCGGATCTAGTCATACCGAATCTGTAGCAAGTGTTACAGAAAAAATTGCTCCTATAGTTGTAGCACCTACTACGCCGCCCAGAACAGATGTAATGGATGCATTAAATAGTTTTATCTCGAGTTAAAAACAAAATTTTTATTTTAAAATGACAAAATTAGCTACTCTTTTAGAAAAATTGATCGAAAAACCTGGAAATTTTTCACCTAAAGTAGATATTATTGATTATACCAATAGTTTAAAAATATTAGTTGAACTACCTGGTGTTGAAAAAGATAATATAAAAATATCATTTCAAAATAATTTATTAACTATAACGGGTCAATATTTAGACCCTGAAAGAAACCACGTAAACATCCCCGAGACACAAGAAATCATAAATGACCGCAGCACTGATATAAATTACGGCAATTTTTCCAGAAAGATTTATTTAGACTTTAACATAACAAGCACTGGTGGAATAAATACAAAATTAGAAAACGGTATTTTAAAAGTTAATATAAATAAAAATTTACAAACAAAAAATACTTTTTCTGTTAAAATAAATGACTAGCTGCGGGCCATACTGGCAAGCTCAAAATTATACTCATATGTTTGATGTACAAGACATAAGAGGACCATTACCTAAAAAAGTATTATGTCCCGGGTCAATAACGGATATTATCGATAAATCACCTGATTTATCATCTTTTAATTACATATTAAGATTATCAGGCCTTGCAAATGAATATAATTCCTTACAAGCAAATTATACTGTATTTGTCCCATCAAACAAATATATTACTGATAACAATTTTATTAAAAATATGGATATCAATATCGCGCGATCTATAGTTCGATCTTGTACCGTTGATAACAAAATTACAAAAGCTTTGTTACAATCTACACCAAATTTTTTGTTAATTACTAAAAACAATCCAAATAATCTTAATTTACAAACAATTAGCGATGTTACGCAAATATACCCGAACATAAATTTTTTACAATACGATATTGAAGCAATAAATGGTATGGTTCATATTGTAGACAAATTGATAATCCCAGATGTTATTTTATAATAAAAGAGAAGTATGAAAAAAGTAGAAGCTTTTTCACAAGAATATTATAAAATAGAAAATGAAGCTTGTGTTGTCAATTGTACAAATGGTAAAACCGAAATTATTAATTATAAAATACCTGAAGCAATTATACTAGGAGCCATTGGTATCGAAAATAAAACTATCGAAGATTACCAACTATTTGTTGATAGAAATTCTGACGATGAAAGCAATTCTGAGTTAGATATAACAATTGAAGCATCAAATAGAATAGAATTATATTCTACAAGACATAATCATTATACATATTGTTCTATAACAATATTTACTGGGTTAATAATGATATTTGTAGTATATTTTAGCGAATACAGGTATAAGGCCGATGATAGTCTAAGAGGTTAATTATAGTAAAATATAAATGCAAAAAGTAATTGCGTATAAAGAAAATAAAATAAACATAGATTGTGAAGAAGGGATAGTAGTAGATAATAATATTGAATTAAACGAAATAAATACAGAGGCAAAAATTGTCGGATATGTTGCTACAATATTTAACACACCACTTGAAGTAATACCTGTAAATTCTCAGGAAAATAATACTCAAGTGAATATTGTTATTGAGAATGATTCTTTTGAAAATGAAGTAAATTATGTTAGAAATAGAATATTTTTATCGTTCTTATTTTTATCATTAATATTAACAGTGGCTATTAGAAAAAAAGATTGATAATTTATATATAAGTGTTATGTAAAATGACAAAAGAATGGACTAAACAAGAAGATAATTTGCTTTTATATGAAATTAAACACAATATTAGTTTTGTTATAATGTCAAAATATCACAATAGAACAGAAAAAGAACTAGAAGAAATCAACTTGTAAATGGATACCCTTACCGCCATTAAATAAAGAATGGACGGATGAGGAAATCTATCAACATTTTAAATTATCAGAAGACATCATTAAACTAATTAATGATACAAATATTGTTGGATATAAAAATATTATTAAACAGCCAAACATTATTGTAGAAAACGAAGTAAAACCAAAAGTAAAAAAGTTGAGAATTGTAAAACCTAAAAAGAAATTATTAATTGTTGAAGAAGAAGAAACCGCATAAATATTAGATTATAATTATTTAGTTGTGTATATATGGAATTTGTATATATTTTTTATTGAATTTAATATATTTGTTGTGATTACAATAAATATATTAGTTGTAAATTAATAGTCATTTTTTATTGGATATTTTGTACCGTTTTAAATGTGCGAGGGTGTAAATATATAAGTTTAAAATGAAAATTAGTTCAAATAGGGGAGCGGTTAGTTTGAATCCAAAAGGTAGTGGGATCGATACCCACATTCTCTATTCTCAAATTTCTAATAAATTGTAATTTATTAGAAATTGTAATTTATTTTGTTTTATATAATAAAATCATGCCTAAGAAAATGAAATGCAATGATGACGAGGTAGCCGAAGTTACTTGTGTAAAAAAATCAAAACCTAGAAAAAAATCTGGTAAAAAACGTAGGTGCAATAGAAAATCTGTATGTAAAAAGAAAATACCTAAATCAAAATCAAAATCAAAATCAAAATCTCCTGGCAGGCGCGGCGGCAGAAGCCGCCGCAAAGGTGGGCGTAAGACTTCGGTGGCGGTCGCGGAAGAGAATACGGCGACCGAGATAGCTAATCACATTTTTAATAACAAAGATATAGCTGCGAATATTATGGAGCGTCTGTCTGGGCAAATGCTTGAACTTTCCGCGGCGACCAGGGCGACAGATATAAAAACTATTGAAAATAAAGTTGAAGAAGTTATTAATTCAAATGGCTATAAAAATGGATTACAAATAACAAAATATATAGATATGATTCTTACATCAGGTATATCTCCCAAAGATTTGTTAGAGGTTGCGGTGTCCGGCGGTGGTGTATCTCCCGAATTATTGTTACAACCTATGGGTGGTGAACAACCTATGGGTGGTGAACAAGCTATGGGTGGTGAACAACCTATGGGTGGTGAACAAGCTATGGGTGGTGAACAAGCTAATGTTACAAGCATAATTTAAAATTATGTGTAACCATAACCATCGTTTTTAGGGTTTTGTAACCAAAACCAAATAATTAAAATTAACAAAACTAAAAAACACCCACCAAACGCGAAGGCTTTATTTCTGAAAATAGCAACTGCCTTGTTGCTTGGCGCAGGACTAATCTTACTAGCCTTCATTTTACTAATAGTATATTTTAATATTTATTAAAATATATGTCTATAATAACAAATTTAATAATAAAATGTATTGCCGTTTACAGGACTTAATCTATGTACTAAATGTATTTTATTCTACAAAATTTGTAGGTGTTATTATTCCCGGTTACGATGTTAAACCACAATCTTATTCTGGTTTATCGAGGTCCCTTGTAAACAGTATGAAGGAAACAAATATTGGTATGGATGTTTATACAGCAAATGTAACTTATCCCATACAAGAAAATTATAACACAGCATTAGATGATATTTTTAATTATGTACATAAAACATATAATAATGTAAGTATAGTTGCTATAACACATTCTACAGGTATGTATTTTGGACAAGCATATTGTCTAAAATATGCTAACTATACAATACAAATGGGGTCCGTCCTTAACTCAGCTGATAAATTGTTTTGGACTAAAAATAGTTTATTCTCCTACCCAAGACCTATACTAACATTGTTAGGTGAAAATGATGGATTTTTAAAATGGCCGTTAGCTCATTACGAGTTTGAAAATATCAAAAATCTTCCTGAAATTTATACAAATAAATATAAGCCTATAATAATTCTAGAAAATATTAATCACATGGATATGGCAAATGGCCGTTTGTCAGAATTTGCCAAAAATGCAAATATTACAGAAATAAGTAGTCAAATGTTTTTAAGCACCTCTCACAATCTAATTGCATCGGTAATAAAGAAATTTTTAACGTTTAACCAAACTTTTATATCAAACAAAGTTGTACAGACCCGTGAAAAACTGTCGAATTTTTCTAAATTAAATCCATTGCAAATTGTGTTTCAAAAACTAATTGATAACGTAACAAATGTGTACGAGGTTAATAATGAAAATTTTTTACGTTTTCTATATTCAAAGCCCGGTTATCTAGACAATAGTGTATTTATTCAAACTACAAACAAATATCATTTTAAGAATCATTTATGGGTAAAAATGAAACATAATGGAAATCCGCCCAATATAACAGCAAAAGATTTTAATAACCTAACATTCACATATGTATATTCTATGCTAAGTGATAAACAAAAGAAAAATTACGAAAAAATCGGAAAAAAGCTTTTCTTTGGAGAAGACATTGTATCTCATAAAAATTGGCTAACAGAATCCATTAGTGTTTTGTATAATAAAAGTAATGTTACTATTAAAAGCCCTATTTTAATAACAAATACTTCTAATTTAGAAGCAAGATATCAAAATATGTTTTATGTGAAGGTTTTAAGCCCTCAACAAATTTACGAATGGATTGTTTGCGAATCATTAAAATAATTTATTGAAAAGGAAAATGTTTATGAAATATGATTTTGTAAAATGATCTGACAACATCTAGATGAATATTATATTCATTTCCTATTTTTACAAAATCATAATTCACTTGTTTTCGTTTTTCATTTTCTCGTACAATATATTTATTATATTCTATGTTGCAAATATATGCGGGTTGGTCTTGAGGTCTTGCAATAGTTATTAGTCTATTTTTCAATAGTGCTTGTTCTGTTTAATTTTCTTATTTTAAAACAAGGATCTGTATTTCCCCATAATAAGAGAAGGTACATTTTGATTTGAACCGTAATAATAGTTCAACATACTATTTTATTGTAATACAATAAAATAGTATTAAGGGTATTTCTGTCCTCATTCTTTTACAATTGTGGTTATCTTTGATAATAATTTGTAAAGATCGTATTTATTATTTATAGGTATATATTCCGGAGGTTTCAAACTCGGCCTTTCTGGTTTCTCTGTTAGATTACCACACTTTTTCCAGATGTTTAAGCTTACATCGTATTTTGCCATTTCTCGCGCTAACTTTTTTTTATATTGCGACGCTTCTTTACATTCTTGGGGTGTACCATAAACTTTAAAAGTAATTCCCGAATCTAGTAACTCCTCAAGACTCTCTCTTGTATATGGTGTATTTTCTGCATTTATAAAAGTCCCATTTGTCACAGATTTTATAAAAACCGTGTTTTCATTTGTTTGTAGAAGTGATTTAACTTCTTGTAATATATTGTTTTGCCTCCTTTCATTTAGACCGTGCATATATGACCCCGAAAGTGAGTTTATCATATATGTATCGTAAAATTCATAATCTGTAGATAGTTCTCCCGCGCCACGCAATTCAAAATTATTATGTTCTTTAACAACATTCGATAATATTATCGAATGTTTGTTAGTTGCCTCGTTTATAGTTATACATTTCGTTAAGAAAAGTTTCGGTATTCCATTTGTTGTCCCATAAATCCAAGTGTAAGATGATTTGTCGTCTAATTTAATATTGTTATCACTGTCAATAGTAACTGGTTTGAATTTAGATTTTGCATTTGCATTTTTCACACTGTCCGTATCTATGTAAAAATAATAATTTCCGTACTCAAAACATTGATTATCTACCCCTGGAAAAAAGTTAGTATTATATTCTATAGGTTGAACAGTATCATCAGCAGCAGCTGTTTTCTTATATTTATTGTTTTGTTGAGTACTAGCAAACATAAATACTGAAGTAAGTAACAATAATAGTAATATATATTCTTCCATTTATATATAACAAAATTTAATTTTTGTTCAAGTCACGTTTATTTATAGTTTTATCATCATAACCCTGTGTTGTATTTCCTTCTCCTGGACATGGTACATACATTAATGGGCTTTTTGTAAAACATTCAGGAGGGTCGTTTTTCTTTCTCTGGTTTTCTACGGTGTAGTGTTTTGCGCTTTTCACTCTAACTTCCCCCATAAAATTATCAACTGGTGTGTGAATAGGGAACATTTTGGCATACAATACTTTAGCCCATTTTTTGGTAATCACGTATGCTGAGCATGAAGGATTGTAATCTTTTGTTTCTCTGAAAATTGTAATATTATCTATTGTAGTTATTTTTTTATAAGCATTTTTTGTCTTCATCCAGTTTCCATTATACAACCATAAAATATCAAAGTCTAATTCGGTTTCCATAATTTCATTAAATTTCTTCATAAAATTTACATACGGTCTGCAGTCATCTTCAAAAACTACCATATAATCAGATTTTGAGTCCAATAATTGTTTCCAACATTTAGCGTGGCTTAAACATATTGCTACTTCTGTTGGTGTTAAATCCGTATTGTGTTTTAATTTTTTATCTTTAATCATCTTAGAAAAATTTGCGTCTGTTAATTTTTTTCCATTTACACAACTAACTCTTTTTACTCTGGGTATGCCCGCCTTTTCTACTTTTTTCCTGAACTTTTCTAATCTAGTTTTGTCTTGTTCGCAATTAATAACTCTGTATAAAATTTTCATTTATTAATTGTAATAAATAATTAATCACGCGCGATTTATAATAGCATCTTAATTTCTGTCAAAATAAATAATAATTGTTTTACCCCCTAGTTTATATTGAATAGTCTGGGTGTATGGCCCTGTATACATAGGTTTATAGACAGCAACAACAGATTCGTCATACGGTTGAAAAGCCATTTTTTTAACTCCTTTGTTAATTGCCTTTACTATAAGACTATTAAAAATTTCTGTACTAATTAATACAGAACATACTTGGTACGAAGGAATACCTGTTCCTTCGCCATTTACAAAATCTTTGTATGCGTTTTTGACACTCACTGACATTTTTAATTTCTATACAATAAAAACAATTTGATTTACAATTTGTTTTTATTATATAGAAATTATGAATACTTTAAGTATTATACGAGAAGAGATAATATGCGCTCGAAATAAAAGAATTAAAAAAGGAAATGTGTTACCAAAAATAATTGAGAAAATTCAAACCTATTTATGTACTCCTAGTTCATGTATTATAAAATCAGCTTTAACAAAACGAATTTGTTTAAAATACACACAACAAATTCACCTTGTAAATATTTCTAAATACAAAGTTAGGCGTGAATTAAGACCAAGCGATCTTGGTAGTATTTACTATGGTCCATTTGAACGCGTTAATGTTACAATTGGTGAAAAAATAAGATTGAAATTTAGAAGTGAAGAATTGCGTGAAAATTTTAACATTAGATATTTCCCAAAAATTTGGAAAAGTGATAAAATTATTACATAAGAATTATAAATATAATTATGTTCATGGAAAATGTTAATCCTAATTTAAAACAACCTCCTACACCGTCGCAAAAAAATCCTAATAAAGGGTCTGGAACCGGTAAGCGTAGATTTTCTAGAACTACCATAGTTGGTATATATGTAGGTGTGATTCTCGTGATTGCTGCAATACCAATAATTTTATGGCTCACCGGTGTTATTGGTGGAAAGAATAAATCTGATTCTACTCCTGTTTCAGGAGATAAAACTAGCCCTGAAGGTACATACGACGGCGGTGGTCCTTTACCAGTGACGACTCCTACAGGCGTAGCTCCTGATGGCGGTGGTGATATTCCAGTATATCCACCTGCTGGAATATCACCTCAGGGAACTACGCCTCCTCCAAATCCATATGAACCATATGATGGATTAGGTATACAATATGGTAAGCGTTATTTATTAACATCTAGTAATATAGATGGTGTTGGAACTTACGGTTATGGAGGAAAATACGTTGCATCATTGTTCGATGATGGCGGAGCGGTTGTTCCAATGAAGTTTTTAAATGGTCAGACTATTAACGATCAAGTAGATGACGGTACTTATACGAACAATCAAATTGGGTTTTATTTAATGCCTGGATTAGAATCATCTTCGGCGCCATCTTCAAGTAGTCCGGTATCTTCAGATTCTGTTGCGCCTGCTTCCCAAGCTGAGGCGTTAGATAAAATAAATACAAACGCGTATATTAAAAGCGGTGACAAAGTAGCAATTGTATGGCCTCCTCTTGCATATACTAAACCTGTTCCGTATTCGGATCCTTCTACACCATTATTGGTTAAATAATGATTTTGACCCGACCAAAACTGAATATATGGCTGATGATTCAGCATATTACGGATCTGGCGTTCTCACATATGATGAAAATACATTTTATACCGAATTTAGCGACTCCACACAAGGATTTATATTTAGGGAAGCAGCTGTTGACGACGGTACTCCTATTTCTCAACTTTCAGTTGTGAATATATTATACGGACAGCCGCCCACGTTAGATCAGGCTGACGGGTGTGGTGACTTGTCTGCTGACACAGAACTTACAATACATAGTGAAAATAGTACCACGATGGCTGACTTTTGCAACCTTAACGAGGACGAACCGAGTATCTATTCAAATTCCGGTACAGGTTCTGAATTTAAAATAATGTCTGTGCTTCCTTCCGCCTGACGTTTTATTGTATGGTGGAAATTACAGCTTGGGAATTTAGATGGGAAAGAGAGAGAGGTGTATTATTAGTAGGTGTTATCTTTTTATTTTTGGATAAAAAGATAAGATTTTTGAAAAAAAAGAACAAAATAGGGTTGATTTGTGGATAAAATAATTCGTGTTGCTTTTCCTTATAAAACTGGGAAACCAAGTGCGCCTCCACTAATACGGATAATATTGTTATTAACCGCTGTGACTACGAATTCGTAAGTTTGTTTGTAGTCAGCACCACTTTGTTGGCCAACGCCGGTACCGTTCGCCGCGATAATAGCAGCAGCCGATGCTTCCGGGCTGATGGAAACATTGGTTAGCTTGCCGTAATTGGTCGAGCCCATCGGGTCAAGGCAGATGTAGTCAAGCGAGTAACTGTATTGATGGAAACCAGTTTCAAGCGGGATGAATGGAGCAGTGTAGTACGGGTTAATGAGCGAGAAGTAATCCGAGCCCATTTCCGAAAGACGCGCGGTGTTTTCGTAGACAAGCGAGGTCGATGCAATCGGGTCGGCAGCTCCATCTGGAGTGAAATTGACGGTGGCGCCTTGTACAAATGGCGAAGCGGTAACGTAATTCGACCATTCGGCGCCGCTGGTGCGATTGCGAACCGCGAAGAATAGAACCTTGACGGCGTGAGAGAAGCGAATGTCGTAGGTAGGCTGCGGGTTGGTGGCAGGGGCAAATGTTTGGCGCGGTGCGGTTTGGACTTGTTCAATTAGAATGTCACGCGGGGCACAGGCCATCCGTTTCCGTTCGTCATTTGACACAATTGCATAGGTAGCCCATACTTGTGTATTGCCAAGAACTGGAGCTGTCGCAATATCTTGACCAACAACAATGTTTCTGTACGGGCTGGTATTAGGGGCGGTGGCGGTGTCAGTTAAGATAAGAAGCTGAGTCCAGTCACGGAAAGTGAAGTTAATACGCATCTCATTGTAAGGAAGGGCGGCGGTGGGAAGGGCTACACCAGAATCGCGAGTGTAGAAGAATGGAAGAGGTAGATTAAGAGTGAATGCTGGAATAGTGTCACCAGGACCTCTTGGACCAATCATACCGTTGAAGGTACCAATCATATTATTGTAACCATTTCTCTTGCCAGCTGGAACGGTGAAAGCCGCCCAGAAGTCAAGGTGGTAGTTATCAAATCTAGCAGCAACTAGATCATTGAATGTAATGCAGCATTCGGCAATAATATTGTGCATGAAATTTCTTGTCCAGCGAATACGGCCGTTGGCACCAGCTTGATTTTGCGCTAGCAAATTAACCGATGGGGTTTGTAGACGAAGCCAAGTGTTAAGTAAATAATCGCCCGCGCGCGAAATACTGACAGCCCATTCTTGGGCAAAAGCAGGTGAGCCAGAGGCTCTAGTCAATACTACAGGTACTTGTGAAAACCAGGTCGATTTTCGGGTTTCACGCACAAAGTAAGCTGTGGCATCAGGGCCACCATACATATATTTTTCAAGCTCGTCAAAAGTTGCTAGATCGATAAAGGCCGACGTTACATTGGATGTACACAGAGAAGGGGCCATTGTTTTTTCTTATAAAACAATATTTTTTAAATTAATAAAAAAATTTTAGTCTTTTAGATTTAAAGATTTTTTAAATAAAAGCACATATGTCTTGCGTTGATATCTTAACAATTGACGCCGAAATCAAAAATTTTTTCAATAATGAATATGAAAAATTACCTATAATTGAAGAAAATCTTAAAGATTTGACAACTGCTTTAGAAAACGAAAATCTTTCAATTAAAGTGAAAAATAATATTAAAAAAGCTAAAAAAATTTGTGAAGAACAGATTGAGAAATTAGTAGCCAAGAATGAATATAATTTTTACACAGCAAATACACTTACGTTGCTTGAAAGATACAAAAAAAAATTAAATGAGCCAATTGTTGTGAGTTTTATCGGAAAGCCTAAAACAAATAATGTTGAAAAAGAAGAAATAATCAAGGAATATCTAGAAATTAGCGATAAATATATGAATATCAAAAATAAGAATATTGAAACAAAACCTAGTAAAAATAGTATAACTTGTAATAATTGTTCAAACAAAAGCAATTTTGATATATATGAAAATACTATTTACATATGCAGAGAATGCTTTTCTCAACAAAATATATTATCTCATACATCTTCTTACAATGATATTGATAGAGTAAATATATCTACAAAATACATGTATGATAGACGCATACATTTTAGAGATTGTATTAAACAATATCAAGGAAAACAAAATAGTACAATACCTCAGAAAATATACGATGATTTAAAACGTGAATTTGATATGCATCATTTGTTAGATCATAAATCAAAAAATATTTACAAAAATATAACAAAAAATCAAATATTATTGTTTTTGAAAGAACTTGGATATGCAAATCATTACGAGAATGTTCATTTAATATACTATAATTTTACCAAAATTAAACCTGATGATATATCGCATCTTGAAGATCAATTAATGGACGACTTTGATGCTCTTACTGCATTATATGATGTTATATATAAAGGTATTAATAGAAAGAATTTTATAAATACCCAATATGTGTTGTATCAATTGCTACAAAGACATAAACATAAATGTGATAAGTCTGAGTTTGTAATCTTAAAAACTGTTGATAGAAAATTCTTTCATGATGAAGTATGCAAAACGTTATTTGAAATTTTAGGATGGAATCACAAACCTTCATATTAATAACTTATAGTAATAACTTATATTTCTAAATATAAATGAATCACCAACATATTCCTCTGGAGATTGTAGTGGAAGGCTCGCATTACTCACACAGACATTTTGTGCTAAATTTAAGAGATGATATGATGGCTGGAAATATAAATGACATTGATATAACAGACCCGTTATTAAACTTATTATCAGAAATTGCTGATATAATTAATAATGATAATTTTACAGATAATGAACAAGCTACTATTAATATTGACCCTAAAAAATATTGTGAAATAGATAACAAGTTACATTCCCAAAACGAATGTCCAATATGCTTAGAAGAGTTTAAATCAGACGACGTGGTGTATAAATTAGAATGCAATCATAATTACCACAAATCGTGTCTAGATACTTGGTTCGTTAGAAAAAATAGCTGCCCAATGTGCAAAAAAAATATTAACTAATAATAAATGACGTTGGATAGGAATAAAAACCATTTATTATTGTCAAATGAAACATATCACGTTAGCTACAAAAATATTTCTAATAGATTTAAAAAATACATATCCAATTTTGACTCTTCTACTATTGATTTGGATTTATTAGTTAAACACACTGATAATATTACACCATATCAAAAAATATTGCTAGAGTTAATTGGTGCTAATAATATTTTTACTACAAAAGGTCCTGATAATAGCAATATATACCCTGATAAACCTTATTTTATTTTTAAAAACAGAGGATATGGTTCTAAAACTGGTTATATAATATCATGTATTGGTTCGCATTATTACACGCGTCACTGGGACTTATATTACAATAAACCCAAAGATGTGCCTTGGGAGTTTAAACAAAATAGAGTATTTTGGCGTGGTGCATTTACAGGTCAGCCTCAAAGACCTGGATCAAGATATAAGTTATTCCTTAATAATTTCGGAAAAAATAACTTAATAGATCTTGGTTTAACACCTTCAACTATGATATCTGACGAACAACGAAAATATATTAAAAATATATGGATAACTAAAAAAGTAAAAATTGAAGATTTTTTAAAATATAAATATATACTATCGGCGCACGGCAATGACAAAGATAGTGGTTTAAACTGGAAACTAAATTCAAATTCTTTGGTTTTAATGAATAAACCAAAATACACTAGCTGGCTCCTCGAATCTGAATTAAAGCCGTGGATTCACTATGTACCTTTAAACTTTGATTTTACTGATTTGTTTGACAAACTTATGTGGTGTGAAGCAAATCAATCTAAATGTAAAGAAATAGTTAAAAATGCAAATGAATTTATGAAGCAATTTTCAGACATTGAAGTTGAAAAGAAAATAGAAAGGATGGTTATATCTCATTACAAACGTAATCTTAAAAGGTGTAATCTAATTAATTAACTTTCTTTGTACCTCCAAAATATTCATAACCATGTCCGTTTTCGACCATGTATTTATTAACGTTTATCTTATTACTAAACAATGTTCCTAATAACCTACCATACTTATCAAAACCCATAAGATCAGCGGTGCAAATTTTATCATATACTAATTCTTTTAGAAAGTCTTTAGCCTTTTTAGCATTAGCAATTTCTATATTTCTATTTTCTAAAGATTTTTTAGGTTTAATTTCAGGTGAATCGTAACCATACATTCTAAGTTTGTATTTTTGAATTATGCAGTTATTCAAAATAGTTATTGTGATTGTATCACCATCATAAACATCCACTACCTTACAAGTATAATAACCTGTTAATTTGTACAAATTAACACTATTAGTTTTGTTTCTTAACATAAAGCTAGCAACACGGTTACCCATTTTCTTAATATTTATAATTATTTCTTAAAATTAATTTAATTATATTAATTAAATAATGTTTAGTTTTAGTTATTATGGGTTTTTTGCTATAATTGTTTTAGTGTTTATATTTTGCGGCGCCGTGTATAATAAATTTACAGGAAATAAAGGATCGTATTCATATGATGCATTTTTCAACAACAATACGCAACAAACTTATTTTAAACAACCAAAATCTGTAAGCAAAGGAGAAACTGAATGTAGAAAATCTTTACAATTATTGTTCAACAAACCCTTTTATTCGCAAAGACCAAATTTTTTACAAAACCCTGTAACAGGGGGTAATTTTAATCTTGAGTTAGATTGTTATGACGAAGATATGCGATTAGCGGTTGAATATAATGGAATACAACACTATAAATATATACCTTACTTTCACAAAAACCATGAAGCATTTATGAATCAAAAATACAGAGATGATATGAAACGGCGTATTTGTATAGATAATGGTATAATATTAATTGATGTACCATACACAGTGAAATTAAAAAATATTTACGAGTATATTAGAAAAGCATGTATATCTAATGGAATTTTATAATAATATAATTTATTTACACAAATAAATTATATTATGACTGCTAGCATAATTAAAATATGCGTGTATTCTATAGACAAATCCTATAATTTTGTTGGTCTTGGTACTACAGAAGACGAATGTATTAAACCTGGAGACGAAGATTCATTTAAACTAGATTTTAGTTTTTTTGGAGTGAATTCGTTAGTAAGACCAATACCTTACGGAATGCATTTGATCGGTATATTTAGAAGTTCAAAAAATCCAAATGCAGCGGGTAAAGTCCATAAAGTTTATGATTTATATAATAAACTATATGATAGTACTCAAACATATTTTATGGCTTATATTATGCCTGTAATAGGTACTAAAATTTTGTATATATGGGAAAATCCAGAGCTCGATTCAAGCTATTTTACTTTTGATAAAAATTACAAACCCGACAGTTTTAATTGGAAAGAATCAATATTAAGCCCTATATATGTTTTTGAAAGTCGTGATATTTCATTTTCGTGTAATAATTTTAGATGTCTTCCATATAGTGACAAAAATATATATAATCAGGGTATAAAATATGACAGTTATTCAGAGTGTTTGGCAGGGTGTGCTTTAAAAGGTAGATTTATTGACAATCTTCTAACAGTTCCAAGCATGTTAGATGTTATTCAAAGCCCAAAATCTGAAACAATAGAAAGCTATGAAAATACATCTCAAAAACCAAAAAAAGATTACAACCGTATTTTATTAAGTGTATTTATAATATTGTTATGTGTTGTTATTTTGATGGCAATATTTTATTGTATTTATAGAAAATAAAAAGAATAATAATAAATACAATAAATATGGCTGCAGGAGGATTAAGCTATTCTGGAATAACAAATTTTGGAAAAGTAACTTTACCTTCTGTTGAATCATGGGGTACAAACAATAATATACTACGAGATCCACCGGCTTCTATTCATACTAGACGTATAGATAAAGTTGGTAGTACAAGCGATATAACAACGCAAATTGATGACGCAGGAGACAGAATATCCGAGGCAATCAACGTTTATGCACGAGGAACTAATCCAAGTGTAAGTGTTAGTTTTGGTAATTACGGAAGTAATTCTGGAGGATTATCAGGGAATTTAGCTGGTTTGGGTAGTACTGGCGCGGGTCGAGGTCAAGCATACAATCCTTTTACCATTATGAAAGATGGAGCATTTAGACCTCCAATTGTACCACCTCAACAATTATTACCTTTATCAAGGCAACCAAGAGTGTGGACAAATGTTGCATCAAAACCAAGTTTTATAGATTATACTAAAAAGGTTAGAGAATACAAAGATAAATGTAAATTCCGGGCGGTTAAAAAAGAAATAATACATACAGAATCGCGGCCTACTTGTAGTAGTAATATACAAATAATTGACTCAAATATGCAATCTGTTAATAATAATATACAGAATTTTAATAATATAAATGTTAGTACAAAAATTGCATTGCCTGATTCTAACATTCAAGAAATATCCGAACAAAAAAGTAATATTTTAGATAGTATACTTTCTGCTTCTGCTACTACAAATGCTAATAATCGCGAAAAATTTGTTAATAATAATAACAAATATACTGGAAATTATGTTAATAACGAATTATTAGCTGGGGAAATGAGAACAAACGAGAATTTCAATCTGTATCAAAATACAGATACAAAACTCAATACAGAAAGATTTATACAAGACCCTTTAAACAAAGAAGTAGAGACAGTTATTGTTACCACGGGAGAAACCAATTCTAACATATTTATGAATACAGATAGATTTTTACAAGACTCAAATAACATAAATGTTACTACAAATCAGATAACTACAGGTGAAACTAACGCCAATACAGTATTAGACTCTAAAAGATTTTTACAAAACAATTTAAACGTATTTGCTCAGTCAAATATTGCTAATAACATTAGATCTGATGAATCGGCTACAGTAAAAGAAACAGCTTCGTATTTACAAGCAAGAAATTTGGTGGAAGCTACAACAAATATGAATTCAAATTGTAATACCACGTGTATTGATGACATTGCCGATTTAGGCGGTATAAAATTGAAGTCACCTTTGCTTATAGAAAAAGAAGGCAGTTTTATTAAAACAAGTGGGCAAAATTATTTACATGATAATATTAAACTTAAGAAAAATCTACCAAATTATAATTTTGAGGCAGGTAAAATTCAAAATAAATTGCAAGCTACCTTGCACCCCGATAAATTACTAGAATTGAAAAGGAAAGCTCACGCTAAAAACGGAGCTATTAATAAAAGCGGTATTACAGGCGCAGCTATATTATCAAGAGATATTAAATTACATGAAACTGTAAATGCTGGTTCATTTACACCAAATAATTACAAGCCTAGTCAAATGAAAATTGGTTCAGAACATAATATTAGACTTAATAATCATAAAAATAATATTCAAAAAGATGCTGTGAATTATAACCAAAGATTTGGAGGTTCTTTAAAACGTTTTTAAAAGTTTGATTTTATATAATAAATGAAACAGCTATTACACCACCAGAAAAATATGATTAAAAGAATGGAAAAATTGGAAAAAACAAATCTGATCGTTAAAGATGAATATATTTTGGAAACTAAAATGGGGATTTACGCAGACCCAAATGGAACAGGTAAAACTTATGCTGTTTTAAATTTAATTAAAAATGACAAAATGGATTGGCCGATTGATAAAATATATAATAAAACAAAAACAACAACTAAATCGGGTGGTTTAATTAAAGTACAAACTTTATCAAAATTAACTAGATTAAACACAACAATAGTCGTATTATCTCCGTATTTAATACCAAACTGGGAAGAACAGTTGAAAACTTGCGATTTAAATTATATAATTATTAATTCAAAACAAGACATAACTTCTGATAATATTTTTGAAACCGACATTATTCTTGTAAGTGTAAATTTTTATAATTTATTGATAAGTACTTATCCAGATTGTATTTGGAAAAGGTTCATATTTGACGAACCTGGGTATTGCAAGATTAGTAATATGAAATTTTTAGAAGCAGGGTTTTATTGGTTTATATGCGCTCGACCAAATTCTCTGTCAATCTATCATAATACTTGTAAAAAAAGTATGATGAGAATAATATTAGGTGATAATTGGTGGAATTTAGACATTGGTCTAAATGATATAACTTTTAGGAGCGAACATGAATTGCTTAAAAAAGGGTTTAAACTTGCCGATGTTAAAGTTATTTTACATGATTGCAAATCTGAACAATTAGGATTTGAATCGCAAGAACTTAAATTTCCTGGAAAAATTATTAATAAAATAGATTATGACAAAAATTATATAATCAATGACAATTGCAGTATTTGTTTATCAAATATGAAAATACCAACATATAATGAAAAGTGTACGCATTTGTTCTGTGCGGCATGTATAAGTCATTGGCTGCAACTGTCTAAAAATTGCCCGTTGTGTAAAACTGTAATTTCAGCGTCGGATTTGACGCATATTATAAATAACGAAAAAACAGATAATGATAGTACATTACCTAGTAAATATGAATTGATTCGTGATTTAATTAAAGATAGAACTAAAAGAAATCTTTTGTGGATTAGTAGCGATTTAACATTGGAATCAAAATATATATATAGGTATTTATCAGAATTTGGTATTAAATATGAAATATTTAAAGGAAATCAAACTTTAAAATTTTCTATTTTGAAAAAATTTAAATCAGGTGAGTTAGATGTCTTGATTTTAAATTCAAAGGAGGACATACCTGGTATAAACTTACAATATATAACCGATATTATTTTTATTTCAAAAATAGTATCAGAATACGACCATGTTATAAACAAGGTGAATCGTATAGGTATAAACCATATAATAAATGTGCATAAGTTTAACATTTTAGTCTGATACACCACCGAAAAATTGGACATATCCATTGTTAATAGGATACCCTCTCCAAGGCATTTCAAGAGTTATTGTATAATAATTAGTTTTATTACAGAAATTAGGTCTGCAGCTTGGAACAATACATGAGCTGTTCACTGCACCCATTATATCACCTTCATCATATGTGAAGTATATTGGTGTGCTTGTTCCATAAAAACTGCATGAAAGTCTTTGATCGTTTAATCGGGCAGCATCTAAAAATGCTAAATCAGGTTCAATGTAAATCATAGGAACTTGGGTTATACCATCTGGACTTAATACAGGATTCCAACTTTTGATTTGGTAAAATGACATTTTATTTAATTGTAATATATAAATATTTATTTATCATATTAAGTAATATGATAAATATTAACAATTTGCCAAAATTTTTAGTGAGTAAAATATTATTGTATCTTGATAATCCAGAGTCAAAAATTATCAAAGAATTTGATGCTTATAAATTTGAATTTCCTATGTACTCGTATTTAAGATACGATCGTACATATTTACCTCCTGAAATATGGAAATATAACTACAATACGTTGCATAATAACTATTATTGTTCATCGTTTAAAAAAGTCACTTTTATTAAACTTGAAGTATATAATGATTACGAGAGATTATGGAAAATTGCAGAAGATAATTATCCAAGTAGTGATTCATCTGTTTCAGATTCAATTTAAATAGAATGCTTAGTATCTATAAATGGCAAGTGATATAGCAAGATATATTGATGAAATTGAAAATATTAAATACGAAATAAGTAGATTTAGAAAAGGTATTAAAAAATTAAAAGACAGAGAAAAAACTATTGAAAATGAATTGCAAAAATATATCCACGAGAAAAATCAACCAGGGTTTAAGTACAATAATACCATTGTCACTTTAGACAATAGAAACAAGCTCAAAAGAAAAACCAAAAAGCAAAAAGAAGAAGATCAAGTACAGGCTCTTAAAAACCTTGGAATTTCCAACCCAAATGAAGTTATTCAAGCTTTAAATAAAAGTGGCAGAGGAAACGTAATTGAATACGAATCTGTTAAAATTAAAAATTTGAAAAAATAAGTTGATTTATAATTTATAAAATAATTTATAAATTATAAATGGTCTACGATAACAACCGAAAAAAATCTAAAAGCAGTAAGTGTAAGAAAACAAATAATTCTAGATACTCAGATGTTAATAATTGTAATAAGTTTTATATAGCAAGAGACGAAGAACAGTTTTTATCTGAACTTAATTTATCTTTCAACCACCAAAAGTCTGAAAATTCAAGTGATGCTATATATTCTAACATAGGAGGAGATACTGTTGTAAACACTTTTAGATATATTTTCGAGAAGTTTAAAAAAGGAATCTATGTTAAAATTAGAAACAACAAACTAGATTTATTTTTGCCTTTTTCTAATATTTATTACAGAAATGAATGGTCTGACCGTATTAAATTTTCAAACACAAATTCACCAGAATCCGTTCAAAAATGGTTAATTGAAGAATATTATAGTTTTACAAATTATAATTTTTCAAAGGACAAAGACAGTACAAATATTAGCGAATGGTATGCAAATAATTGCTTATTGCGTTTTGATAAAACCGGTGGTTATATTAGTGATAGAGATACTAATATACAAGCGTTATATGATATGTTGCAATGTGTATGTGACGAATGCAAAGTACCGGACGTTGAATTTTTTTTAAACAAGCGCGATTTTCCTCTTCTTAAAAAAGATTTAACTGAACCTTACAATCATATTTGGGATTCCAAAATTAGACCTCTTGTTTCTCATAAATATGAAAAATACTGCCCAATAATATCAATGAGCAAAACAGATGCTTACTGTGATTTACTGTTCCCAACTTACGAAGATTGGAATAGGGTAAAACCATCAAACGATGTTAAATTTTCAAATAATGTTGAAGACAGTAAAATTGTTGATTGGGATTCTAAGATTGAAAAAGCTATTTTCAGAGGGACTTTGACTGGATGTGGTGTTTCTTCAAACGCAGAAAACAATGTATTATATAATCCACGTTTGAAAGCTCGAATACTTTCCAAAAAATATCCCGATTATTTAGATGCTGGAATTATATCAAAAACTAATTCAAAACAATGGAATCGTAGGCCAAGGAAACTTGAAGGATTTTCAAAACTTCAAGTACCAAAAGAAGGTAAAATTATTAAGAATTTCATAAATATTATAGATGAAAAGTATAAAAATCGCGATGAATCAGTAACCAAAGAAGGGATGGATTTGTACTTAAAAAGCAATAATATAACTATTAAACTTGAAGAATATGAAAATCTTGATTCCTTTACGATTGAAAATTTAATAAATTTGTATAAACAAAATCCAGATTATTTTGTTGTGAATGACAACAAAATCGAGTGCAATGCAATTGTAGAAGATGATATTGTCGATTTTGTTTCTTTTTCACAACAATGTAAATATAAATATATTTTACATATAGAAGGGCACACCGCCGCCCAAAGATTGAGTCTAGAATTATCTAGCGGAAGTGTAATATTATTTGTTGAATCAAAATGGAGTTTATGGTACACAAATATGATAAAAGGGTTTGACATAGAAAATTTCGATCCTTCTATTAACATTGACTCAATTGATTGTCATTATATAAAAGTGAATCACAATCTTGACAATTTAATAAATGTTATCAACAAATGTAGGAAAAATGATGCTATTTGTAGAAAGATAGCATCTAATGCTAAAGAATTTTATACAGACCATTTGGGTGATAAAAAATATTTAGTAAAATATATTCAAAATGTGTTAAAATATATTTATACTACTTCAAATATTAGCAGCGTTCCATGTAAATTAATTACAGATATACAGCTAGATTTTGTAGAAAAACAACAATTAACATATAAATACCCAAAATCCGTCGATTTTGACTTTTCTGTTAAACCAAACTTATTAAAATACACTAATTCAATAGAGACTTTGACAGCATTAAATTGGGTTTTTGATAAATTTGCAGCGGAAGACGGAAAAAACTTGTTTAAATTTGACAACTCTAATTACGACAAAGTAATTTGTATTAACAAACTTGGTATTATCTATAAATATAACTTTAACAATGTTACTCTTGTTTTAAAGGAGACAAACCTGGGTTTTGGAATTAAACATAAAGAGCACATTCACGACTCATTTATAGGTACAAAATGTATTAATAATTTACTTGAATATTGTCCTAATTTTACATATACATTTGGATGTTATGCGTTGGAAAAGAAATTCCCAAACATATTAAATAATCAACATCTTATGAATAAAGCTAATACAAAACTTGGTATAAATTATAAAGATCTCAAACAAGATAAATTAACATATATTGCTGTAAATAAATACATAAATGGTCAAACTTTTTCAGACTATTTGTACAATGCTAAAAATGAAAAGAATTTTAACTTTAATAATTATATATCAATAATGTTTCAAATATTTTTGAGTTTAGAAATTGCTCAAAGAAAGTGTGCTTTTGTACATAATGACTTGATGCCTTGGAATATTATGATTAAAAAAGAAATAAATTTTAAAAATTTTGGTTATGTTATAGGTAGAAAAACTTATCAAATTAAAACAAAAATAATACCTTATATAATTGATTTCGGCAAATCAAGCGCTGTTTATGATAATATTAAATACGGCATTGGTATAAATACATATAAAAGTAAAATTAACCGCTTCAATGATATTTTTATGTTATTAAGTTCGACTTTGAATATTATATTAGATAATAATATTAACAACTTAAAAACACTAGACAAAGAAAATTTAATACAATTTTGTAATTTTATATGCAATACTGATTTTAAACGAGACAAATTTAATTCAATTTTTGAAATAGTTGATTTCTTCAAATCGTACAAAAAATATTCAACCCTTGCATATTCAAATAAACTAGATTTGCAAGACAAATCACCTATTGATTATATAAACTATATATTAGATTCAAAACTATTATTTGACAACACCAATTCAAATATTAAGTATAACGAAACAAAGAATATGAAAATTAAAGTACTAGAAAACTTTTACAATAATCTTAAGATTCATAAGGATATATATAATGCAGATATACAGATTAATTATAAGAAAAATGAATTACTTATTTACAATGAAATTGTAAACAGTTTTAACAAAAATCCATCAATACACGACGAATATAACATACTATTAAATTTTTTAAAGAAAATTATAAACATAAGCACAATTAAAAATAATAATATTTTGACAAAGTATTATTGCTCGCAGGTTTTATTGACAAATTATGTATTAACAAACAACAAATTACTTAATGTAATTAAATACTATAATTGTACTAAGTATGTTAGCGAAAAAAAATATTTAGACGAATTATGGGATAATTTTATGTCAAATTTAGAATATATTAAAAATTATAACTTAAACGAAATTGATATTGACAAAGAAATACCAATTAACGCAATTGAATATAATTACCCGGCATACACAGAATACACTTTTTTAAACATAAACTCAATCTATAATTTATTGAGTAATTATAAATTAGAATTTAATAACAATTTAAACTACAAAAATAAAATAATGAAAACACTCTTGTTTAAACACAGTACTTTGACAAATTTAAACTCAAAGTATAATAGTAATGCTTATATAGTTAATTGTGAATTTCCTGTTGATATACGAGTAAAATTTAAGTCTAAATTGTCAGAAATTATAGATATAGATTGTGTTAAAAATATTCAATTAAGTAGCTGGAGTAAAACTTTGTATTATGGAGCATCTAAAATGTATGTAAATGAGAACATGCTTAAAATTGATAATGAAATTTTAAACAAAAAACATAAAGAAACTATAGATAAAATAGTTAAAATATTAGACAATCAAATTATTTACTAACCATAATCTGTTACCATGCTATTTCCAAACCCAAATATAAAGTGCAAGATACCATAAACAAACATTGTGGCAAAAAAAGTACTGACAAATGTTACGCTCAGACCCTGCCAACTATTTTTGTTTAAATCATATTCTTCATTGTAGTCTGGACTCATCTTTCGGGTAAGTTCGTTAATAGCTACACAAAATGTTGTAACACTTGACCATAGTAAAGAATTTAATATAAAAGCTTTAATTACTGTATTAGGTTCTATATTTACAAAAATACCTCTAAATTTGTTCATTTATAATTTATATATAAATTATAAATTAATTAAAATATACTACTTACTTCTGTAGTAGATGAGCTGCTGATAGTTTCTGCTTTTTTATTAGATTTTTTGGTTTTTGTGCCTGGCTTCACTTTTTTAATAATATTTGGTGTATGTTCGTTAGTCGGTGTATATAAAATAAGTACTATTAAAGATAGTGTCAGACCACCTAATAAACTTAACAGTATTAAGTTATACCAATCATATTTATCACCATTTATATTAGGTTTCGTTACCCAAGAAGGTTTAGTTTGATATAAAACAAATCCTATAGCTGCCGAAAACAATATGAAAAAAGTGATCAGACTTGTATAATAATAATTAGTCATTTATTTATAAATTTATTATTATTTATATTAAGATTTTGATTATACTTCGTCATTATATTTTGATTCATTTTCAATCATTTCATTCGACTTTACATAAACAGATATTTTACCCAAACTTCCAATATTTGATCTAAATAAAATCGGCAGGTCTGCATCTGAAGTATAAATCTGTAAACTTCCGCTTAGCCCTGCGAGTTTGGTTATTCTTGAAAATTGTTCAGAGGAAAAAGTTGCTTCATATTTTTCTTCATTTTCAAACTCTTCTTCATCCCCGTCTTCTGAATTTATTGTCTCTCCTAAAACAACTTTTCTTTTCAAGATACCATCGGCATCCGCTGTAAATTCAATATTAAAATGTTTTGCACATACGCTAATATTAGGACTTCCAATATTACACAGATCTTTGCACATTTTTTGAAATTCAGATGATGAAACAATAATCGGGTTTTTTGTATAACCTGTTGGTAAGACTACTTCTAGGTTTTGCATATTTTGTATTTTAATACCAGATGTTGTAACTCTATTATTTTCCTTTGGTATTGTTTTAATACCAAGTTCTGTCTCCTCGCCTTCTAAAATAAAAAGTTGAAGAGAATCCTTCTTCTTTATTGATTTTAACATTCTATGAAAATGATTTAAATTCAAACCAAGCTGAGTTTTCTCACTTTTTTTGTATCTATATATTGCAAAATTTTCAGAATCAAGTCTCATATCGACAAGAGTGTGTCTGTGATGATCAAATTGAGTCAGTCTAATACCTGAGGCGTCTAACAAAAAACAACCAATTTTTAAATTATTTGTTAATAATTCCGCAAGAACTTTGATCAAGTAAGCTTCGCTGGTTTTTGATTTAAAGACACTTGTTTGTTTATCCGGGTCTTGAGTACTCATTTTTAAATGAACTTGTCTATATTTTAAATATCTATATTTAAAATATAGACAAGTTCGTAAAATTTTTAGTTTATTTTAAATATGAAATTTCAGCCCTGCACATAGGACAATTAGACCCACCTTTATCAGACCATATATTATAGCAATCCCGACAAATCATATGTTTGCAATCATAAGGAATTACAGATTTTTTATTATTTTCATAACAACACGGGCATTCGCTTGTATTAGTGATAAATTCCATTGAATTTCTAAAAAAATAATACAAATCATGATGATTAAGAATTACATAGGAAGACACGATAAAAGTAATATTATTTGAACTCCAAATAGTCTTAATAGATGTATTATAAGAATACATAGTTATGAAATCATCAACAGATTTAAATTCGCAATTATGGGGGTCGGTTTTAATAATCACAACTTCGTCATAAGGTATTCTAAACTCATTACTTAACATACCGTTTAATACGTATTTTAAGTAATATAAATTAATAGACTCGTTAACCTCAATTGTTTTAGTAATTGAATTATCTATTTTTACAAATTTCAAATTCATTGAATAAAATATTATTTTGTATTTTAAAAATCAATAAATAAATACTAAAGTAATGACAAGCGAAATTGAAATCACAAATGTAAAAGACGTAGCAGAATTGAAAGATAAAATTGCATATGAATTGAAAACATCTCCTGAATTTTTATACATAAGCGGTGATAGTTTAAATAATACAAATAATTCTTTACCTACAAAATTTGTTAGGAAATCAAATATTCAAGATGTTCTTGATGTATATGACGAAAAGACTCGGGTAGTTATTGATGTGTTTGATTATGTAAAAAAAATGGCTGACGATGACCTGCTTGATTTTGGCGCAGATTCAGATATTAGTAAGCTGACAGAATGGGATGATAAATTGAATCCTGTGTTTATACCGTTATATTTATCTAAATTTTATCAAAATGAATATTTGAAAACCATGATAAATGTTTTCTTAACAAGTTCAGGTGAAAAGATTCGAAATTACTATAATGTAAATGAAAGTAAAATATTAGACCAATTTAAAACTCTTGAAAAAAATAGGGTAAAATGGTTAGCAAGTTATCAGCAAAGTATAGAAATATCACAAATTTCAGAACTAGGTGAGAAAGCTGATATTAAATATACAAAAGAAATATTATCACAGGCAGTTGTCATAACAATAGATACTTCTAAACAAGAAACAAAGTATTTTAACTTAGATGTAATGTTCAATATTCTAATATTAAACGATGACTTTAAATTGGCCATATATAAGGACTTGGCAAAAATTCATAAAGATTTAGAACACACTGTCAATATTAACTACACCACTTCCAATTCAATACATATTTACCCTAATATTGATTCTGATTATTCTGACCCAGAAATTAGACTTTATATTGATGATGATAACAATATCAAAATTACAAGTATTAGTAAAGAAACAAAACATACAATTTCCACAATTGTATGTAAATTATTTAATTTACAACCCGAATTAATTGACAATTCCGGAGAAGTATCAAACATAACCGCGGCAATCAACTACGAAAATAGATATATAAATAAGTATATATTACTTGACCTTATATTAAACAAAGAAATTCTCACTGATGAAAGCCACCAAGAAATTGTTTCTAAATTTAATACAAATGAAAAAATATTTACAGAAAAAATGTTTAGCAGTCGTATATTTTTCAAAACTAAACTTAACCAAATAATAGTTGCAAATGTAAAACAAATTTGTAATACTGTTACAAGCAAGAATGCAAAACATGCTTTTAAAGATTGCAATAGAAATTTACAGGTTAATATTGCAAAATGTAAAAATGATAATAGTTTATCAGAGTTCTTGTATTATTTTAATAAGTTAATTACAATTGTTTACGATGCTAATAAAGATTCAATTATACAATCTTATGAAAATGCAGAAATAGATATTAATATTATAAACGATAGTTCGCAGCTAACTTTAGCTGCGAACGATGTTCCGTGTAAGCTAGAAAAAGGCTCTGACGAAAAACAATTTTTTGCAACCTTATATCCGTACTTATTTAAACCCGAAATAATTGCAAACTCTCAACATAAAGACGATTTTAGAACTATTGAAACCCTCAAAGGTACTGACTATTTATCATCCTGTTCTAAAAAACCAATAGTAATTTCTGAAGAAGAAGCAAATGAAATAATTAATAAAAATAATGGCGTAATACCTGAATCTTTAATGAAATATCCTAAAAATACTATAGAAATACCGCTGCGTTCAGACATACCTTCGAATAAATCACGTTTAATTCATCCGATGTGGTTTTATTGTAGAAATAAAAAAGATATGCAGAATTCAGGGGCGTTAGAAAACGCATCTGAACGTGTGGAAAAATCAGCAGATTCTACGCGTATTGCTTTAATGACTAAAAATACCATAACACCTACCCCAGGTATAGAAGAGGGGACAGGTAAAGTTATACAATTAAAATTACCATGTTGCTACGTTCCTTCAAAAAAGAGCACTTCTGCTTCAAAAATACCTAATACGAATACAGGAAATTCAATGGTTAAATACAAATCTTTTGGGGATCTACCTCCGTTGATTTTAAAATTATTTAAAGATGCTTCGCAAAATACTGAATGGTCAGAATCACGATTTATCAGGTTTGGTGTTGTAAATTATAATAACCTGCTTAGTCGTTTTACTGTAAGAGATTCATTTTTCAAATGTTTGCTGACGGCAACAGAAAATAATAAGAACGAAGAAGATGTAAGGAGATCATTAGCATTATACACTCCAATTGCCAAACAATCATTACCTGATATGACAGTAGATGAAATCTACACAAAATATTTTTCTGAAAACGCAACAGAATATGTGGATCCATTTTATTTTTTACAAATGTTTGAAGCACTGTTCAATGTTAGCATTATAGTATTACGTAGGGATAATATTGACAATAACCAGCAAATAACCAATGTAGTACCGTATTATCGTCATTTGCTTTATAAAAATGAATATGAGAGGGTTTTACAAAGTACCGCATTAAAACGTAAAACAGTGTTAATTTATGAACACCGCGGCGGCGCCCCAACACCCTTTTATTCGTGCGAGCTAATAGTTGTACAAAATGATGCTGAAATTATTAAAAAATTTGTGACTAATCAATATTTTATCCAAAATATTAAAGACGTGAATTATTACTGTTTTGAGTGTTATTCGTTAGAAAATAAACTCAAAGCAGGACTTACAAGAAATAAACCAAAAATATATGAGTGGGATAATATTATACAATTTGAAAAACAATATATAGATGAATATGGTAAAACAAGACAACTTTTAGGAAAGTTGAGATCTCAATCGTATTCTCAATTCATGTTTATTCTAAATGTTTCGCCAATAGAACCTTTACCTCTTATATGTGTTTCAGATACAAAATTAAATTTGACTGAAGAAATAACACCGCAAGATTTTGCTATTCTACATTTAGAAATAGATAAAGGGATAGGTAAGGTATCAATAGGCGACCCAAATTCTCCTCATATTGGCTATTCTAGCAATCTTCTTAAAGGCGAATTTGGTTTAATAAAATTTAGTATTGAAAGAAAAGTTTCATCTCTAAGCCTTGAAAAATCCGAACTAGATAATTACAAACTATACAAAAACACCGCATTATCTCTCAAATCATTGTTTATTTGGTTATTTTCAAAATTTATAGCGAGTACGTCCGACGAAGAAAAAACAATGGATAATTTTCTAAAATTAAACACAATTATCAACATAAATTGTCATTACAATAACCCTACTGAATTCCTAAGTTTTGAGAAAAATCCTGATTATTTTATTGATAATAAACTTAAATTAGAAAACGCCAACATTCGTAACAGATTAGTATATTATTTAAATATTGCTTGTAAAAATTGGGGGGAAATTATAAATTATAAGGACAAGGATATTATTGAAGGTTATTTTGATAATATTGAAAATTATAATAAACATGATGATCAAATTATTACTAAAGTTTTATCTGATAAATATACTACAAATAGTAATATGAAATCGTTACAAATCATTGAATGGTTAGAAAAAATTACCAACAAACCCCTGACAGAAAGTTTTGAAATATCAATGTTATATGGCACAAAATTAGCAGAAGCTATTAAAATACTTGAATATAATCTATCTCGTAGTCGTAATACACCTCTAAATTCAAAGACAGTAGAATACGTGAATTTAGACAAAGATGATACAAAGATTATACAAGCGAAAATACAAAATAATGTTAAAATATACAATACTTTTATTAATTCTAATAAGATTCCAAACAAAGACAACTATATTTTAGATTGGAACAAATTCAAAACAGAAAGATATATAAGAAAAAACATTGAAAACATATATAATTCCATTTATGCTATACAGAGATTTTTCAAAGGTATTCCAAGCTTTACAAACGAAAGTATTAAAGATAAAATTTTATATAATAATAAACATAAAATACACAAAGAATTTCAAAAATATAACTCAAATACTTATTTTCATAGGAATAACTCAAATTCTATTTCACTATGTTACAACACAACAAATATTGAAAATGCTATGAAATGTGGTAACTCATGGAATAGTATAGGCATGTTTGATCATAATAATTCAAAAATAAGTATAACCGAACAACCAATAAAATGTCTTTTTCCTGTTAATAAAAATGCTTATATTACCAAATATGGTGATTTACAGGAAGATAATGATGATTTTATAGACTTAAACGAAGAGAAGGCTCCAGAAAACGACAAAGGTAAAATTGTAAAAATAGCTTTCATACACAATTCTCCTGACATAGCTATTGTCATGAATTAAATTGAAAATTACATTTAAAATTTGATATTATATTAATCAAATATAATATGAGTAAAAGCAAACAGAAATTTCAGAAAAAAGATCCTATATCACACTGTTTGGATCGTCCAGATATGTATGTTGGTTCTACGCGGTTTAGACCTTCTGAACAATATGTTGCTACCTACACAGATGTATTTAAAATCGTTAAAAAAGAAGTAGTAACATGCCCCGCGTTGGTAAGAATATTTATTGAAATATTGTCAAATGCCATAGATAACACAGAACGAAGTATTAAGGAAGGAATTTCATGTTCCAAGATTAAAGTAAATGTAGATATGGAAACTGGAGAAACTAGCGTGTGGAATGATGGTGAAGTCATACCTATTGAAATACATCCTGATGAAAAATGCTACAATCATAGCTTAATTTTTGGACAATTACTAACGGGGTCAAATTACGATGATGAAGAAGACCGAACATTGGCTGGTAGAAATGGTCTTGGTGGTAAATTGACAAATATTTTTTCATCTGAATTCACTGTAGAAGGATGTGACCCTACAAACCAAAAAATATTCAAACAATCTTGGACAAACAATATGAAAGATGTAGATAAGGAATCCGTTGTAAAAAAGGCTTGCAAAAGTGGTTATACATTTATCAAATGGATACCTGATTTTAAACAGTTTGGTGTAGATGGTTATTCTCAAGATATTATTGATTTGTATAGAAAATTGACTATTGACTGTGCAATGGTTACAAAGATTAATGTATCTTTTAATGATGTAACAATACCTTGTAAAAATATTGCATCTTATACAGAATTTTACAATAAACCAACAGAAGATAAGGTTTTCATCACAACTGATACTTGTGAAGTTGGTCTAACGTCTTCTGATGGGTTTGAATTTATAGGTTTTGTTAATGGTATATACACTAAGTTGGGCGGAGCTCATATTGATGCTTGGGTAGATGCTCTTCTAAGACCTGTTCTAAATAAGACTAACTCAAGATTCAAGAAAGACAAAGGAGCAAAATTAAATATAAGCGATATTAAACCTTTTTTTAGAATTTTTGTAAATGCACGAGTAATTCGACCTGAATTTGATGGACAAGATAAAAACAAACTTGAGTCGCCTGCAGTTAAAGCAAGTGTAAAACAGTCTGTAATATCAAATATTATGAAATGGCAGGTAATGCATAATGTTGAAGATATTATTAAGGCAAAAGAAATGTTACTCTTGAAAAAAACTGAACGCAAGAAAAAGTATGTTAAAATTGATGGATTGGATGCGGCAAACAATGCCGGAGGTAAATATTCAAGCGAATGTTCATTATTTGTGTGCGAAGGTTTGTCCGCTAAAACTTATGTTGTTGCGGGGATTGGTACAGGCGTTTATGGTAAATCTGGTCGTGATTGGTTTGGAGTACTACCCGTAACAGGTAAAATTTTAAATGTTAGAAATGCTACAAGCTCGTCAATAGCTGCAAATAAGGTTATATCATCTTTTATACAAACAACAGGGTTGAAATTTGGAGTTGATTACAACGATGACAACAACTTCAAAAGTTTATATTACGGTAAAGTAATAATCATCACAGATGCAGATGTAGATGGTATTCATATTGAATCGCTCCTTATGAATTTATTGCAAAATTTGTTTCCTACTTTGCTTGAGAGAAAAAATCCATATTTGGTCAGTATGAAAACACCAATCGCGCGTGTTTATTTAACAAAAACTAAAAACAAACTTTTTTATGACGAGATCAAATTCAACGAATACATAAAAACACAAGATAAAATACCCGAAGTTAAATATTATAAGGGTCTGGGAACTACAAAAGAAGCAGATGTTCCTGATACATTTGGAGCTAAAATGGTGGAATATCATTCTGATTCCACTCTCCAACCGACTATGCATAAAATCTTTCACAAAGACTGTGCTGACGAGCGCAAATCATGGCTAAGTCAGTTTGATCCGAGTGTTTCTGTAAATTCTTTGGACAATATGGACGAGCAAATAAACACCATGTCAATCACAGATTTTCTAAACAATGAAACTATAAAATTTTCGCATTCAGATTGTTGCAGATCGATTCCAAATTGTATAGATGGATTGAAAGAATCACAGCGTAAAATTTTGTATTCAGTTTTTAAGAAAGGTCTAAAATTCACTGGCAAATCTTGTAAGGTAGCTCAGTTAAGCGGATATACAGCAGAACATTCTAATTACCATCACGGAGAACAAAATTTACAAGATACTATGGTAGGTATGGCTGCTAATTATACAGGTATTAACAATATACCATTATTATATCCAGATGGCGGATTTGGTACAAGATTGGAAGGCGGCAAAGATGCGGCAAGTGCAAGGTATATATATACAAAAATGGAAGCTTTGACGGAGTTTATCTTTTCCAGGAAAGACGAACCTATTCTAAACTATGTTATTGACGACGGTGATAAAGTACAACCTGAATTTTATGTACCTATTATTCCAATGATTCTTATTAATGGATGTGTAGCAGGTATTGGCACAGGATGGTCTTGCACTATACCATGTTATAATCCGATTGATGTTGTAGATTGTATTAAAAATTGGATAAATGAAAAACCTATGAAAATTATTCACCCTTGGTATAGAAATTTCAAAGGCAATATTGAGAAAACAGGAAATAAATATGTTACTCACGGTGTTATAACACAGGTAGGGCAATCTTCGGTTTATAAAATTTCAGAGTTGCCAGTGAGTACATGGACAAATAAATTTAAGGAGGTTTTGGAAGATTTGGTATGTTCAAAGACAATAAAATCCTTTAAAAATCATTCTACTACAACAGAAGTCAATTTTACCGTTACTGAATGTAATGATGGTATGAAAGTAAATGCCAAAAACTTAAATATGCATAGTTATTTGTATGTATCTAATATGGTATTGTTTAATGAAAATTCAAAAATAGTTAAATATGACGACCCTCATAAAATTATTGAAAACTTTTCAAATGTAAGGCTTGAATTTTACCGTAAAAGAAAGGAATATGATTTGAATATACTAAACTCAAACATTGAAAGTCTTAGCAATAAGCAAAGGTTTATTTTTGCAGTGGTTAATGAAGAAATTATTATAATGAAACGAAAAGAATCGGAAATCATTCAAGAACTAGAAAATGAAAAATACAATGATTGTTATAATTTAATGAAACTATCAGTGAAAAATTTTACAGAAGAAAAAATACAAGAATTGGAAACCAATATACTAGACTTTAAAGAAGAACTTGAAATTCTGAAATCGACAACAGAAAAACAGATGTGGTTATGTGAGTTGAATATCTTTGTAACTAAGTATAAAGGCTGGGTTAAAAAAAATACAAATAACACAAAATAATATTTTGCAAAATATTATAACGTGTAAATTACGTTACAAAATTATTTAATTTTAAAAAACTTATATAATATAAAATATGGCTAAGAGAACAATGAAATCTGTTAGGCGGCAACCTACCAAAAAAAGCACGCGGCGTTACGGTAAGAAATCTCCCATGAAAAGCGAACGTGTGAAGAGACGTTCCATGTCGAAGAAAAAATCTCCTAAAAAGTGCAAAGTGTCTCAAGTTTTTGATAGAAAAACTAAAAGATGCAGAAAGCCCAAAAAGTCGGTCCCTAAAAAGAAAAAATCCCGTAAATCTAAATCTAAAAGACCTAAAAAGTCTGTTGGTAAAAAGCCCAACAAAAGCAAGTCAAAAAGGCGTTACAAAAAATCAAAAAAAAACTAAAGACCACGTCTAGTCCTATAGCGGTATATGAAAATATACCGCTATTTCTAGCCAATACTACATTAGAAAACATTAAAGAATTATTACAAAAATATTTACAAAGTGATGTAGTTCAATATTTTATAGTTTCAAAAATTGAATGCCCATGTTGCTGTATAGTTAAAAAATTATTAACAGATAAAAATTATTTAAGTATACCGGAGGAAGCGGTCGTAATTATTTATGATAATCCTGATAAAAACTTATTGTCGTATATTAGGACCACTGAAGGAAAATTAAATGACGACTTATCGGACATAATATCACTTGATAACGAAGAAACTATTTCAGATACAGCTCCTTGCGTTTTTGTTAAAGAAGATGGTAAATTTAAGTATTTAGAAGGAGGTAAAGACGGGATGATTAAAAGATTTGTACTAACATTAAAGACAACCAATAGTGAATTATACTCAAGACTTGTTGAAAATATTAAAATCAAATTAGAAAATCCTAGTGAAAGTAGTGATATTTTTTGCAGATGTACCGAAAACGATTTGAAACCAAGCGAAAAGGAACTGGAAAACCATATAGCGGTTTTGAATGGGTTACTGGAAGGTTAAAAGTCTTAAATATAATAAGTTGAGTTTATTATTTTTTGAAAATAATAAATTAAACAGTAACTATCAGATCTTCATCTATTCCTGGTAATACCGCTTCTTCCACCATGAATTTCATAAAATTATTTTGGTTAGATTCTTTTGACGAGTCAAGACCTGAATGATTTCTAGCTTCCATGTATTTATCATAATAGCTATCTTTAAAATCCGGGTGTTCTTCATCATGTTTATCAAGGATTTCTCTGGTAGTTTTGATAATTTCTTTTATTTCATTCATTTTTGAAATATGTTCAAGATAAGTCCAGCTGAGTTGCGCCTTTTTGACTTTCAATGTAATATACTCTTCATAAGGATCTACTTCTACTTCTTCTCCACGCTGCGATGGTTTTTGCTTTTCTATCAACGCTTCTTCCCTTTGTTTAATTTCATTTATTTCTTCGTATTCTTCCTTTTTCTTTTGTTTAACATTGTGGGAAACAGACTCTCTCATATCCTTTTTAACATCTATTTGATCTGTTTCAGCAGAATAATCAGAACTTTCTGTCAGAGGAAATGGTCTTCCTACATACGCATGATAAACGGTATTATACGAATCTAAATTTTTGATAATGTACTCGGCTTTTTGAGTAGCTTCCATTTCAGTAGCATAATTACCTCTCATTTTTGCAAACCCGTATATACCTTTTTCATTGGGAGTTGCTCCCTTTGCAGGTGTAAATGAAATAAGACCAATTTTTTGCATTGGTTCTGCAGGATCCGCGTAAGTTCTATCTACCACTGGATATTTAGACAAAAATGTATTTACATTTTTTTCTTCCATAGCGGCTTGAGTTTGCACAGCTGTAAGAGCGGGTGCATGTTGATCTGGTTTCCATCTGTTTACTAAATCTCTATCTTCCGGGGTTGTAAGAGCTGATTCAGTTGTGTTAGTGCTCATTTACAATAATGTAATGAATCTTTAAACAGAAAATTTTATCAATATAAGCAATAGTCCAAAATAATTTCTTCCGATGGATCATAAAAACCTTCCCTAATCATTACATCTAATAATATATCAAATTTAAGATGGAATTCTTCAGTATGGCCTATAGATGTAGAAATAACATGTGCATATTCATGAGCCAGAACATAAACAAGCATGTTAAAAGGATAATAATTTCCATTTTCATCTACCAAACACATATATACATCCTTTTTGTTAATTGTGTAACTTTTTTCGCCTTTTTGTAAAGTTGTCTCTCTCATTATATTTCTTTTAGCCAAATAACTAATCTCTTTAGGCCATACTCTGGGTTTATTCCAAAACTTAGTAAAATGTTCTCTTAATTCCACTATTTTTGAATCATTTTGAGCAGCATAACAATCTACAGATTTATTAAAAGACATCCAAAAAGCGGTTGCTGAAACTAAGATAATCACACACACAAATATTATATAAATAGCTGCGTTCCATTTACTGTTTTGTTGATTCGCCATTTATAATATATTATATAAAAAATTATAAATTCGTTGAGATATTTTTAGACCTATTCTCCTTTTTTTATCATTTGCAATATTGTATTCTATGTCCATTAGTAATTTTTCTCTCAGTTCTTCAGGAATTTTAGTATAAGTTTCTATTAAATTAGCATAAGTTTTATATTTTTCTACAATAACACTTGATACTTTATCCGACACATGAGGAATTACTTCTAATGTAGTTCTAAACCATACGTCTGGCGTCATGTTTTCCTTCTTCTTTTTCTTAAGACTGGCGGCGTAATCGACCTTAACTTTCTTAAAAAATGTTTTTCCGTCTTTATTTAACTTGTCGTGTAGTTTTTTGATAAATTCTATTGTCTCATTAATAGACAATGTTCTATATACTCTAATATTATCTCGTAGTTCCGTGTTTATAATACTACCAATTAAAGTTTTAACAGGGAATTTTCCTATATTTTCATTGTATAAATCGCCTTCAATCAAGTACATAATGTTTGTATTAGAACCTAATAGTCGAGCCTTTTGTTCCTTGATCCTGCCATCAATAATACTTGCCTTCAAATCTTTGATAGTTTTTCTTTCTATAATTAGAATAGTTTCACCTTCTTCTTTGAAAATTATATCACCTAGGTCTAGTTGTTCCGTTTTGAAATTATAATCTCCAAGTTTAGAAATTACCAAATTTTCACGAGTATCAATTATTAATTCAGTCATAAATGTTATATATAATATTTATTATTTAGCTTATAAGTAATAAATATGGGTGGTGTATATACTATTCAAAGAATTGAGTTTCTATGTTCTCATAAGAGCATGGAAAATACCCTTGTATTTTTAGAAGATAGTAATATACAAGAAGATGTTAAAATCGCGTTTGTCACAATTGCACGCATGCGCCTAAAGTTCAATGTAGATTTTGCTAAAATAGTAATTGAAGCTGTTTTGACCTTACAAAAAAGTGAATTGAAAAATGAATATTTCATTTACGATAAATTTATGAGCTCCAGTATCAATTTGTCAAAAGAGAATATTATTCTGTTAATTAAAAAAATCATACAATATAAAAAATTAGATAGCAATAACTCAAGTTTTTCACTTGTTCATTACAGAAAATTTCTAAACAAACTAGAAAACGATAATACTAACATACCAAGTAAAATTGAAGATTATCAAACATATTTTAGCAATTCTGAAAAAAGCGATATTTACAAAAAACTCAAAACATATTCTGAAACTGGAAAGTTTCCATTACCACAGTTGTCTCAAGAAGCTATTGATCAAATTGGAAAATTTGACCTTATACAAAAATTAGAAACAGTGCATGGTATAGGTCCGGTCGCGGCGAAAAAAATTGCTATGCGTAAGGAAGAGCCATATATTAATAGTATAGATGATTTGATTGAATACGCACGACCACTTCCAACAGACTTAAAAATACTTAAAAAACAAAAAATTAAACTTAACCCTGACACAGTTCTTGCTTTGAAACATTACTATGATTTGCAAGAGCGAATTCCAAGGGATGAAATTGATAGATACAAAGAAGTTCTTGATGAAATTATGCAAGAAAAATATGGACGCGATGAAACAATCAAATATGAAATCGTTGGTTCTTATAGACGTTGCAAGTCAAATTCTGGAGATATTGACCTTATTATTAATAATAATGAAGCTTACGTATATTTGGTCGAACAACTACAAACTCGAAACATTAGTCAGGGTTTTCTGACACAGGGTCTTATTAAAACATATTTAATCTCTAAAATAACCCCTGATGATCGTGCTCGTAGGATGGATATTATGTATGCACCACCAAACGAATATCCATTTGCAATATTGTATTTTACCGGTTCAAAAGAATTTAACACGTATCAGCGTAGTATGGCATTGTCTAAAGGATGGTCTCTTAATGAGCACGGTTTTACCAGTACTGTATCAGAAGACGAAGATTATATAATGTTTTGGTCAAGTAAAAAACAGTTTTCAGAATTGAGTAATTTTTACCAACACCAAATTACTATTAATCATAGAACTTACAAAGGTGGCGAACAAGCATTTCATGGTGAGAAATTTAGAACGGTAGCTGACGCCGAAGAAAATGAACAAGTTAAAAATTATCTTCTTGAACATGCTGAGAAATTTCTTACTATAACTGACCCAAGTGTAGCAAAGACAACTGGCGGAAAAGGTAAATTTGGTTATGCGCTGACTCCTGATCAAATTAAAATTTGGAATTCTAAAGCGGTATGGGTTCAAATTGCAATATGTTTGGATAAACTAAAAGATCCCGATGTGTTAGAAGCTTTGAAAAAATCAGGTACCAAGGATTTATATCACTATTCTTTTAGACCAAAACCTGTTGAAATATGGGGGTGGAAAAAAAATAAAGTAACAGGGGAAGAAATAGGCGCAAATAAATTGGGTAAAATTTGGATGGCAATTCGCTCGTCTAAATTTACAGATTTGACTAATCAATATGGAGAATTACCAATATTTACTTCTGAAAAAGATATATTTGTTTTCTTGGATATGAAATATTTGGAACCCTTTGAAAGAGAAGAATATTCGTTAAAACAAAATTGATATTAATAAGTTAGAAACATTAGATAAATAAATGAAAGTGCAAATACAAGAAATAAGAAACAAGACTAAAGATGTTTTTGAATTATATCTTAAAAATGAAACAAACATAAATAAACTTGAAAAAATTATACATAAACATATAGCAAAAACCAAACCATATTCTGTAGATAAATATAAAACTTTTGTGTATGAAATAGGTCTTCTTTTACAAAAGAAGACTAAATTTAGTCTTATTGTTGAAATGATTGAAGCCGCTGAATTTGGATGGGGTAATGAAAATTTCAAGCAAATTTCATATCTTATTGAAGAACAAAATAATTTTATCAAAAATCCCTTTGAAGTAGAAGAAGGTATTTTTCAATGCAAAGCTTTTGTACCAGAAACTGGAAAAATATGTGGAAGCAAGCGTGTATATTCATATGCAAAACAAGACAGAAGCTCAGACGAAGGTACATCAGTATATGCAACTTGTATGAGGTGTGGTTGTAAATGGAGAGAACGAGGTTAAATAATACAATTTAAATATATTTAAATATATTTAAATAAACGCTTCATGGAACAACAAGACAATAGTGATAAAAACGTTATTAAATGGGATAAACTTGTTCATAATGGTCCATATTTTAAATATTTATCTCCCTATACTGACACTTTACCACCGGAACAAAGATCAATACCTAGCATTGAACTAATAATTTTAACGGACGATGACAATATAACACTGACTTTAGAAAATGAATTAGTTGATTATGCGCTCTTATTTATACATCAATTAAACAAGGATGAAAAAATAAAAGGTGTGAAAGTATGGAATATTGCAGATAATACATTAAATATGAAAGAAATATATAAAAACGAATATACTTCTATGTTTGTGTCAAATTTCTTTTATGGTAGAATGAGCGCAACAAAACCAATAAAAGGATTTATTCAATACTTAAGCAACGCTTATGAAGTAAGACCTAATATTAAGAACATTAATTGGCGCGATGTTCGTGAAAAATCTGAAGCACCGTCATTTAAACCTAATCCACAACAAGTAAGCGAACATAGAAAAAAATATGGTTTTTGTTTTGTGGATGGTGTTGAGGCCGAGATTAAAAAATATGATATTCCACGTCCTTCCTTATACATTCCAAAAGACGAACATAAATATATGACATCGTTAGGTTTAATTAAAAAAGAAATTTTACCACAAGAAGTTATTATAAACTCTAGCAACAATCTGAAATGTCCGGGCGGTGGTAGTTGGAAAGACTCAATAGAAGATCATAACACAGAATGGTTGTGGAAATGGGAAGATAATGTTATTAACAGATCTAATAGATGGGGTAAAGAATCTTATGGTTATCCTGCAGACACAAGTAACATTAAAACAAATAGTGCTATAAATAGGTACGATGATGCAAGAATAATCAACGAACTTTCCCAAATTATTGTTCAGCAACAAATCAACGATGCTACTATTATTTTAGGAAATGATCAACCAAACGCACTAAAAGATTTTCAAAAAATTATTTGTATATATTTACTTTTTACACAAGGATTTAGGATTGATTCAACTTCTTCTTCAAAAATTGAAGATGTTGAGCCAATAGTTGGTCTATGTGGTTTAACTTGTGATAATGTGAAAATGCTTAAATGGGATGATCAAGTTAAAACCTTGTATTTGCACGAAGATGGAGAAGATACAACAAACATTGGATTTTTAGATGAAAAAGACTATACAATAACAATAGATTTTAACATTACCGATACTACTACACAAGGTGATTACGTCTGGTTTGCTTTTAAAGGTAAAGACAATGTTTTTTGTTATAGACTTGCGCATATTGATAGCAATATATGGAAATTGCTAAAAATTTTGAAAGAACATGCAAAAACATCATCTGACCATAAATTATTCAAAGGTCTTAATTCAGACAACATAAATAGTTGGTTAAAAACATACACATCAAATAACACAATTTCCGCTAAAACCGTCCGTACGCAGGTTGCATCAAAATTTATGTATGAAAATTTAGAATTTTACACAGAAAAAAATCAAGATGAATTAAAAAATGCCACTAAAACCGTAAGAAAAAACCTGATTAAAAAAATATTTAACCTTGCAAATACAGATGTTGCAAAATTTCTTAATCACAAACAAACAAGTGGAAAATCAACCTGGAATTTAGATACTTCAATCAATCGTTATATTGACCCTAGAATTATTGTTAGCTGGTGTTTAAAAAATGATGTACCTGTTACAGATATATTTAACAAGACAAGACTTGGTGATTTTGCTTGGGCTATTAAAGAAACACCTTCCGGAGCTATATGGAATTGGAGTGATACACAGCCTGAAATAATTTCTAAATTATGCAAGTCTAAGGAAGAATTAGAGAATAACAACAATTTTGAACTACTAAATGTATTATACAAAAATAATAGAATATTCTTTACAAGTTATATTAAAGAATTATTGGAAAGTAAATCATCTCAACTTAATACCGTCGATAAAGATTTTATTGATAAAATTTTATCATATACAAAATAAATGAGCGGAAGTTACTACAATTATGGAATGAAAAATAATACTAAACACACTACTGCTGTATTTAGTAATGAATGCATTTCTGTAAAAAATAGTAATAACAAATTTACTAAATTAAGCGCATACAAACATGCGATCCCTGGTAAAATATTGTTAGATTCTAATAATGAGTATATTATTATGGGTTCTGACGATGAGAATACTCAATTAACTTTGGATGAAAAGAAATCTACTTTTGACATTTTTAACATATCAATACCCTTACATAATAAAATAGAGTGTAAAAGTACCAACAATACAAGTAAAGAAATGCCTATTAATTTACAGCATAGTTTGGATAAAACAGTTATCTTAAATTTTGAGATACCTTTGATGATGTTTAGACCCGATAAATTTGATCTTAGTGCGTATTCAATTTTATGTTATACAAATTATGGGTTTTTTGGTATATATCCAATAGATTTAATGGACTTAACCGATAAATCTGAATTTAGTATTACAGATTGCGAAAAAGGTAAATTGCCTTGCGTGTTTAATACTAAAATAACCGATGTTGAATTATTACCTCATAAAGATATTACAATGAATATACATTTAATAAACTCAAATCATATTGCATCAAATATATGCAATAAATTTAGAAATATGCAGGATGATGAGCTTGTATATAATATAGATTATATTAAAGCGCCAGTTTATATGATATTAGGTAATTTTGAATTCTCGTTAATGTAAATTGACAATATTTCATATTATATTATAATATAATATGAAAATTACTAATTATTTATGTACATTACTTGCGATTGAAACGTAAATAAACGTCTCTAAAGAAACATTATTAGTAAATTACCGGAATAATTGTCAAAATTTAGGTTTCCGTGAAACCTAAATTTTGACAAAATAGGATTTGGCGTGAAGAATAAATTTGAAGCACTAGATTATTACAATTAGAAACAAAAAGAGGTTGCAATTGTTAAAATTAGAACATACATTGCGGAATTTGGTTTCATAAAAGTTGATAATAAATCTACAATATTAAATTTTAATTCAAATACAGACATTTATTTCACAAAGTATATAGGAAATTGGTTCGTAAACAGTAATATTTAAAATTTACCTAATAGGCCTAAAATAGACAACATGATAGTATTTTACAAAAAATGGTTTTTAAAACACAGAAACTATGATGTTTTCTCTTTGTAAAATTCAATATCTTTCTTAAATAATTTAACTATTCTTTTAATAGTTTTATCATTAAATCTACCATATTTTCTGGTTGACGTATTTACAGCTTTATGTTGTGTTTTTGATATACTATAGCCAAAAAATTCGAAAAAATCTTTAACTTCATCTATTGTTATAAAAATATCAACATTTTTTGAATAATGAAGTAGTGTATTGTATGGTGAAAAACTAGTAAGAGTGGCGTCTGTTTGTTTTTCAATATACGCATTTATATTATCGCAGTGTTTTATATTCTTACTAAAACTACCAATTCTGTCAGTGCGGATTCTGTAATTAATCAAACTCTCATACCTAGAAACTGGTTCTCTAATCACAGCAAACACAATATGATTATGATTTACTTCTTCTGTGGCAGGTTTATGAGTCTTAAGGCCTGATTTTTTGGAAGAATTTATATTTGTTTTTTTGATAATATTATTTATATATGTACCGCCGCATTTTGGTACATGTACAAAAAATAAAGGTTTATTCTGTTTAATATTTTTAATAGCCGACCACACAAGTTTATTAGATTTGGATTCAGAATTCATTGTTTTTAAATATAAAGTTTTTATTTAAAAATTTAAATATCAGTTGCAATAATTTTTGTAATTTTTACAAAAGATCCAGGTAGTATTGCTATTTTATTGACTGAGGCTGATCCGATTAAAAATGAGATTGCATCATGATTTTCTAATTCTACTAATATTTCGTCGGAAATATTACCATTCATGTCCTTGCCGTATTCTTTTCTTTTTACTGTTTTCTGATTGACATTTATTTGTAATATTGTTAATTCATATGGGTATTTTGTTAATGACCCGATTAATATATTATATAAAATTGAAACATAACATTTACCTCCTAAATTAAAATAGTTATTATCTGTTTTTGTTATGAAATTATCTGTCTCTTTTATTGTATTATTGAAAACCAAAGGTGTTCCATCATAGACATATTTACATGTTTCCAAATATATTGCGCTTGCTGAATCCGCGGCATCTAAACCGGGAGGGCCTTGAGGACCCGCGGGTCCTTCAACTATATGTAAATTATCTTGGATCCATTGTATTATTTCTTCTTCTGTGGGAAAAAATGTTGGACCTTGAGGTCCAACTGACCCTTCAGGACCAGCTGGACCAATTAAACCTTGAGGACCTTCCGGACCTTCTTCACCAGTAGGTCCTTCCGCACCACTAGGTCCTTCAGACCCACTTAATCCTATGGGACCGGGTTCTCCGCGCAAATCTTCTAAATTAATATTACTTAACCAACCATTTATAGTTTGTTCATCCGGCCAGCTTTCGCTATCTATTGCAATATTAACCATTCCTATTCCTATTCCGGGATCTATGGTTATACCTTCACCCGCATACAAACTCGTAACATTTCTACAATTAATTGGTTGAATACAATATACATTAAAGTCTCCCATTTATTTATTAGTATAAAAATAAATGTTAAAATTAAAAAATTATGATGGAGCCGCCAGCCGGGAAGGTTGTGGTGGAACACCCCGGGGAGTGAGTATCTAGTACTCCTGTGCTGGAAGCGGCTCGGGGGGGTCGGGGGGGTCCTCCTCGATCGCAATGGTTGGAGGTGGTGGTACTTGTACCTCCAAACCACCAACACCCGTACCACCAATACCAGCACCACCAATACTGTGAGCAACATGACCAATACGATCGCCTTTCATGATGCCGACTTCGTCGTAGTCGCGGTCGGCGCCGAGCACTGGGTAGTAAAGAATTAGCGAATCGGACGCGGTCGCCACCGCAAGGGTACCACCGTTTATCAACTGCGTAGCGTCGAGTTCGAATTCATTGGTCGGTGTTCTTGAACCGAACATAACAGTCGTGAATGGTGTGGCCACATCTCCTGCGATGGTGCAGTAAGTTAGCATCCAGTTAAAATTCTTTGGAAGTACAACTACTTCTCCTTTGAAGTAAGCGCAGTTCTTGCCTGCCGCTATATGTTCAAGTAGATAGTGACCGGCTTCACCATATTGGGGTAAGAAAACTTTTGTAAGATCTTCGACATCGCGCGCGTTGAGTCTTACGTTATCTATTAGATCTACTTTGAGCTGGTCCTTCGAGTCATCCCCAATAATCTCGTAATATTGATCTTTATTAACACTGAATCCTTTGGTTAAATCACACCTAACGGAAAAATTGTTGATTAGGAAAATATAGTTGGCGTTTCCAACGGGTGTAAGAGCGGCCCGGGTGGAGAAGAATGGGAAAGCAGTTACCCACTTATCCGCCTCATCAGCTTTGCCGCCTTCATTGTATTCTAGCGCCAGCCGGGTCGTGTCAGAGTGACCATTGAAGCGCCAGAGCGGGCCTATGTAAACATAGCTATCCAATTTCATATCCCCGGAGAAAGTATAGCTACCTCGGGTCGTTCCGCCGGTATTGTCCAATTTACCGTCCTCTAAGTTGGTAATAGCGGTGGAATTAGCTGCAATACCGCTCTGCGCGCTGTTATTAGTAGTATCTATATTTTTGTCTAGAGCAGCCACGTTGCTGGCGCGCGCAGCGGCTTCGGCCTTGATTTTGGATTTTAAGGCAATGTTCGTTTCATTTAGATCCTTTGTCAGGGCGTCGTCCGCCGCTTCGCGCGCTTGCTTTTCCGATATCAAACCCACCTCGAGCGCTTCGTCATCGTGATTCCTTTGCCACACCTCGGCCTCGAGCGCGGCCTGTGTGGCTTCGTTGGCGTCGGCGGCGACGCTCGAGGCCTTCTTGGTCTCGGACGAGGCCACGGCGACGGCGGCCTGAATTGCGGTTTCTAAACGACCATCTTCGAGCTCGATCTTCTTATCTACACGCACGACCTCCGCGGCGAGCCCCTCGCTCAATTCTTTTTGGATACCTTCGTCGAAAGCCTTCCTCTCCGCCCTCTCCTTGTTGAGGTCCTGCGTGAGGACGAGCCTCTTCACGGCAGCCTCGTCCGCGGCCGCCGCGACCGCCGCGGCGGCCTCGATGGCGACTTCGGAAACTTTGGTCACTACCCGCTCCTCCGCCTTAGCAAGATTATTATCTACCTCCTCTCTCTGTTCGGTGAGGGCAGCGTGCGCCTTCGCCGTCACATTGTCGTCGGCTTCGGCGCGATTCACCCTCTCCGCCGCGAGATCGTCCGCGGCGGCGGCCAGGCCGGACTCGGTATATTCGCGAGCCTCCACCGTCGCCTTGGCCGCGATTCTTCTCGTTTGTATATTATCTGCTTTCAATTCATCATCACCGGACTTCGCCGCGGCCGCGACCGCCGCGACCTCATCATTGGTACTTTCGATCGCGTCCGCGGCGTTCTGGATGGCGAGTCCGAGCGCATTGTTCAGCGTCACATCCGCGACCAGGTACGCGTCGCGCACCTCCTCGAGTCGATCCTCGATGCGCTTCTGGGCGGCCTCGCGGGCCGCGACCTCTTTGACGAGATTCATTGTGATCGCGGTAGCAACATCACTACCGTCGCCGAGCGCCTTGGCGAGCTCTTTTAAGGTATCCAATGCGATGTCGATATCCTCGCCACCAATAAGTTTTTGGATGGCATCGTCAATCTCCGCCGTCACGACTCCATGTAACTTATCATCCGCATCTATACGGGCAGTTTGCTCGTTCGCAATTGCTAAATTAATGCATTTAACAGCCTCGGTAACCTGACTGAGGCGCACAGCCTCGTCTTTTTCAGTCGCCGCGTAGTTTAGAACTACGCGATCGGCTTCTAGTGTGTAAGTGTAACTACCTACAGACATTTTATTATTCTTATTTAAAGCCAATATTTTATTTTTTTTAAAATATAAAAAAATATGCTATGACCCACCTTACTTATAAATATTACAAATACATCATAGATAGACTTACATTTATATTTGTGCTAATATTTTTCAATAACACATCAATATTTTTGTTACTAATTTCTGAAATATTTTCATCAGTTTTTATGTTAAAGCTAGTTTCAATTGAGTTATTTTTATGAATTGAGTTGAAATATACTTTATTAACAAGATCCGTCAAAATTCTTTCTAAATTACGAACACCTTTTTCAGATTCAGTACAATATTTTTTAATTATATATTCATAATCAAAAGCTACAGAATTTTCTTTTAATCCAATATTTTTCAATAATTTAGGCATAATATAGTTCTTAGCAATTTTAACCTTGTCTGTAGTAGAATACCCCTCTAAATTGACAAGCCACCATCTATCTGCCAAAGCTTGATCTTTTGGAGGATCGTTCATAGAAGCAATATACCATATATTAGATATATCTATTACTAATTCCCCGGTATAATTATCCTTAAATTCCTTGTTTTGAGTGTTATCTGTTATGTGTAATAGGGCGCCTTTAATATCAGGGTTATTTGCGCCTTTTTCAAGTTCGTCTAAAAATATTATACCATTATTATGCTTCATTCTTTTCAAACATTTAACGATTTCCCCTGGTTGAGAGCCAATATATGTGTAATCATGTCCTTTCAAAAATTCAGCTTTATCTATTCCCCCACAGGATATTTGTTCAAAGCCCCATTCCATAACATCCGCAATTGTTTTGGCAATACTTGTTTTACCAATACCGGGCGGGCCGACCAAGCCTAGATTAACTTTCTTCATCGAAGGATTCATAATTTTTGCCGTCAAAAACAGCAAAATTTGTTCCTTCACCTTTTCCATCCCAAACAATTTTTCATCAAGCGTGTCTTTTACTTTTTTAATAAATTCTGAAATGTTTGTTTTATCAACTTTTGATTTTTCGTAAGTATCATAAGGTAGCGAAATAACCCATTTTAGCCATGTGTTTAATTTACAGTATTCGTCAGAAGTATGATCTATCATTTCAAATTCTTCAAACTTTTCGTATATAACTTTTTTGTTTTCGATGCTTGTATTTAGGTTTAATATTTTATATTTCATATCGGACTTTGTATTCTGGTTTTGAATTTGAGTCAGTTGATTTTCCATAAATTTATGTTCGCTTTCTGTAAATTTATTGTATTGCTTATAATTTGACCTACAGTCTTTCAGCATTACATTATATTTTTTGCGAGATTCTAGCCACTCGTCTGTATTTGGTTCGGTTGTTTTGTACAATTCATATTGAAGACACAATTCTGCTTTGTCTTCTGTCAGAAAATTTTCTTTCAATAGTAGGTAAGCATTTGGCTCACTCTTGTAAATTTGATCTTTCACTTTCAAATACTCTTTCTTAGCTTTTTTATCAGATATTACTGATTCAAGATTATCTAGTACTAGTTCCTCTTCAGACTCACTTTCTTCAGACTCACTTTCTTGATCGCTCTGTTCAATAAAATCCTCCTCTTCCTCGTCTTCCTCTATTTCATCTTCACTTTCTGATTCCTTATGTTTTACCGCAACAGGAGAAGCAGTCCTTAGCTTTTTATACTTGCGTTTTTCACTGTTTTCATCCATTACAACTGTTCGTTTTTTTTCGAGATTCATATATTAAAATTCAATTTAATAAACAAAATATAAATTCAATTTCTAAATTATATTTTGTTAATAGTATTTATAAAGTCGTCTATATTATATTTTTGCAAATCTTCAAAAGTAAACATTTCTGATACTGCAACTTTCAAAGATTCTTGTTCAATTATATTATTTTCAAATTTTTGTTTTTGACCTATATCATCACACTTCATATTAAAAAAATCATTATCGTTCTTAATGTAAGACTTCTTTTTCTTCAATATTAATCGCAATTTATTAGACAATTTTATGGGATCGCATAATAAAAATATAGTTTTTGCTATTTCCAAATATATTGTGTCATCTGTGAATGTGTTATCGTCCTTAAATTTCCACAATCTTGAAAATATATCAACACAATACATTTTTAAAGAATCAATAATTTCTAACGCAAGATTTTCGGCTCTAGTATCCATGTACCAATATCTATTACCATTTTCAATCTTGTTTAGTAAATAAACACTGTACGGATCGCCTTCGGGGTAAATGACATTTTCATGTTCGCAATATATAATACAATAATTACACAGTAGAAAAGTTTCAATATATTTTGAAAATTGCACAACAGAAATTAACGGGTTTTTAATTCTTGTTAAAAAATTACTAGAATAAAATGAGTACGGTTTTGTTGCAATTGTGTGTTTTATTTCATTGAAGTATATGTTTTTAGTTGCATCTGTTATTTCCCCTAAATTAAACAAAACCCCTTGATCTTTAATATGCAGATTATTTATTAATCTGCCTTCAATACCAGTAAGAGATACACTAATAATATTTACTAGTTTTTCTTTATTTGTCTTATTCGTGCGCTTATTATAGTTGAATAAAAAGGATAATAATTTACCGTAATTTTCATTTACCAAATTTTGTATTTCATTTCCTGATAAACAAATAAATAACTTGGATCTTGCGTTTTTGATTAAATCAAAATTAATACTTAAGAGATCAATATCAATATTTTCCGTTGTAGTAATTGATTCCAGTAATTGTTTAATGTCTTCTAAAATTAATACAGAATCTATATTTGAAATAAAAGTGATAAGTGATTCACATACTAGTTCAATATTTGCAGTATATTCATCAAAATTTTTGGAACATAACAAATCATAACGCGTTTTAAACAAATTTGAAATTTGTTTTTTATCGACTTTTGGCTTGATAATAGGTATTGGTATTGGATGTATGATCTTGTCATTTATTTTTACTGCATTTTTAATAGACTTATTTAACTTACGTTTAAGCTTTTTTAATATTATTTCTGATAAAGGTATCTGTTGTCTTATAACATTGCAGTATTTTTGATGTCTTTTAATAATAGATAACCCATTTGTCTTAAACTCGCAAACACAAACAAATGCGGTATTTTCATATTCTTTACATTTTTTCTGTCTAAATTTCATATGATTTTCATATTCTTCTTGATTTGAAAAATATTTTGAACAAAATTTACATTGTGGCATTATATAATTTTGTTAGCAATTTTTTAAGCAATTTTAATATAATTTAAAACTTAGTGTAACAAATTATAAATGAACTCTGTTTCTGCTGATAATTTAAAAGCGTTTAAAGCTATAGCCGATTTTGTAACATGTTTGGGTGAGGCTTATGGTGATAAGTTCAAATCGCTTCAACTTTATTGTCATTTGATTAAAAAGACGACTCTAATGCATAAAAAACCTATTTTAAAACATATTAATGCTTTCAAAGAATTTTGTATTAAAAATAGAGAAAATATTGAAAAAAAAGATACAGAAAATTTTGTTAAGAAACAAATTATTTATTCACTAAAAGTGTTTATTGATATACCAAAGATTTTTGCAGTTGCGGATGCAGGAGAAAAAAGACTAATATGGCAACATTTGGTAAATATATCTTTTATACTAGATCCTGCAGGAACTGCTAAGAAAGCTCTAAACAAAGGGGGTAAAGAAAACGAGTTTCTAACAAATATTATTAATAAGGTTGAAGCTAATGTAGATCCAAATGCAGATCCTATGAAGGCCGTTAGTGACATAATGCAATCAGGTGTTTTTACAGAACTTGTTGGAACTATGGGTAGCGGTCTAGAAAACGGAGATCTTGATTTAAATAAATTACTAGGTTCTGTCCAAAGTATGGTTAGCACATTTTCAGATACTGATACTGATAACGATCACGACGGTCAAGACATTATCAAAAACATGATGAGTTCAATAGCAGCTGGAGCACAATCGCAAGACGGCGATCAACCACCTGATATGTCGAATATTATAAGTATGATCGCTCCTATGATGCAAAATCTTCAAAATAATAACAATAATATTGGGTCAATAAACCACCAAGTAGAAAAAGCAAAAAAAGATGGAGTGCTTTAAACAAACTTAATATTTATATTAATAAATATAAATATATGATTATTGGAGACGGTTCTGCTATTATAACAATTGTAATATCAACAGCACTTATCGCATATTTTGTTTATGTTTTGGTATATTTTATTAAATATGTAAAAGCTGTAGGTTTTGCTAGTGATAATTACATTACCTGTGACAAAAATAATTGCATTGACGAGTCAATTGAAAATTACACACATATACCATTACAAAAATACAATACTTATTCAAGAAATATTTGTAAATTTTGTACTCAATTAATTATCAGACTTGAGTATCCACACAAATATGAAAATATTTATCCAAATTTATTAAAACAAATTATTTCAGTAAGAGATAAACACAAAAATCCAATTTTTTGCGGTATTTTTAAGGAAATTGACACCAATAATATTTGGATCACTTTTAGAGGAACATATACATTTTCTGAGTTTATATCAGATATAGATTATTCACAAGTTAATTATATGGGAACGGATTTAAAAGTCCATAGAGGTTTTTACAAAATATTTCAAAATGTTAGGAATCAAATTAAGGAAGAATTGGACAAATTAGAAATTAATAAAATTATTATAACAGGACATAGTTTGGGTGCCGCTGTTGCTACTTTATTAGCACCCGAAATGTACAAAAATAATTATGAAACATATGTGTATTGTTTCGGGTCTCCTAAAGTAGGAGATTCTAAGTTTGCTAATTTTATAAATCAAAATTGTAATGTATTTAATATTATAAATCAATCAGATGTTGTAACTACAATACCACCAGCAGTGTGTGCAAATTTCAAAAATAAAGAAAATCTATACTTTTATAGCAATTGCGGTGATCAGATTATGTTTGACGATAATTGGCACTCGCTTAAAAATAATCATAGAATGCCAGTTTATATAAAAAATATTTGATAATTATAAATGACTAGTGTTAAAAACCCATGTGGAGATGGTGAATGTAGAAATATTAAGACTAACAAATGTAAAAATATTGATATAACACAATATAAATCTGAAATATCGGAACAGTGCAAAACCTTAAGCATTTATGACAAAAGTGATGACGTAAATACGCAATTAAATGAGACAATAAATTTATTATTAGAGTTAAAACCTGGTAATTTTGTATTTGGAAAAAATCCAAAGCAATTTTTAGTTTTAATTAGTACTATTGAAAATATAATTAAAAAAGAGCATCTTGAACATGAATTTTACCAAAAACTAGAAGAAGTACGACAGAAATATGATTATATTGTGCAAAATTTTGATAAAAAAATCCCCGACATGACGCCTGTCAAGCCGTGGTCTATTAAAAATCTTGACAATAGTATAATACAGTTAATAAATGCTAAACTAGGTGATTCAACTTTAAAAGAACATCAAAAAAAACCTGCGGCTTATTTACTTGAAAATGATAGATTATTGGCGGTTCATGGCACTGGAACAGGTAAAACTTTAGCAGCTATATTTGCAGCAGAAATTTTCATGAAAAATAACACGCATGACAATGCATCATCTCCTAAAGTTATATTTACAGCACCACCCGGATTAATTAGAAATTTCCAAAACAATCTAGCGAAATTAGATATAACAGATGAAAACTATCAAGTACTTACGTATAACCAACTAAAAAGTCTGGAAAAATCAGGACAATATGACGGTAGTAATACTTTATTGATTATAGACGAAGTTCATAATTTGAGAAACCCGAAATCAATAAAATCAACATATGTGAGGGAAGCTGCTTATAATTCGAAAAAAGTGCTAATGCTAACTGCTACTCCTTTTGTTAATAATTTTAATGATTTTGTACCCATTATAAACATGCTGTATTCTGGAGATCTTCTACCAAGCGATCAAGATTTCATAAAATATTGGAAGGTTGATAGTGAAAAATTTGGTGAAAATATTCAAAAATTAAATGAATACCTTAAAGATAGAATAGACTATTTTCCAACTAATTATGATGATCCAAATTTTCCAACTAAAATAGAACAAAAAAGTATTATACAAATGAAGCCACAATATTTGGAACCTTACAAAGAGTTATTAGACGGTAGAGGAAAAGACTTAATAGATATTTATAAGATTTTGAACCCTAATGCGCCAAATGGTGCAAATGTAGAGGACAGTTTTAAAATAATTTACGAAAATCCACGAGCATTTTACAATGCTTGCAGAAAACTTGTTAATACTTTATATAAACATCCAGGAACCTTACAAGAATTTAATTTACTAGATGTTTATATAAGCGAAAAGATAAATGAAGCAGTAAATATAATTAAGGACAACGGTAGTAAGAAAACAATTATATATACAAATTGGATAAAACAAGGTATTGCGCCAATTACAAAAGCATTAGATGAACAAGGTTACCAGAATAAATACCAAATCTATACAGGCGCTTTAAATATTGATGAGCGTGATGAAATAGTACAAAAATACAATGATATTAATGACTCTAGCGCTGAAATACTTATAATGTCTGCAGCAGGGTCAGAAGGTATTGACTTAAAATGTACAAACACTGTTATTGTTGTTGATCCGCCTTGGAACAAAGCAAATCTTGAACAAATTGTAGGTAGAGCCGCTCGATTTAAATCACATTATGATGAACAATGTCAAGATAAGACTGTTAAGGTGTATTATATGATATTGACAACTCCTGGCGATGATCCTCTCAATATAACCGCTTCTGCAAACCAGGTTAAATTAGGAGATATTCTATTATATGATATAATAGAAGAAAAAGAAAAAACTACTAATATATTGAATAATATGTTTAAGTTAATTACAATTGGTAATCCAGTTTTCGTCGCTGAAGAAACCAGTCTGTTTCCTGTTCTAAAAAAAATAGAACCCGAATTACCTCTTGAAACTACACCAACTGAAAAGCAGCCCGTAGCAGAAGTTGAGGAAATTACACCAGCTAAACTAGAAATTAATCCTGAAATAAATTATCTTGAAATGTTTAAAGAATTTATTGATAAATCAGACCCTAAAATTTTAACTGCCACTACACCCAGACAACTAAGAGAAAAAATTGGTGAATGTTACAATACATATATAACACCAGAAGCATTAAAACAATCTTACAAAGATAATAAACAAGAAATTTGGGAATGTGTAAGAAATAAATTATATTGAAATGTAGATGAAAATTAAATTTCCTCTATATCAATTGTTTCATCTTCTTCTTCGCATATGTCGGTAATATCAATACCCAACTCCGATTCATTAGTATTCCTATTACCTTCTCCAAAAGATTCGTCTGTAAAATTCGGAGGAAGTTCTAGTTCCTTAATTAGTTTTTTGACATCGTTTTCAATATACTTGTGGATAATATCTACTTTTGATTCTTGAAAATCACGACGCGAAAACAATACAACATCTCCAACCGAGAACCAAACACGTCTTCTAAATTTACCTTGAATATGACCTTGTACTTCAGTTGTATCAGGTGAAATCATAATTACACGGCGATCTCCTAGTAATTTAGTAATTTTACCATATTGTTGCATGTCACCTTTATAAACAACTTGCTTGTTTTCAGATTCATTTCTAACATGAGAAGGCTTCTTTTTATTTTTTGAACTTTTCTTTGCAACCATTTATTATAAATTTAAATTAATATTACTAATTATCAATTTAAATTTTTACATAACATTTTGAATATACATAAGATTTCCAACATCTTGTAAACGAGAAGAAGGTATTGTTATAATATCAAGATTTTGTCTTTTGGGATTGTATTTTATATCTTTAATTATTTGCAAACTTTGGTCAGATCCGTTACATATATATAAATCATCTTTGATAAATGTCATATACCGTGGTTGCTCCGTGCCAAGGTTTATAATTCTTTCAACGCTTAGTTTTCTGTTCCTGTATCTTAAAAATATTAATGAAGATGTAGATTCAAGTCCCGATCTTAAACTTATCCAAAATGTATTTGGATTTCCGCCCAATATTACATCACCACCACCTTCTGATCCAATAGGAGTTTCAAAAAGTAATGAGGTTTCAAATTCCCACCATGGTTCGTTATTCTCCTTGCCATGGCTTAGCAATTTTGGATATTTCCAGTTTAATATACAAACTTGTGTTCTGATATTTACAATATGTTTAATATCGTCACTGCTATATGAATAATTTTGTGTAAGTACTATACTTTTGTTTTCATAGTTGCCATTCCACACCAATTGTTTTGTTGATCTAACAGAAAGATCTAAACAAGTCTGATAAGGATTTGCTTGCCAAGTATTAGTTAATGTGTTAAATTGCATTAAACCAAAACCGCGTGAATTTTTTACAAAAAATTCACCAATTACTGCCGCAAATGTTAGCCATTTACCATCTAAATAAAATTGATAACAATTTTGTATATTAGGTTCTTTACGTATATTATTATTATCATGAAAAATTAGCGGAAACCAACTAATCACTTGATTATCTGTCAAAGCATCTTTTATTTTTACGAGGCCGGCTCCGGCCCCAGATGGATATCCTCCAAACATAGCAAAGTACATGGTATCAACAGCATGTCTTGCTAAACAACCACCCACAATACCACCTTGCATTGGACTTTCACTATTTGCTCCATATTCAATTAGTTTAATTCTGTCAATATATTCACCTTTATTTGATATATATGTAATAGAAAATCCATCTTTATCATCAGATGCGACAGCAGTATATCCATAATTAAATTTAGAACTTGGAATTGCCCAGATATAACTACATTTATTTTCCCATGCGGTATTCATACTATTGGTACATGTATAACAAGATAAATCATCATCTGAGTTACAAGATAATATTTTGCCATTCCATAAAACTTTAGTTCCAAATATTTGAACTCTTGCGGTCATTTATATTAATTTAAATTAAAATTTTTAAACAAATCTAATGTATTTGATGTAGATATTTCATCTGTAATTTTTTGTGTAACATTTAACAATTCTTCTGGTGTATTTGTGTCAAAACTCAGGAATCTGTTTATAGGCAGTCCAAACATATTTGAAACATATTCAATATCCATATTACGTTCTCCTGTCATAAATATAAAAGACCAGGAATTATTTTCAAGTATTCCAATTTGTTCCCTTATTTCTTCAAGGGTGTAATTTAACGATGAATTATCACCACCATCTGTAATAACAATACAAATGGTAGTAATATCTGTCATACTGTAAGTATCGATTGCGTTACCTAAAGCATCGAATAATGATGTCGTTCCATAAGGTTTATAATCAAATTTTTCAGGCCGGGGTGCGAACTGAAACACCGGTGTAACTGCGTTATTGAATTTATAAAGACTAAAATAACAGTTATTGTTTTCAAATGTTGTATTTAAAATATTATTGACAGCTATTAACGGGTTATCACCCAGCAAATTCATACTACCTGATTCATCTAATAAAATAATTATATGAGCCATTTATTTTATTAGTGGTATTGAATGAATAAATAATCAATTATTCATTTTTGAAATTGGCCATCTCATACTCCACGATGACTGATTAGACTTGGCCATTTGTTTTGATATAATATCTTCTCTAAAATTCAAAGTATCTTCCATAAAAGATAACGATCCTTCGTAATCGCTTCTTTCTGGGGCGCCAATAGGATTATTGCACTTTATTGGTCTTCTAATATATTCAGGTTTGTATGAATCCATTGGATCTTTGTAAACATAACCATCTGCCATAGCACTCACTGCAAATACAGGAGTTGTAAATGGATCTTCTTGCCCCCTGTTAATATAGTACATTATCTGTCCAGCATTAATATCACTGTAACTGTTGTATTTTTGACCGTAATTGTCCAAACTTTTATCTATCATTAATTGATCTAAATAAATTTTACTAGTAATTGGTGGTAAATTTAACGGACATAATATATTTTGACCCGAACTATTTAACCTAGGATCTAAAGCAGCGTATTGCGGATTACTACATCCTTGTTCGGGAGGTGATAAGACCGGATAAAAATCCTTTGCATATTTCTCTGTTCTGCTTTGAGGATTTAAATTGACAAAACCGCTTTTTAATGTCGGTTCTAAATTCTCTCTAAATTTAACACGTTCGAAATTTGTATTCTCAAAATCACAATTTACAACTGACATATTCGTAGGTATTCCTAATTCGTTTAGTTTATCTTGAAAACCGCATTGACTTGCTGATGTTTTTGGATAATTGTAAATTACATTTGTGTTAGTTGTATTCATTTATTTATATTATATTAATAAATATAAATGGCTAATTTATTAACGCTACTAATATGCACATTTTTTGCGTTAGGTTTTTTTATAGTTACTATTTCTGTTTATATGTACTATGCAAATAATACGCAAGACAGCTGCTACTCAGATAATATAGATAATTACACTAGTAAAAACTCTACACAGAAAAAAGCTACAATATATAACCCTAAAATAGATACTTCAAAAACTTATCAGAACGGTTATAAAAACAATATATTAACCGATGCAGAAAAGAATCAAAGAAAATATTATCCAAAATTTTCTAAATATGGATATAAACTGACTAAACTTTCAGATTCTACTTACAAAGAAATTCAAGATTTCTTTAAAAAACATAAATATAATAGATCTCCTGAGAAGCAAAATTGGGTAATATCATTGCCCACTAACGACAAAGGAGGCCCTAATTTATTTTTAACAAATATATCTAGGGACGGCAAGCTTGTTAGTAAAATAAATGCGGAAGTTAAAGATATATTAACCAAATGGTTAATTGAAGAAAACGCTACTAAATGGGATAAACTTCGCGAAATGAATGATTATAATGATACTGGAAAACAGGATAATAATAATTGGAAAGGCGAATACAATTTAGAAACTTTACCTTTAACACATACATCAACTTACGGTATTAGAACTTATTGTAATGGGAATGAATTATCTGTCCATCTTGACAAAGGCGGTACCCACATAATTTCAGCAATTATATATGTAAATAGGTCAGAAGAATATGATAGTGCCGGCAATTTATTAAATTGGCCTTTAGACGTGCAAGGTTTTGAAGACGAAACATTAAAACCCATAATGATGGATGCTGAAAATAATTTGTTACTGTATGAGTCTGCTACTGTATTACACGGCAGAACAACCCAATGTCCGTTGAAAGAATATTCTAATTTGTATGTTCATTTCAAACCTAATAAATGGTAATTTAACAAGTGAAAATAAATTTAATAAATATGAACTTTTTAGACAGGGTAATAACGTTGTCAATTGACAATGTAAAAGATAATAATGGCGGGCCTTTTGGATCAGTAATCGTATCAGAAAATAATGATTTAATAAAGTGTAGGTCAAAATGAAGTTATTAAAAATAAAGACCCAACTTGTCACGCGGAGGTTGTAGCAATTAGAAACGCTTGTAAAAAGCTAGGAACACCATTTTTAGAAAAATGTAAAATATATACCAGTTGCGAACCATGCCCTATGTGTTATGGCGCTATTAAATGGGTTAAAATAAATGAAATATATTATTGTAATACAAGAAACGATCCTAAAAATATTGGATTTAGCGACCAAGAAATATACAATAATATAATAAACAACAAACAAAATATGACAAAACTTAACAATTCACGAGGTATTATTGCATTTGATAAATGGACTGAATCAAATTTTAAAACACTGTATTAATGTAACATTTATATGATTTTATATTAAACATGAATAATCAAATCGACGATAAAAATGAACCAACAGAAGAAATTAAGAATAATAAATATTGCAGTTTTGAGTGTTGTAGAAACCGCTTTACAATTTCAAGATTTTTAGGTTTCATATCCTCCTAATCTGACCTTCTATAAATCTAAGATACCTAAATATATCTATCGATTTGACATGTATATTGTCTATTACTAATAAAGTCCGATTTAACCCGAAATTATCTTTACGGCACAATTTTTTAAATTTTTCTAGGGCGGATGTTTCTTTAATTGCAACTGCTATTAAAAAACACGCGTAATTTAGTTGCTGTTTTTTAATAGCTGGGTTTTTAATATACGAAGTAACCACGACTTCCATTCTCCGTAGAGAATCATCTAAAGTTGATTCAGTTCCTGTAAATTTACTAATAAAATCATCTAAACTTTTTATAAAATCGTAAAGATCCTTATTATCTTTGTTCGACTTGTTTGCTATTTTGCTATTTAATTCGTTAACAGTATCAATTAGTTTAGTCAAGAAAATCTGTTCTGGAGATCTATTAATTAGCCTTTTTCCTGTTACATTATCAATGCCAAAATCTTGGCCTAATCCATGAAAAGATAATTGTTTCAAGTCTGTGTAAGTTGGTTGCTGTTCCTCATCATCGCTTTCATAATACATGCCAAAATCTTCATTTTCGGCTCCTTCCCCGTCCATCATATCGCTATTAAGCATGTCGTAGTCACCCATATTGTTTATTAACTATTATAATTTATAAATTTACAATATTTAATAAAATGGTAAAACTTATACTTGCTGTTGATAAAGATAATGGTATTGGTTATGCTAACAAATTACCATGGAATATTAAGGAGGAACATGCTCATTTTAAAAAGATGACTTTAAATAAAACTTTAATTGTCGGTAGAAAAACCGCAGAATCATTGCCTTACTTAGAAAACAGAAAGATTTTGGTTCTTAGCAAGAATCAAAATCTTAAGAAAGCACAATTTTCTAATGATGTAAAATTTATAAACGAATTACCTCCAGATGATCCCGATTTAATAGTTGCAGGCGGAAAAGAAATATACATTGAAACTTTGAAGAAACCTGATTATATTGATATTATTTATCTAAGCGTTGTTAAAGGTAATTATGTTTCTACAATAGTATTTCACGATTTTTACACATTAGTTAAAGATTTTTATATTGAATATTCTGAAGATCACGAAAATTTCAGTTATTATAAATTAGTAAGAAAATACCACGCAGAGAAGCAATACTTAAATTTAATGGAAGAAATATTGAAAAATAATAATGTTAAAATTGGCAGAAACGGCAAAACACTTAGTAAATTTAATGCAAATTTTACTTTTGATTTAAGACATGGATTTCCGTTGCTTACAACTAAGAAAATGTTTTTTAGAGGAATTGTGGAAGAATTTTTGTTTTTCTTAAAAGGAGAAACAAATACAAAATTACTAAGCGATAAAAAGGTAAAAATTTGGGAGGGTAACACGAGTAAAGATTTTCTCAAAAACAGAAACTTGGATTACGCAGAAGGGGTAATGGGTCCAATGTATGGCTATCAATGGAGAAATTTTAATGGTGTATATTTACTAGATTCAGACAAACTACCACTTAAAACCCAAAATGGAATTGATCAACTTGCTAACGTAATTGATCTGATTAACAACGATCCTAATTCACGTCGTATATTGATGACTTCTTATAATCCAGCACAAGCTGAAGAGGGTGTATTGTATCCCTGTCATTCTATAACAATTCAATTTAATGTAGATTATGAATATTTGGATATGTTTTGTTACAACAGAAGCCAAGATTTATTTCTCGGAGTTCCTTATAATATTGCGTCATCGTCACTATTACTAACTTTAATAGCAAATATTACTAATAAAACACCAAGATATTTGTATATGACTATGGGAGATGTACATATTTATCAATGTCACAAGGAGCCTGTAAGAACGCAGTTGTGTCCCGATCGCGTACCTTTCAAATTTCCAAAATTAACAATAAATAACTCGCAAGACTATGATAACCTAAGTTACGAAGATTTTATTTTATCAGATTACATGTGTCATTCTTCGATCAAAGGAAATATGATAGCTTAATTTAATATTTATAATATTAAATTATTAACAAATAAATGACTAGTACTGAAAAAATTGATACAAACAAATTTAGTATAGTTGTACATATTAACTCAACAGGCGAGGAGATGGCCAATACTAAAAGACCTGTTGGAGCGGTGGGGTGGTATAATGCAAAAGAAAGCCAGTTTCTTCTCGACCCAAATATAAAACTGGAATTTCAAGAGGGTATAGGAGTAGTATATTATACAAAGCAGAATAATAAAAATCCTATTAATTTGGGTTATATTAAAAAACCAAAAAACGATGATTCAAAAGTAGTTGAAATAAAGACTAAGGAGGAATTTAACGCAATATTTAAACAACCTACTGGAGAAAATCTAACTCGAAGCATACGTACGTCAGTACAGAGCGGTGCCATGAGTGCTTATGTCGAACGTAACCCACCATTCTCCACGAACGAAGATGAACCCATCAAACGAACGACTGACATTATTTTAAAAACTATGTTAGAACAAATTGATTATTGGGAAAAAATGTTTAAATCTTTAAAAACTTGTGATGTCAGTCTAATTTTAAAACCTTCTAATGAGACAAAAGTAATTAAAATTAAAAATAAAATAGCATCGCCTAAGCCCATTATCAAAAAAGTAAAATTCAACGAAGTAGATGACGCAGATGTAAATTATAAAAAAATACCAAAACTCATAACTACTTGCGACGGTAAAGAAGACTGCAAATACCGAAAATGGTGGGGGCGGACTATTAGAGACGACAGTAACTGCAAAAGCGACATACTCGACGAAGATGACAAAAGAGTATTACAATTTTGTAGTTATTCGTGCGCGGCTACACGAGAAGAAGATCTATATGCTTACGAAAATTAGAATAATATTTTCTCTTCATATAAATTTATAACTGGTTTAATATCAATGTTTTTCACAGTTCCTTGATGAATATAAGCGATTTTGTTGAAACCGTTTCTAAAATCTTCAATATCTAAATGACCTCCGTATTCTTTTAGGTTTCTCCAACTTGGAGCTTCAATTATATTTTTACAATATTGGTCAGTTATATCAAAGTACATTTTATTTAACAGAGTCATTGATGTATTATATATTTTTTGATGTCTATTTTCCTTAATATAAGCTTTGCAGCAATTAAAGGAGCAAAATACACCGTCAGTCTCATAATAAGAATTTTTCAAACTATAAGCATCTTCATTTTTGAGTTGCTTATACTTTTCGGATGTAATATCTTCTTTAATTTTATAGTCATCTTTGCTAATATTTGAATAATATGTTTTTACGCATTGTTTTGGTACATATCTAATAGGACACCCTATAGCATAACTGTCAAAACAATGATTGCACCAGTAGCAATTGTAAATATTTGAAGTTGTTTTCAAATTAATATTGTTTATATCTACCATTGATAAATTACACACATGGGAATTTTTTGTTTCGTCTAAAAATGAAACAAAAGCCTTATTATCTTTATTTAGATCTACGAGCCTTGTGGTTTTACTTGTGTCTGTTTCACTCGTGCTAGTTGCCTTTTCTAATTTATCGATCTTTAAACTATAAAGTTTGTCAATATTAACAGTGTCAATATTTGTTAATGTAAAAGTGAATTTACCATGTTTTGGCATTTTGGTTATATTATTTTATTTAATTTTAAAATCAATTTAATTATAAATAAATACAAACATGAGTGAAAAAGTTCCCAATATTTATGACAAGATAATTGGAATTAATGGTGATGTTGGTATAGGTATAAACGCCGGTTCTCAAATTTATAACAATCAAATTAACCTAGATTCATGCGCATTTAATAATCCGAATTTCGTTTCAAGGGCCCAAAGATTGGCAGGCGGTCCAAATCCAAAAACGTTGATTCAACCAGTAATACCTGCTAAAGCGCTTGATATAGATTATTGGAAAACCAATAATTTAGTAGAAAATTCGGGAATTAACAGTCAAAAACAACGCGAGTTATATTTAAATGGTTATGTTGTTTCTACGTGCTGCCCGTCAAGTTTTGATTCTTATAGCATCCCAGTTAATAATAAAAACACCATAAGAGTACCAGTTACCCGACCTGTTAAAAAGAAATATTCTCGTTTAGAAGATGCTATTAAATCTCGTTTAACCAACGAAGATACAAAACCTCCAAACTGTCTTGTTGATCCTCGTGTAGAAGTTAAAGCTGAGAATTTTGATTTATCAGTACATAAAATATCTGTAAATGAAGAAAATAAACAAAAAGGTAAAAAAGACAAAGATAAATCTTTTAAAACGGTAGAAATCCCGGAGTCGGGATTACATGTAGAAGAAGCTGATGAAATTATAATTACTCCTAATCAACCAGGCTGGGTAAATACAAATTGCGGTTATAATCCAGAGCAACTTATTACATCAAATTTACCAACTAATTTGGCGGTGGGTAATTGTCAAAGAGATGAACAACTTGCTACTTATAATAAAAATTTATTTACACAAACAATACAACCAAATGTATATACTAGAAGCGAAGTTATTGAACCAATCAATAGCAATATTGGGATTTCATTTGATCAACAACTATTACCAACTACTGTTGATGTAAATCCAATAGATGGCGATTATAATTTTACAGAACACGATCCTAGAATTATCGAGCCTTCTACTTTTACAGAAATTACACCACCTTCAATAATACCCAATGAATATAATATATATGATCCGCGATTTACAGGAGCAGGTACGTCTTACAGATCTTATACAGACAAAATGCTTGGACAACCTAAATACTACTATGGAGATATTGACGCTGTTAGAATGCCAAATTATATTTCAAGAAGTAATATTGATACTGAACCTTTCGCAGATTCTTATGGTCCAATTAAACCTGGCGATGAATTCGGAAATCACAATACAGCTGAAATCAGGAAACTTGCAAATCAATCGTTTGTAGACAGTACAATCAAATTCAGAACTGAAATGATGCAACGATTAATGCGTAAGAATAATGCAGTAGCATGGCAGCGCCGAAAATTCCCAATGCACACAATGAGTTGTTAATTTTAAAATTAATTATCATATTTGTATATTACGTAAAAACACAAACATGATAATTCCAGTTAGATGTTATACCTGTGGTAAAGTCGTAGGAAACAAATGGGAAACATACCAAACAATGATAAAAAATAAGATTGAGCACGAGGAAATTTACAGAAAGTTAGGTATTATTCGTTATTGCTGTAAAAGAATGTTATCAACACACGTTGATTTGATAGATAAAATTAATAATTATAAATAAAATTATTTTTATTTTATAATATATAAATGGCTAAATCTATGAAAACTAGTAGGTGCAAAAAGATTAAGGCAAGATCCCCTCCTAGAAAAAGAGGTCCTAAAAAGTCGAGCTGTAAAAAAAGTATGCCCAAAAGGCGGTATAAAAAACGGTGTCAAACAAAATCTATGAGAAAATCACCTGTTCGTCGTAGTAGTGTTAAAAAATGCATGACAGGTATGAGAAAAAGTCCTCCACCCAGGGGTTATGAAATAATATGCGGAAGACTTGTTAAATCGTGTGGAACGGGTAAAATGCGCAACGATAATGGCAGATGTGTTGACACTCCCGCAGTAAGAATTGCAAAAATAATTGAAAGATTGAAAAACGAAGGTAAAACTATTGTAGATTATGATATAGATATGAACAATTATAAAGTGTTGAGAAAACTTGCAAGAAACAATAGCGCAGGAGACTCAGAGGATAAACAAGCGGTATGGATTAAACGTGATAGTTGTGGCAGACCTGTTGTAAATTGGAAGCAAAAATTCCTGTGCGGAGATTGGTACATTAATAACTACACAAAGGATGGTGTTAATGAAATGGTTGAACAGTTGGCAGGTGTTTTGCCAAGCGACTATGACTATGATGGTGACGACCGGCAGCCGGGCGGCGAGGAAGCGGCCGGGTTTGCTCCAGAGGATATGGAATGGGTTTGGAAAACTAGCGGTAAATGCGGATGGCCTGAAAAAGTTCTTAAGAAGGATGACAGCAGCAGTCTTACACAACCAAGGAAGTCTGCTTGCAACAAAGCTGGTAAAGCACCAAAGAATATTCTTCCATTAGAAGAGTTCAGCGAATAATAATTTAAAGTTGTATAATAGAAAAAAAGAAATATTTAATAATTAAATTTAAAACAATGGTTCAAATTATTAAATATGACAATATCAAACGTTATAATTATAGGCAGTGGCCCGGCTGGATTAACAGCAGCATTATATTGTGCAAGAGGTATGCTAGAACCCGTATTATTTACAGGTGATTTACAAGGTGGTCAGTTAATGAATACTACAGATGTTGAAAATTTTCCAGGATACCCCGACGGAGTCCAAGGCCCAGAACTGATCAATCAGTTAGAATTTCAGGCTAAAAAATTTGGAACACAATTTATACACCAAAATATTATTAATATTGATGAGACAAGTTACCCATATAAAGTAAGTTATTCAGAGTTTGGTGATGTTATTACAATTGAAGCTAAAGCAATTATTATTGCTACAGGCTCTTCACCCCTATGGCTAAATGCTTCTGGTGAAGAAGAACTTAAGAATAACGGTATTAGTTCTTGTGCTGTTTGTGATGGTGCATTTTTTAAAGATAAGACTGTTTGTGTAGTTGGCGGGGGCGATTCTGCTATGGAAGATGCGTTGTTTTTAACTAAATTTTGCACTGAAGTTCATATTATTATACGAACTAGTAAAATTCGCGCAAGTAAAATCATGCATCAACGAGCTTTAGAAAATCCTAAAATACACTGGAAAATTGGATATACTATTGATAAATGGAATTCTGAAAATGGTAAATTAGAAAGTGTTTCATTAAAATCACATGAAAATGGATCTGTATTAAATCTAAAATGTCAAGGAGGATTTATTGCAATTGGTCATAAGCCACAAACTGATTTTTTGAAAAATAGCACAATTAAATTAGACTCTGAAGGTTATATAGAAACATTAGTAAATACAACAAACACGTCGTTACCTGGTATTTTTGCTTGTGGGGATGTTACATCGTCAAATAAAAGATATAAACAAGCAATCACAGCAAGCGGGCAAGGATGTTCTGCAGCACTGGATTGCGAAAAATATTTGGAGTCAATTTAACAATGCAAGTCCGGTACATATGAAAATGACCCCAAAAGCCTTCTTGGTTCCCAGCCATTCATATTTTATGTAAGACTCAATTAGAAAACTACATAAAATATTAAAACCGTTAATAGTAGCCATATGCACTGCAATATTTTCATTATATTTTAAACTTTCTGTTAGCGCCGCAGATCCTGCTGCAGTTATTAAGCTGCTTAATATTAGATTAAGTGCATTTTTCACTTTGACATTTGAAATTTCAATACTTTTGATTTTTGACATGGAAAATAAGAATATTACAGAAAAATTGGAAATTTGTGATAATATATATCCAGAATCTTTATCAATATTGGCTAATGCATTTTTCTTTAAAAACGGATTAATGCTAAATGAAAAAATTGCAATCAATGACAAAAATTTTCTTTTCATTTATTTAAACATTTTCTATAATTAAATGACTAAAAAATCAAAATCGGCGACCAAACAGGCCGGCAAAAAATTAGTAACCAGGGGGAAATGCGTTGATAGATTTTGTACAAAATGGATTGAAGAAACTAAGTTAGTTAAGAAATCACCTTCAAAAGCAAAAGTCAGAAGAAAGAGTCCGAAAAAGAGCAAATCTAAACGACGCAAGCCAGGGGGGTCTAGAATGAAGAAGGCGCGATCAAATTCTAAGTCTAAAAGACGTTATGTCAAAAAGAAGTCAAAGAGTAAGAGTAAAGGTAAAAAAACCACATGACCGGGCTCTAGTAATTAACCGGCCGCTTTCTTAGGTTAGTTCTAATTTTATGTGATGACGTGGTTGATTTAAGATCAAAATCGGCGACTGAAATTTTAAAATTGATTATTTAAAAATTTAGATTTGATAAATTATCAAATGGACAACGCAACTGAAGAGATTTTTTACGGTGATAGGAGGGAATCATTTAAGAACATTGTAACTAATGTTCTTAAAAAAAGCAATATAAAATCTAAATATATTAAGATTCTGACTTCAGAAGAGAGTCTAAATAAATACAAAGATGTATTTACATCCGCCTCGGTAGATCCTATTAATAATTATGAAGTGTATGAGCAGCTAGGTGACATTACCGCTAACAAGTTTATTGTTTGTTATGCCTATAAGAGGTTTCCTTGTTTAAAAAACACCGAGGGTGTTAAAATTGTTGCAAGATTGAGAATCAACTATGGTGCCAGAGCTTCTTTTCAGAAGATCGGTGAAGATTTGGAATTTTGGAATCTTATTTCAGCAACAGTGGAAGAACGGGCTCGTAAGAAAAAAGATCTACTAGAAGATTGTTTTGAGGCATTTATTGGGTGTACAGAATCCATAATGGATGAACAATTTATGCCAGGTGTTGGGTATAATGTGGTTTATAGCTTGCTTGAATCTATTTTCAATAAAATACCTATGTATTTGGCGTACAATAAACTTTATGACGCCAAGACCAGATTGAAGGAACTTTTTGACACGCATCATAATGTTATTGGTTCTTGGAAATTCATTGAAGAACCGCGTACTAAAGAAGATACAACATGTGTTTCTAGAGTTTATCAAATTCCGCTCGGCTCATCTAACAAATCACCTATGGTCAGCACAACAATTGTTAATAATGATCAGCGTACAAAAAACTCACCACGAGCAGACTGGGTTTGTATTGGTGAAGGTGTTAGTTGTAAGAAAAGTGACGCTCAGCAAAAAGCGGCACAAAATGCATTGAACACATTACATCGCGAGGGTTTTAATAAAGAAATACATCCTCACTACTTGAAATTTGAAAAGGCTTCAAATCAAAATGCATGGAATTAAATAATTGATTATTTATTCGAAGATTTGAAAATAAATAATCACAATGGATAAACCAAAAGTAATTTTTTACGATTTTGAGACTACAGGATTAAATGTGTATCATGATGAAGCAATTGAGCTAGCGGCTATGGACCAAGACGGTAATGTTTATAACGAACTATTCAAACCGGACAGATCTGAAATTAGCTTGTTTATAACAAAACTAACAGGGATCACAAATACTATGGTACAAGATAAACCATCTTTAAAAGACTCTTATCAAGGATTTTTAGATTTTGTAGGATATGAAGACAAACCAATTTATTTTGTTGCGCATAACCAAGAATTTGATATGATGTATTTGAAAAAATATTTACGAAACCATTTTAACCCAAATTGGAAGTTTATAGATAGCATACATCTTGCAAAACTAGTATGGCCTCATAAAAACAGTTATAAACTTGGAAATCTTGCAAGGTCCGCCGAAATCGAATTTACAACACAACATCGAGCATTAGAAGATGTTAAAATTCTAAGCGAGCTTTTTAAAATACTGAGCTTGAGATTTGATAGTTCTAGTAATAACTATGAAAATATTGAAACGCTGTGGAAATATTTGAATTTTCAATAATACATATATGGATAACCAGCTGTGAAAGGATTAGATCTTACATGACCTCCTATTACAGACCCGTTTCCAACCCAAGAAACTTGATCGGGTGCAGATGCGCGCACACCACCAGATTCTAATATTGCATTATACGGTAATCGTGAAATCCACTGACCGTAATTACCTGTGAAAGGATTGTAAGGTTCGACTTTATTGTCTAGCCAAGTATTACTTAAAGTTTTATAACTCATTTATATTAAAGTTATAAAATTTTATTCTAAAGGCAGCTTTTTATCAAGTAAAATGCTAACTCAGGATACTATAACATTTGGTAAATATAACAATAAAACATTACACTATTTGCTAAAAGACAGAGGTTATTGTACATGGTTGGTACAACAAGAATGGTTCAGAACAAACTACGAATATTTATATAATAAGGTAAATTCTTATGATCCGAAAGATTATTTTCTACAAACTAAAATTATACAAGGTACTACTTTTATGGAAAATTATACGTATTTTAACTTGACTCCCATTAACGAACTAAAACTTCCTCTAACAGAATCTGAAAAAATATGTTATACATATTATCTTGAAATTCTCGACGCTATTAGAGAATCTATATACACAAGGTTTGAAAACGAAGAAGATAATCCTTATGATATAAAAACACCTCAAAATTGGCTGCAAACATTTGAAAAATGCAAAGCTATTCCAAGGAGCGAATTTAAAGATTTTATTAACTCATACGAGCTTCCAAATATTACCACGATTATTGAAGAAATAAAGAAGGAAGGCGGTATAGAATATAAAGGTGCTAAAAGCTTTATAATTGCAAAGCAAAAATCACTTGACCAAGAAAAGTGGTGGGAAAATGTATTAAAACATAAGATGGGCGAAGATATAGGTAGCCAGTTTAAATATAAAAACTGTATATTTGATTTTGTGAATATTAACGAAAACATAATTTATGAGTGTAAATTAGGGTTAAAAGATTTTTTGGAATCTCAACATAAGAAATATCAAGCATGTTTAGATAAATATAGTATAATTTACCTAATTAGCAAAGATTGTATTATCAATATGAATACAAAAATTATTAAAACTACAAACAAACCTGTTTATATTGAGTATATTGCAAATATTGGCGCTATCAAAAAGCCTTCATATTTAGATTTACTATTGCCTGAATTCACATTAACAGAAGTTGAAAAGATCGAAAACGAACTATAACTACTTACAATTTTTATTATAAAGTTGTAAATCATCTTTGTAAAAATGATTTACTATTTCTTTGACAATTTCGGCCGAACCCGTCCAATATTTCTCACGTTCTTCTTCGGTTGGAGATCTACCACCTAATGTATTTAAATTATCTTTAGTATTTACTTCGGGAAAATCTACATCTATACCAATTTTATCCTTGAATTCATTTTCTAACCCATTTTCGTAACATAAGATTACACCTTTGTCACCAATCCAATAATATTGAGGTGTAAATACTGTATCTTTTTTTAAAACGTTATTATATAATTTGTCAAGATCGGTAACTTTCATCATATTTACAAAACTATCAAATTTTAACAAATATTCAGTGTTATAACGGTGACCTACGTACCTCATATAATTCACTGCACTTTTAAATCGTTCAACAGGATCTCTTATTATAACAATTTCATTAGGTTTATTTAAAGTTGTATAATGAGCGCCAATAACTTCAATATTTTTAGCTGGAAGTTCTAGATTCATCGCAGAACTTCCAGATTTTGGATTTCGTATTAAACATTTAGTCTTCTCACAGCTTCGATTATCGTAACCGCCAGGAATTATAAAATTTTCAGTGTAGTGTTTATTAAAGTTAAGTTGATCTGGATATGCATAAAAAACATTTGCATATTTACCTGTCGAACAACTTTCTCGCAAAGTTATATACGATGACATTTATTAAGGAACAATTTTAAATCAATATTTTGTTTAAATAATTATAAAATGATAGCTCATAAATTTATCAAGAACTAATGCAGTCATGAGTGAAAAAATTAATAAAATATGGCTGGGTAAGTCTCATATGAACGTTCTCAAATTAACAAATGAATGTATATATAAACTAAGAGTTGTTCGTTTAGAATCAGCGATAATTACAAATTGTCAAACGGAAAATTTGTAAATGTAAATAAGGTTGAAGAAAAATTAAAAAATATATCAGACGTTGAAATAAATCAAGCAAAAACTAGATAGATTAAATAAATTGTTGACTCCAATAGACAAAACATGCAAATCTCATTATATTGATGCCACTAAATTTGGAAAATACATATGACTCTAAAAATGTCAATTAAACTCGGGAAATTGGAAAGCGTTGTTAAAGATATTAACAAATTATGAACGGTTAAATATACACCTTAATACTATTAAAAATAATACAATTATACCGAGTACTAGAGATGTAATATAAGTTCTAGTAACACAACTATCATTGCACCAACTTACCTCTTGCATGCTACTACCCACTGAAATTGGATATATAATTGCGATTACCGCAAGACATACCGCCATAGTAATATATATTATTGTAACAGAATTTAACACAGGCATATTCTTTTACAATAACTCTATAAAATAATTTATTAAATAATAAAACGCATATTACCCTTACTCAGCATAATTATTTAGATACTTTTTTAACAAAATAACAACCTCTGTGGTTTGGCCTTTTCTTTTAAAACTTATTGATTTTGCAGCAAATTATCCAAATGGCGATATATCCAAGAATTTAATGAAGTTTACTATTAATTAATATTGAATTATAACAAATGAACAAAGAGTCAGTTTATAAAAATTATGAAAAAATTGCTGCTCTTGCAGTAAGAAATGCTTCTACGAACTATTTGGAACATGATTTTGATAACAAAATACAAAATACACGCGGTTTATACTACGACTTAAGAATTTATACAGATCCTAACACAAATGTATTATATTATCCTTACATGTTTTCTAAAACTCTAGAACACGGAACACATACTTTTCCAAAAAAAGATGATGTTGATTTATTATTGAATTCTTCAATTAAGGAATTTAATTTGTCGTCGACAACACAAAGAAAATTAGAAGGCGCTAAAGCTCAGGAGTCTTTTAATTTAGTTGGTGTAGACCCATCTGTAATATTAATGGATTGTATTCCAAAAGTTACAGACGAACTTGGTGTTTTAGAGATTGTTGAAGTCTATGCTATGTCGCTTCAGCGAACTATACCATTTATCGATTACGAGATTTCCGTTGATAGCGTAATTATAGCTGAATTAAATAATTTTGATAATAAAAACATCCACCCTGGTAATATTTTTAGAGGACACAATATTGAAGGCCCTTACATAAGTCAATATTTATTACTACCATATTCTATTGGTTCAATGAAAATAGAACAAAAATATGTTGTTGAATTTGATGCAACAAATATTATTACAAATACTGGATATTTAGAAATGCAAAATGGAATAACAGGACCGCCTTCAAACTATAATAATTCTGAGCAATTTTATGTTTATAATGGTCAAGTTTTGGGAAGTATTGTACATAAGGATCCTTTGTACAGCTTTTACTACGGAGCAGCTCTTATATCTTTACAAAATAATATTCAACCACAATATACAATATATGGGAATAATTCTAGTGCATGGACTTCAGGCGGACCTCCAGATATATTTGCTACTGTTGCGGGCGTTGCTCATGGGGCTCTTAAGTGTGCGTGGTTTCAAAAATGGGCAGTTGCAATGAGGATCCGCCCAGAAGCTCTTGCAAGCAGAATTAATAGTTTGATGAAAGATGAAAGTTTGACAAATTCAGTAGCTGGATTTTTGGAACTTAAAGAACATCTTAAAAAGTGTCCAAATATTTTAGACAAAATTAAAAATGCAAATTATTCCAAGACCGGTGAAGAAAATTATTTTCTAAATACTATATATCCTGAAGGATCTCCTACGCATCCATCTACTGTTGCTGGTCACGCAGCAGTAGCAGGTGCTTGCGTAACAGTTTTGAAAGCAATGTTTAAAACCCATTCTGACACCGGGCAATTGTTAGACTGGCCTGTGCAGCATGTAATTGCAAATAATAGTGGTACACAGTTGGTAAATGCAGATGCAAACACAACAATAGTGGATGAATTGAATAAGTTAGCCTATAATGTTTCCCGCGGTCGCGATTTTGCAGGAGTTCATTACTGCGTTGACGGAAATCAAGGTATTAAAATAGGGGAAACTTATGCAATAAGTTATTTGCGTGATAAATGTTTAGAGTATTCCGAAAAATTTAATAATACTTTTAATGGTTGGGTATTGACCAAATTTGACGGTACAACTATTACAATTTTGTAATTGAATAATTATTATCAAATAATAATTATACATATGTATCTTCCAGAAGAAATTTTCAAATATATATTAGAAATAAATACAATTCAATTATTGTTTACTCGTAAATCAAAATTATTTAAACCAATTCATAATGAAATGCTTAAAATGCATCCTGGTCTTGATTACCAAAGTGAAATAAGTTACTATATTTTAGCAAAAATAGATGGAATGCCTGATTTAGTTAGGATCTGAAACTTCCAACATGTAAGTGTCAGGAATAATTCTATTGTCTTTTTTGTATATATAATGATTAAGTTCTGAAGGTATTGCAACACCTGTTTTTTGACAGGGAACAAATTCCATTTTTCTTCTTACAGAAAACCCAGAACGAGTAAAGCATTCGCAAAAGTTTTTAACAAGATTGTGGTTTTCATCGAAACTAACATTGTCTAAAATCATAACTTGGGTTCTTTTGACTCCAATTTTATTCACAACTTTTTCCCAATCTTCTGTTAAATGAGGATAATCGGCGGAATAACCGTCCATAAATCCAACGACAATACCTGGAAAGGTTGTTTGAAATAATCCTAATATTTCTTTCATTGTCTTTTTAGTTTTCATAATATCAACAACACTTTCCCAATTTTCTGGGTCTTTGTGTAATTCAAAATCTATAGTAATTTTCATATCCATTGCTATTTTAAATTTAGGTTATTTTTTTTTAAATTATTAAATAAATAATGTCTAAGATTTGTATTAATGGTCTTGTAGAATTAGGTATTTATAAAGGTTGTACAGATTCTGGAGAAGAAATCAAAATATTATTAGCAGGAGACTCACATACTTATGATTACAAAACATCTAGTAAAAATATTATAAATGCAGAAGCTTTTATAACAAACGAGCTTGAAAACAATTCTGACTTAAAAGACGTATTTATAGAAATTCCGCATTCAGAAAGATTTAAAAAGCCCAAATTAATCCCTTTAACTAATTATATGGCAAATATACAAAGAAAATATATGGATTGTTGCAATTGGGGTATATCTGAAGATAAAAAATATATAAGAGTGCATTATACAGACCTTCGACGAAATCAAACCTGGAATTCGGAACTTGAAATATTATCAAATATTGTTAATATTGAATATTACAAGAGTATAGGTATGCATAATATAAGCAAATTAGATGAATTTTTAAACACACTAGAAACAGACACTGATTTACGTACTAAATTTGAAACCATATTAGGTTCTAAAGAACAAACTATAGAATATGTTAAATCTGTAATAAATATTACAAAAATTCCAAAACAAGTTAATTCAATGTACTGTGATAAGTGGAAAATAGAATTATTAAAGCTTGTAAATTGCTGGGTAAATAATACAATTAAAGATGAAAAAATTGAATGGAAATGGTTATTATGGCCAAATATACTTGAAAATTTGAAAGATGAAAATTTATTATGTAAAAATATTGAGGAAATTTATTACGCGCTGACCGCTTATTTTGGTCTTTTTATGGATATTTACACTATAGCTCGAATGTTTAGGAATTTTAAAAATGTTTCTAATATGTATTCTTCCAAACCTGTAAATATTGTTGTATATGCTGGTTCTTTTCATACTAGCAGAGTAGCTCAATTTTTAAAAGCAATTGACTTTACTAAGGTAGTAGAACTAGAAGAATGTTCTAACAATGATAATTGTATAAAATTACATACAAAATATTTAAATGTATTTTGATTTAATATTTATATCAAAAATAATTTATATAAATATATAATAAAAATGCCACAACCGCCAAGAGTAGCACCACCTCTACGACCGGCCGGCCGGCCGCCACCGCGCGACGTGCGACCACGGTCGCCTCCTCACAAGATGAGCCAACCAGCGGGCTCGCGCACCTTCAAGTCATTAGGATTAGACAAAGAATTAGTCGCAATTAAAAAAGCCCAAGATAACCTTACCGAAAAGCAAGAGGCTTTGCTAAACTCGGTAGCATCTATCAAACTAATGATAGATGCTAAGTCTGACGACAAAATTAAAAAGAAGTTCAAAAAATCTGAACAATCCAAATCTTTTAAATGCAAAAAAAGTAAAAGGTCAAAAAAGAAAGTTCCTAAAAAACCTCCAAAAAAGAAACCTACCGTCTCAAAAATGATGAAATCAAAACCGAGGCGCAGTCCTAAAAAACCTAAACGGCCGCATAGATCTAAATGTGGTGGTAGAGCTAAAAAATCTAGACGTCGTTAAGTAATTATTTTTATAAAAATAATTACAAATTTTTTGCCATATAAGCAGTAAGTAATGATATTCGTTCTCTGTTTAAGTCCATTGATTTTGAAGTATCTTTATTTCGCTTAATTTTATGATCAATTTTCTCTATTCTATCTTTCAATTCATCTTGATCTAACATACTCAATTTATCAATATTACTTAGCAACTCGTTTTTATTCCCTAATATTTCAGATAACTCTGGTATTCTAGATAATGTATTTTTTGGGCTAGCGTGAGTTTTTTCGTGTTTGTTTGAAGTATGTTTATTTTTTCTACACCTTGTGCGCGGCTTTCCTGGTGATTTTCTCCGACTTTTAATACGAGGTTGTTTATCTCTACTTCTAGGCATTTATATATAACTAGATCTTTTTTTAAATTGAAATCTATTCTAGTTCTTCATTTATAGGAAAATGATTCCTGGATAGATTTATATAAGCACGTATAAACAAGGAAATCGAATTATTCAAATATGCGAAAAATATGAATGGACCGGAAAACGTAAAAATATAGTATATAGGTATTTAGATACTCCAAATACTTGTTATGGAGGTTACTAAGATGAAACATTGTTTGAAAAAGAGTTTTTTATTGTAGAACCTTCTAATATTAGCAAATATTCTGATATTATCACACAAACTATAAATAATTATAATTGATTTATTTGCTTGTTATATATATATAGAAATATAAAATGGTAAGATCAGAGTTCTACCCATATAGATTATTTAGAGTTAGAAAATATGCATTTCTTAAACACAAAGAAACAATTGTGGATAGTTCTATTACTGCTACAATACCCTTAATATCTGAAATTTTGCTTGACCAAGCAAACAATACACCTATACATTTAGATAAATTTATTGAAACTCATATAGAATATTATATATTAACTAATGCATTATTTTATTTATTGTCAACAGTCCAGCAAATAAAAGACGGTTTTATTGAGTAATTCTTATTTAAACAAAAAAATATAACAAGAAAAATGCTACATACTCAGAGAAACATCAATGCTCTAGTAATGGAATTATTGAAAAAAGATGCTACTTTAAAAACCACGTGGAAGAGCGAGGCCATACAAAAACAATTAAAAGAGGTTTTATCAAAAACAAGAAACCAAGACAAAGATGAAAATTTTCCTAAGAGAGCAAAGTCGCCTTATTTATTCTTCTGCGATGAAAACAGAAACAAAGTCAAACTTGAACTAGGCGAAGGCACAAAAGCTACCGACATAACAAAAGAACTGGGTGCTCGTTGGCAAAAACTAAACAAAGATACCAAGGCGTGTTCGAAAAAACAACTTAAAAAATATGAAAAGGTTGCAGAAGAAGATACAAACCGCTACAAGACTGAGAAAGAAGCATACTTGAAAACAATGAATATTGCAAAAGGTCCTAAAAGATCAAAGTCTGCATACCTGTTCTTCTGTCAGGCTAAGAGACCAGAGTTGGTGAAATCTATGCCTGAAAACTCCAAGGTAACTGAAATTACTAAGAAATTAGGTGAATTATGGCGTGTTGCAGTCAAAGAAGCTAAAATTGAAGAATACGAACTTCTTGCCAAAAAAGATAAAGAGCGCTATTTTGAAGAAAAAAATGCAGCGGCAGAAGATGATAAATTAACTGGGTACAAGAAATTTGAAAAGGTTGAATCTGAAAAGGTTGAAAACAAATCTTTAAGGGCCGCCGAGCTTAAAAAAAAGCTAACTTTAGAATGGAAAAATCTCCCTGCTGAAGCAAAAGCTACTTTTTAATTATATTATTATACAATAATATAAATGGATAATCAGCTTGAAAAATACAAGATAGAACCGCAAGAAAATAAGGAAGAAAATCCCGGTGTATATGTAATAGGTTTATTTGCAGGGGTTTGTACAACACTTGCATTTTTACCATCTGTAATACGAGTATATAAACAAAAAAGTAAAACCCCTATATCAGAATATACTTTGATTCTCAGTTTAGTAGGTAATATTACTTGGGCTTTATATTCATTGTTAGTTAAAGATTATGTATTATCTGGATTCACAGGTACTACTTCAATACTTTTTATATTGTTAATTTTGAGCAAATTTATTTTTAAAAAATCTACTTTATAATAGTAATTCATCGGTTATTAACTCAATCATAGACATTGGTAGTAAAACAGCGGCTGAATGTATTATATCTTTCAAATCTTGTGTAACATGATAACGCTCTTGTATTTGTTTAAATATTAATGAATAACTAATTATTAAGGAAAGTATTGCAAATATAGCAAACATTTTACCATATTTTTTATATGTATTTGATAGACCTTTTTTACCTGTATTATTTGTTGTATGATGAGCTTTTATCGCCATTAAATAATATGCTATTGCCGCCGTACTACAAAGTAAAGCAAAAATCTGTAAAATTATAATAGCATCCATCTTTTATATAATTTATTAAATTATTCAAGTTGTTGATAAATTTTCGCATTTTAGTATTGTATTTCTTCTGTTTTCGGCACTACAAGATTGATCATAGACGCATTTATTCATTGTTTCGTCGTCACAGCTTTGATTACTCAAACAATCAACCGCTGCCATATAACAAGATTTACAGTTATCATCTTCATTTATACCCGCTTGTTCAGCGCATTTGTACGTTTGACCCACATTATGCAATCCTTTAAATTGTTCGATATAAGGTAAAACTGCCTGAATAGCTAATCTTGTCATGAAAAACATAATTATTGATAATATAATTGTAGCTATTAGATATTTCTTTGGTGTTATATCCAATGTTGGAATAATAAAAATCAAATTTGACGGATTTAGAGCTAAAAATAGTATAAAAATAGCAAAAGATAGCAACCATTTAACGCTATTATTGTTCATATTTATTAATATAGCTTTTAAAATTATACGATTTTAAAATTGATATTGCAAATCAATTATACTAAAAATATAAAATGAGATTTACCGTAAATGGAGTAGAAAATTTTAGTGTAAAATTGAATATAATATACTTGGATACTTTAAATACAGAAACGTGTTTAAAATTGAATAATTTTTCATTAGAGAACAGGGCGTTATTAATGAGGGACTTTAATAAATCACCAGGTGTTTGTAAATTTCGATATGATTATTTAGATTATAAAATTCCTTATATTATTAGAATATATTTGGAAAAAGATGGTAATATTTCATCACCTTATAATATTTATCCTGGGGAACTAAAACTCGGGTCTAATTATTTTTGGAATAACAATGGCGCTTTTTATATATCAGATACTATAATTAGTTTATACATTAATCATAAATATTTGAAAAATTATGCTTTTGAAAATAATAACCCAGACTTGAGACAATATATTTCTAAATATATTGTTAGTTAATTTCTTGTAAATTATTAATAACTCCTAGCAAAACAAGAATAGTACTTATTACTGGAGACAACAAAACCATGAATAATACTGACGATATTTTCCATATATTTCCTAACTGCTCCCAATATCGAGACATTAAATATATTGCAATTATAAATGTCAGCACCCACAAGAGAAACCCTGTTAATAAAAAAATTAAAGCATTAACATTATAACCTTCTTCATCTATATTAGTGTCAACACTTGTCATACTATTTATTTATCATATATGATAAATAAATTATTAGTTTTAAGTCATGTCTTATTCTTGAAAGGCCCAATGCTCATCAGCCACACCTTAATGAGTATATACTATACCGCAAACGGTTAGTTTAAAATTTGCTATTTTCTATTAAAGCGGTGGTTTATTATACCTAACATATACTAAATGAATATATATGTTGAATGCCCGCACTGCTCAGGAATGATACATGTTCTAAAAAACGAAATCAATTGCGGTATTTTTAGACACGCCTATTTTAAATCGTCTATGGCGCAAATACCCCCACATACAAGTAAAGAAGACTGCAAAAATTACCTTAAAAATGACATTATTTACGGTTGCGGCAAGCCTTTTAGATTGTCTGTAAATTATGATAAAATTCACATTGAAGTTTGCGAATATATATAAAGAAAAACAAATTTAGTATAAAATGAGTTACCCGTATATTATTTCAATTTTTAATCAAAGAAGCACCTGTGATTTTTGCTACAGCGAAAAAATATAAATTGTTGAAAATATAGGTTATTACTGCTGTAATTCTAAAGAATGTAAAGATTTGTTGTGATAACATATAAATATGTTATCACAACAGAACAACTTAAAAAGAATTTTGGAGAAAAAATTAAAGTCAAAGGAAGTACTGGAGTTATAGAAGATGATTGAAAATTTGTTTCACCTGGTTATGTTTTAAGCAGAAAATCATCTTTTCTAATAAAAGTAAGACGAAATATAATAACACAAAGGATCTTAGATATAATTACATTGAAGAATTAAATAATTTGGTTATTTAATAAGACCGCAGCACTTTTTGAATTTTTTCCCGCTATTACACGGACACAATTCGTTTGGTTTGCATTTTCGTTTGGGTTTGACTTTATGTTCTTTTTTAATTGTAGATATTCCAAGAATATCCATAATTTCACGAGTTTCTTCTATATCTATAGAATTGGAACTTTTCATTTTTTCTCCTATTTTTATTAACTGTTGTGTTTGATTAAAGTTCAATTTATCAATAGATGTACCAAATTGTCTAAGTATTGGTACTATAGTTTCCATTATTTATTATAAATATATTGACTTAAATATCTTTATTATATATAAAATGTCGCATATAGTTTGGTTAACGGTTTCGATAGTCTTAATATTGACGTTGGTTTTAGTTGTTGGAATGTATTTTACAGAAAAATATAGACAATATATACCAAAGAGTCTTTGTGTTTTAGTTATAATCGGTATGATTGCAATATTTACATCAATATTTTTTGCTGAAAACACATTAAGTCTAGATAAATATACGACGAATCATTTACTAAGTGATGGAACACATGATCATCAACACCCTAAACATAGGAAATTTATTGACAAACGTCTTGCGAAAATGTCTGCTCAAGTACTAGGTAATAAAACTACACGTATTTACGTAATTGATAATTATTTATCACCTGAAGAATGCAATGAATTAATAAAATCAAACGAAGGTAAATATAAAAGGTCTCCATTAACAAGAGAAATTAAAGATTTCAGAACAAGCGAGACATCATTTTTTGACCACAAAGATTCTGTGCAAATAGACCTTGAAAATAAAATACTTGAAACAATGAACTCAAATAAAAAATTTGGCGAAACATCGCAAATGCAACATTATAATCCAGGCAATGAATTCAAACCACACCACGACTGGTTTAATGAAGAATTAGATAAATATTGGTATGAAAAGGGGCAAAGAACTTGGACTTTTATGATTTATTTAAATGATGTAATAGAAGGAGGTGAGACAGAATTTGTAAAATTAGACGTCAAAATTAAACCAAAAATTGGACGAGCCGTATGTTGGGGAAATATGACAGCTGACAACAAAGTGGATAGGTTTACTATGCATGCTGGAAGACCAGTAATAAAAGGTGAAAAACATATTATTACCAAATGGTTCAAAAAAGAGAATAACGACTCTTAATTGGCACAAGATAAATAAGCATCTTTCACCGTGAATTTGCCACAATTAGAGTTTTGAGAAGTGTTTAATAAAACACCATTAACGCCTCCGTAAACAAAAGTAGATCTGCTGTAATTTACCATAGCAGGGTTGAAAGGTACTGTATATAAATTTTGTCTTCTAGGAACAACCCCGGAAGTGTAAGGTAACAACCCAAAGGGTGAATACGCCCAATCACATGGTATTGGATATTTAATTGCTAATGGTGGGTCAGTATATGTTGCTGCAGCGGTTTCATAACAACTCATTTTATTATATAAAATATTATATTTTGCCTAAATCAATTGTTAATTTTGATTATCAAAATTAACAAAATCTCGGATGTGGGAATCGAACCCACGACCAACAGATTAATACTGGAAATAACAATTACAGTCTGCTGCTCTTCCAACTGAGCTAATCCGAGTTATTCTAAGTATTTAAGTCTTTAAGTTACATAACTATTATATACTTTTTTACTAAACAAACCCAACTTTACAAATTCTTTTAAAGTACACTATTGTGTTGCTTTAGTGTAATTGTGTTTTACCAATAACTATTCTTATCATGTTTAATTTTAGATTCTTTACCCTTAATATTACAAAAGTTATTTTTTGCACCATTCACTGTGTCCAAAAACTGTAATATAAAATGTATTTTTAGCATTTCTTTCTAACCGTTATTTCCCTAAACATTTTTAAAACTCGTAAAAATAACGATTAGCAATACAAGGTATGGTCAAAAAAACAGGAAAAATTCAATATTAATTTTGGTACATTGCATGGTTTAAAGATCACGACAATATGAACATTAACTATAACAAGACATGGTGGTTCCCACTAATAAAAAATCCTACTCAATTATTAATATTAAAAAGATTAAGGTGATAGATTATTTTTTATAAATATGTTTTTATTTTCTGATTTATTTAATAATCAATAAAATATATACAAATATATGCCAGATAGTTATAAAAAAATTATAACTATCTGGCATATATACAAATATATGCCAGATAGTTATAAAAAAATTATAACAGAAGAACTAGCCGGTGCTATTTCTAGTCAAGCAATTTTAACATGTATAGGTTTAACAGCAGGAGGAGCCGCCATGTTAGGAGAACCAATTACAGGATGTATGTTATTAGGGATAAGCGTTTTTTATGGAACCTTGCTAAAAATAAAGGCAGGAAAAATGTTTGATTCGTGTGCAGAACCCATCTTAGACGAATCTCATGCAGTAATTAAAACTAAATCTGGACACTTTTCACTTGTCAGATTGTTATCAAAAGATAGGAATAAAATTAAACCTCTTAATTATGTCTCGACTTAGAAATCATAAATACATATAGAGGTTTGGCGTTATTGATAACAGGTGTTTCTGTTAAACTTTTGTACGCTTCAATAATTACTTTGTAATCAATCCATCTTTTAACTAATTTAGATATATTAGTATTTATTCTTGTTATATTCGTATGTAACTGTGGATCCATAGAATAAATATATATTACTATATCTTTTGGAATTTTAAATTTATTTATTAGTTGATCTGTTAAACATGCCATTTATTTAATTAAAATAGTGTAAATTAATATCAGTTTTAAATGTTTTGCTTTTTCTTACAGAAGCAAAAATAAACATGAAATTCATATAACTAGCGAAATTGCTGCTGACTCTTCGTGTGTTAAGCCGGTGCTGATAATGTTCATTTTATAATCAAAATATATTTATCTTGTATTTTGATTATAATTAATTTTTAAAATAGAAATAATTAATTTATTAACGATTTAATCCCGCCTTACGACGGCTTACTTACCGCCACTGGTTTAGGTGCTTTGATTTGCGGCTCACCACCTTTTGCATATTTGGTTTGCGAATACTCCTTGTTGTTTTTGAACCATCTACGCCATTTATAGGTGTAATAAACCATCAAAATAAAAAATGTTAGAAGTGTCAATGACAATAAAACTAAACACCAAACTAGAAATGGTTTTCTTTTACAAATACCATCATTACATCTATTTGCAAACCCAGGACATGTTGTGTCTTTAGTACAGTAAATAGTATTTGTATCAGAACCGTCATCAGTATCAGTGCATCCTCCGTCGTCGCAAATAGTTGCACTGCAGGTTTGTAAAACATTTTCATAATCGTTAACATCTCCCGTTATAGAATTACTACAGCATGCTATTTTAATATCAGGTTGTTGTTGTGTAATGGGTGCTTCCGGTTTTTGATAATATTTTTCCCAAGCTTCTAAATTTTTCGCGACGTAATTTTTGACATTACTATCAGGCATTCCGCAGCTATGTCTTATTGAACCATTAGTACTATTGCAAACATTGCCATAACTATTACATTTGCCATACCAATCACCGGTGCTACCTTTCTTACAGCATTTAGATTTTTCGGTACAGTCTTCTTTTATTCTACAACCACTCCAAAAATCTGTCAAAGCCTTTTCTTGAGTTGTGTATGCAGTTTTCCATCTATTTAAAGCATCGTCATATTTGGCCTCGTTTGCAGCTGTTTTTTCATCAAAACTTTTTAATAAATCCTGTGCATATTCCATTGTATAATAACATGTACAAGAAGCTGCCTCTTCCTGACCAGTCCCTGCTATAGACTGACAATATCCTGCAAGAGAATCATACGAATCGTTAGACATATTTTTTTATTTATAGTTTATAATATTTAATAAATACTATAAATAAAATAATGTCTGAAACAGCCCCTTTATCATCACCATTACCTGATGGTGATGTTAACGATTGTTATTCTGGTATTAATCAAGATGCTTGCGCGGATGAACCTGATATTACATCCACTAAAGATGCTTGCGAAAAAATTAATAAGAAAGCAAAACAATTGTTTTTAGATAGTGTTGGGGATGCTGACATTCTAGATCCAATTACCGCAAGCGCAAAAGTAGTTGACTCGATAGGCAAAGCGTTTGGCGCCAGTAGTGAATCGAATAGTGAAGTAATTCAAAGTGTAAAAGAGCAAAATAATTCAACAGTAGTACAGCAACTTTTTAACCAGTGCGACGCGTCTGCAGACGCGTCAGCCCAAAATATTATTATGGGTCAAGACAAAAGTTGTGTTGAAGCGCTGGTCGCCTCGGGCGCTTCAATTGACGAAGTCCGATCAACACAAGCAAATATAACACAAAACGCAACAGCAAATGCCACCGCAGGTTGTAGTGTCCAGTCTATGATGGAAAATGTTGCAAGCTTAAAAACAAGTACTGATCAACAGGCCGTGCTTCAAGTTTTGCAAGAAGCAAATGGTTTATTCAGCGGTAGTAGTGCAAATACTAATTTTTGTTCAAGTATTGATGTAACTAATGATACATGTAGTTGGATGCAAACCCAAAATTGCTGTATAGCAGAAGCTAACGCACAAGCAGTAAATCTTATTGATGCAGGTTGTCTGACAGACCAAGCAAATATAACACAAACTGCTGTTTCAAATGCTAGTTCAACCTGTTCAATTTCGTCAAGCGGCAAGAACTCGTTTGATATGTCAAATTATATTTCACAAAAAGCAGATGCTGAGATTACTCAAAAATCTACAGGTCTGAGTACAGGAGTCATAGTACTCTTACTAGTTATTATATTACTAGGGCCTGTCGTTTGCTTTATAGTAAGTGAGTTCATCGGTGATGCAGGAAAACTGTTGAAAGACTGCGGTCAAGCAATTGCTAACGCCACACAAAAAGGCGATACCATAGGAAATACTACTCAACAGGTTAAACCAAGTAACGACGTAAAAACTCAGCCTTCTGGAAAGAAGAAGACCGACGCCGCCAGCAGCTCTGCACAAGTTAAGGTTGTCGGTGGGCAGGGTGTTGAATGGACCGGACTTATATTGTTCATGTTTTCTCTTGTGGTAAGTGCGGGTCTTTGTATTTTTCTAGCAATAAATGCGCTTGGTTATTATAACAGTACTAAAGTCGATGCAATAGACGGTATGTTGAATTTTCCCTTATCGGATTGTGATTCTACTTCATTAAGTACAATGGGTGATTTTGCTGAAAATTTAGCAAATCCTCTTAATTGGCCTAATTTAGTAAGTGACCTTGGAATTGGCGATAATAAATATGTTGGTACACGATCTACTTACAAAGACGCTCTTTATACTTTTGAAACAAATGAAAAGGTTAATGGAATGGATTTCTTCGTAGACAGAGATCAAGTAGCAACTCCAAGCGCCAGTCCCGAAGGTGTAGAATATGAAGATCCTACAGGAGCAGATGACAAGAACCCTATTGCTGGAGATAATCCGCCTAAAGACGATCAAATGGGAACTGTGATGTATTCAGATGATCTTGCTTACGATCCACAAACTTGTAGTAAAATTGGCGGAATGAATAGTGATAAATTTACAACATTTACAAAATCAAAAGCAACATCTGGGTCTATTTTATGGAAAACTCTTGGTATTTCATGTATTGTGGTTGGAGTAATAATGTTAGGTGTTTTAATTTTATTTATAGTACTTGCTGCTACGATGGGAAAGAGTTCTCCAGATGTAAAAATTACTAATAATACTTATAACGGGCAAACATCGGGGGCTGGCAGAGAAAAACCGGGACGTTAATTTTTAAATGTAATATACTGTAATTATATTTAATTAGATTTTCGCTGGACAAAAATTCTATTATTTAGAAATACATCTCTGTGATTTGCTGTAATTGTAATATCAGGATTGCTAACTCCTATTAAAAAATATCTCCATTCATCTCCGTTGCCAGCATTGCATATAAGATAGTCAGTGTCGATAGGTATATTTTGAGAACAGCTAAATTCATATATATAATTTTTAGTATTATGCAGTCGCGAGTTAACATAATAAGATTTTTCGTGTAATCTTACTGGATTAATAGTACTATTTTTAACAGCTACAATTGGTTCTAAAAAATAAAATGCAGGGTCTAGTATTACGTATGCTTTGTCATTTATATTAACACAACAAGCAACATGACATAAAGGTTCTTGACCTGGTCTAATAATACGATCTGGAATTGTGGAAGGTATTAAAGTTGCGTTAATATTACAAATACCAAATAATAAAACTGCAAGCTTCGCCATTGAAACACAGTTACCACCTCTGTGTTTATACAAAGTTTTAACACTGTTTAAATAATCACTGTCTTCATAAAAAATTGTATCAAAGTTAATATTGGTTCTAATAAGTTTTAAAATTTTAATACCTAATTCAAAAACATAATTTATATGTTGTTCTAGATTATTATCGAGCTTGTGGAATTCTAATTCGGGATAGTTCATTTATAAATCGATATTTATAAATATTAAATTATAAAATAAGAAGATGTGCTCCATTTGTTGTGAAAAATTTAGCAAAACCAAAAGAAAGCCGATTATTTGCCCATATTGTAGCTTTGAATGCTGCAAAACTTGTTTTGAAACATATTTGATAGTTGATAACGAAATTTATAGTAAATGCATGAACTGTAAGAAAGAAATTTCTAGTGATTTTTTACTTGATAATATTGGGAAAACGTTTTATAATACTAAATTTTTGGAAAAGCGAGCTAGTGATTCTATATCAAGAGAAAGAAGTTTATTACCATCAACACAAATATATGTTAAAAGAGAACTGGAAAAAAGAAACCTGATCAAACAAACAAAACAAAAACAAGCAGAGCTTGAAAATTTACAAAAACTAATAAATACAATTTTATTTGAAAAACGATCAATTGATGTAATATTGACAACCCAATATGATGATATTACAGATATTGATGATACATATGCAAAAAAACGATTTACTTTACCCTGTCCTTACGATGGTTGCAAAGGATTTTTAAGTCAAAATTACAAATGCGGAACATGTTCCCTTAAAGTATGCTCTCAATGCAGGGAACCTAAAGAATATACAGAAGCGCAAATGGAAGAACTAGGATTATCAGAATATAATCATGTATGCGACGAAAATACAGTGGAAACAATAAAACTAATCAAACTTGATAGCAAACCTTGTCCAAAATGCAGTGTATCAATTCATAAAATTGATGGATGTGATCAAATGTATTGCACATCGTGCAATACTGCATTTTCTTGGAAAACTTCAAAAATAGTAACGTATAGAATACACAATCCTCATTATTATGACTATTTAAGATCACAGGCAAATGACCAGGCTATTCCAAGAGAACCCGGTACAGATCCTTGCGATCAACAAGTAGAATATACTATAATTAAAAATGTTGTCCAAAAATATAAAACCATTGCACCCATTAACAACGAAACATGCGCCTTGATGTTACCAATGTATGTTATAGTAAATTCTTTAAGATTATCTCTTCATATTAGGGATGTTATAATACCAGAATATCCATTAATGATTGAAGAAGAAACATCTAAACGCGCTATTGAAAATAGAGTAAAATATTTAATTAATGAATTATCAGAAGAAAAATGGAAAGCTATAATTAAAAGCAGAATTAAACGATCTGATTTTTCCAAAAATATTAATGACCTGCTCACAATGGTAGCATCTACCATAGAAATTATTTATCAAAATACATTTGACAAATACAAAGATCCTAAAAATGCACATAACACAGATCTTATATACAGTGATATGCCTAAATTCTTCTTCGAACTTAACAATATTAAAAAATACGCAAACGAGCATCTTAGATTACTAAATAAAAAATACAATCTTAGAACTTTTGTGATTACCGAATGGTGGATAATAAAACCCAGCAGTTCTGATAAAATACGAAGAATTTGCACATGCGACTACGATCCAAATATAAGACCCAATAGACCTCAGCGCCAGCGTTTTACGACTTGTAGGTGTTAAATTTAATATTTTTATTGATAATAAAAATATGAATAGTATTAAAAAAATAGTCAAACCCGAAATATACTATACTATCTTGGAAATAGCAATATGTGAAATTGCTCCTCCGTTTTGTAATAAATGCAAACAATTTATGAGCAATAATTACTGTAAAAACAAATATATTAGAGATGATTGTAGTCTAAGGCATATTTTAAACGACAAAAGCGTCTTCGAAAAAATCTAATTTGTATTCTTCAATATCTTGTAGAAATGGTAATTTTGGTAAATCAAGTATGTTAAGTTTGCTAATGACCCCAAGTATTGCTGTATCACAACTGCTAACAGAATCAGTTTCATCAGATGTTTCGCTCAAAACATCGTCATCTTCTGAACACGATAAACTAGGTGAATAATTCATACTTTCGTCATCAGAAGATGACATATTACTGCTTTCACTATCACTAAATTCACATTGTTTATGTTCATAAGATTTACATTTTGTAACAAATGTATTAACCATATTTTTTAAAATTTCTTTTGTATTTGAATTTTTATTCATTTATTATTTATCATTTAATAAATGATAAATAATTTTAACCAGCGACGATTAATGGCAATACTGTTCAGTTTATCTGGGTGGATATTGGGATGGTATGCATTAATTTTAATAACAGATGAAGTGCCTAGTTATGGAGCTCCAAGTTTATTTAGCAAACCAAGCCAAATGCAATGCTGGGGATTATTTGCAGCAATTACTATAGGCCTAGCAACTTGGCTGAGAAATTGTTTAACTATTAATGTATCATATAGTGATAAACCTGTTGTAAAAACAGATTCGGCTCCCTTAAATGTTGATTAATTTAAATACCTTGTAAACGTATCATTGGCATCATAGGGCCCGGGCCGCATTTACCACGACCGCATGTTCTTCCGTCAATACCTGGACCTACACCAAGCGCATTGCATGGCTGGTCGTCTTGTGGTACTTTTTGATTAGGAAATTCAGCTGGATTAACGTATCCCCACATTAAAATATTATTAAAAACCTCTGTAGATTTTGGTTCAGGGTTTTTCTTGTCCATTTATTATAAATAATTATTATTTATAATAACTTTTGATAAAATTTTATTATAACCCTAACAATAAATTTTATGAATGTTGCTTTCAAGACTAAACTTAAATCACAGATGAAAATAGGAATATTAATCACATCTTATAATAACATTGAACACCAAGATAGAATATCTATGTATCAAGATGTCATAAGTTGGTGGATAAATGAAACACCATATACAATATTTGTCACAAATTCAGGCGGTACAAAGTTTAATGATTGTATAGAAAAAAATGCATACACTTATACTTTTTCACAAGATGATTATGATACTAATGGTATAAATGATACCAAGTCATATTTTGAGGCTTTATCTGTTGATAAATGTTTTAACCATTATAAAAAAGAAATGCTATCATTTGATATAATATTCAAAGTTACGGGTAAATATAAAGTTATTTTAGATCAAGTATTGCCTGAAAATTTGGATGTATATGACGTTGTTCGACAAAACAATATAACAAGAGATAAAATTAACGGGTGTAAAACTAGTAGTTATTGGGTTCCAACAGAATTAATTGGATTTAAACCTAAATTGCTTTTAGAAAATTTTTATAAAGGGTCTAACGAAAATCAAAATATAGAACGAGATACGTATGACTTTTTGTATAAAAATTCAAAAAAGTATAAAATTTATACTCTGCCTTGTGTTAAAAATTTAGCTAAATGGGATAAATTCCCAGGTACAGGGCCTTTAAAAGAAATATATAAAATCAGTTATAATAATGTGCTTGATGCTTATAAAAAACGTGAAAAGTTTAAATGCTGAATTAATTGCTGTTGTCTGACGCGCTCCAAGTTAAACTCCTTGATTAGTCGCGTTATCAATTAAAATCGTTCATTACCGCGATGCTTCCTCCCAACCCGAGCCTTTAGAATCCGGCCCGGCCCCTCACCGTGCGCAAGGTCCCACTCTTGGTTCTTTATATCGAGGTAGGTGCCGCCTATCCGCTCCGCGGTGTTCATCTTCTTACTCCACTTATCCTCTTATTTAAGCATGCGCTCATGTTTTTTTTCTATTTTTTAATCCCATGCGCTCGGTGCGCAGGTGCAAATCTCGCCGTGCCGCACATCTACGATACATAATCTGCAACACTAACCAACAAACTGCAATTGTTAAAACTGTTGATGTTTCAAAGCCTTCTTTGCCTATATACATTTATTTATATACATTTTAAAAATTTTTATATATTTAAATTATTAGGGTTTTTCTTGTAAATTTATTATAAATAATTATTATTTATAATAACTGTTCATTAACAAGTTATTCATATAACTTGTTAAATAAATCATCGCCGCGTGTAGAATCATAAAGACTTGCACGGACCGACATTGCAGTCGCTGGCGGCCATGCATGGAGTATAGGGATTTTCAGAACTTTTAAGGCTTTTGGGCCTGGTCATGTGTTCGGTAGATCAATGGTTGCAACTCTTTTTGCAAGTATCACAGCCCCCAGGGCCTGCCCATGCTTTGCCATATAGACTAGGTTCTATAGGGTCTGTTAACCATACATATTTATCAGGCACAAAACTCGGTCCCCATGTTTTTAAATTACAATACCAACCAGCTTCTACAATTTCCTTTTGTTCTTTAGTAACTTGTCGTGTGTTTTCCATTTTATACGTTAAAAGAAAAATAAATTGATTTTTAAAAATATATTTTTAAAATTAATCAGAGGTTCTTAAAACATTACTTAAGGACTTACAAACATTTATAAAAATATATGACACATTGTCCGAGTAGTTAAGGAGGTGCCCTGCTAAGGCATTGGGCTTTGCCCGCACAGGTTCGAATCCTGTATGTGTCGTTTTTACCCGGTTAGCTCAGATGGTAGAGCGCAAGACTTTTAATCTTGTGGTCGAGGGTTCGAGCCCCTCATCGGGTGTTTTGTCTCTGTGGCGCAATGGATAGCGCGTGCGACTTCTAATCGCAAGGTTGCGGGTTCGAGTCCCGCCAGAGACTTCTGTTCTTATAGCTCAGTTGGTTAGAGCGACGGTCTTATGAGCCGTAGGTCGAGGGTTCAAGTCCCTCTTTGAACATTTGCAGTGTTGCCCGAGTGGTCTAAGGGGGAAGACTTAAGATCTTCTGTGTTCGCACTCGTGGGTTCGAACCCCACACACTGCACCAGAAAAACAATGGTTTTGTTTTGTTGGGGTTCGATTCCTCAATTTTTCACCTGCTTCATTAGTTCAGTTGGTTTAGAACGTTCGACTGTTAATCGAAAGGTCACTGGTTCGATCCCAGTATGAAGCGCCAAGTTCTT